CAGGTTTAACTGGAGCTACTGGTAGTACTGGAGCAACTGGCTTAACTGGTTCTACAGGTTTAACTGGAGCTACTGGCAGTACAGGTGCTACTGGATTAACTGGAGCTACTGGCAGTACAGGTGCTACAGGTTTAACTGGAGCTACTGGCAGTACAGGTGCTACAGGTTTAACTGGAGCTACTGGTAGTACTGGAGCAACTGGCTTAACTGGTTCTACAGGTTTAACTGGAGCTACTGGCAGTACAGGCGCTACAGGTTTAACTGGAGCTACTGGCAGTACAGGTGCTACAGGTTTAACTGGAGCTACTGGTAGTACTGGAGCAACTGGCTTAACTGGTTCTACAGGTTTAACTGGAGCTACTGGTAGTACTGGAGCAACTGGCTTAACTGGTTCTACAGGTTTAACTGGAGCTACTGGCAGTACAGGTGCTACTGGATTAACTGGAGCTACTGGCAGTACAGGTGCTACTGGATTAACTGGAGCTACTGGCAGTACAGGTGCTACAGGTTTAACTGGAGCTACTGGTAGCACAGGTGCTACAGGTTTAACTGGAGCTACTGGTAGTACAGGTGCTACAGGTTTAACTGGAGCTACTGGCAGTACAGGAGCAACTGGATTAACTGGTTCAACTGGAAGTACAGGAGCAACTGGTGTAACTGGTAATCAAGGCGCTACAGGTAGTACAGGTGCTACAGGTTTAATTGGAGCTACAGGTAGCACAGGAGCAACTGGTTTAACTGGTTCTACAGGCTTAACTGGAGCAACTGGTTTAACTGGTTCTACAGGCTTAACTGGAGCAACTGGCTTAACTGGTTCTACAGGCTTAACTGGAGCAACTGGCTTAACTGGTTCTACAGGCTTAACTGGAGCAACTGGCTTAACTGGTTCTACAGGGCCAGTGTACACGACAGGTTCAGGTAATCACATTGCTATATGGAATTCAGCTTCTGGATTATCTTTTGATACATCTCTCAAATATTCGTCTGGAACAAAGACTCTTACATTTACTGGTACAGGCGTGGCAGCATCTGGCATCAATCTGAATATATTACCTGACTCAACTCTTTCATTTGAGAGTACAGCCGGACAGCTATTCTCTATCTCAGACGGTCTTGCGTCCGGGACTATATTCTCGGTCAATGATATTTCTGGAATGTCATCCCTTGAAATAGACGCAAGTGGATTAATTAAAATTGGTGAGTATGATGGCTTTCTAGGAATCGGTACAAGCCAACCCTATTCTCAATACACTGGTAAAGTTGAAATTAATTACCCTAGTGGAGCTTATAAAGGTCTTATAGTTCGCCCATCAGATGGTGGAACTGGAAATATATTTGAAGCTCAATCTTCTGCTAGCGGAGCTTTAGTAGTAATTGATGCTAGTGGTGAAGTGGGGATTAATAATTCTGCTCCCGGCGCAATGTTAGATATAATATCTAGATCTAGTACTATAAAAGGCGTTATTATAAAATCAGCTACTTCTCAATCTGCTAACCTTTTAGAAGTGCAGAATTCTTCTTCGTCTATTATTAATTCATTAGATCCAAGTGGAAATGTTTATTTTGCCGATGGTCAACTTTCTAGATTTTCAGCAACAACAATTGTAGCAACTACGAGTAGAAACTTTGCTCAATCAGATAATGGGGCGAGTATCGTATCTACAGCAGCGTCTGCTATAACATTAACTATACCAACAGGATTAGTTGTTGGATTTAATTGCTCTATCTTGCAAAAGGGCGCTGGGCAAGTTACGGTTGGATCTGGAACGGGCGTCAGCGGATATGCGCCCGATGGAGCTAAATCAGCAAAGCAATGGGCTATGATGAATGTTCTTAATACTGGAACTGCTAATGAATATGTAGTTGGAGGCAATGTCACAGCATGATAATTTTTCCTAATATGAAATCTATTATAGGTAAAAAAAGTGGTAAAAAAATAGTTGTTGGCGGCTCTTTCACAAGTTATAATGGAACAGCCCAAAACTATATTACAAGACTGAATTCCGATGGAACCCGTGATACGAGTTTCACTATTGGAACTGGATTTTCCGCTGAGCTATTCGCAACCGCAGTTCAGTCTGATGGACAAATACTTGCCGGAGGCAGCTTTACAACTTATAATTCAATCCCCAGTAATCGCATAGCTAGATTATATTCTAATGGAGATTTTGATTATGATTTGATCACTACTGGGGCTGGTACTGACGCTGTAAGATCCATTGAGATCCAGTCTGATGGCAAGATGGTTATTGGTGGTAGTTTCACGAATTTCGGGGGGACTTATGTAAATCGTATAGTAAGAATACGCTCTCGTGGAGGTCGTGATAATAATAGTGAATTTACTATTGGGGCAGGATTTGATGATGTGGTACAAAAAGTTGCGATCCAATCTGATGGTAAAATCGTTGTGGGCGGTGCTTTTACAAGTTATAATGAAACAAGCCAATATCGTATAACAAGATTGAATTCTAATGGTACTCTCGATACTGGATTTATTTCTAAAGGTTTTGACGAATATAATGTTGGAACTCAGGTAAATACGATTGCAATTCAGTCTGATGGCAAAATACTTGTCGGGGGTTCTTTCCAATTTTATGATCAAGCGTCTGAATATCTAGATGCAGCTTATATAGCTAGATTATATTCTAACGGAACATTTGACGGTGGATTTCTGGCAGGATTTGATGATCCTGTAAATGCAATCGCGATCCAATCTGATGGTAAAATCATTGTGGGAGGTGCTTTTACAAGACATAACGGAACGCCCCGGAATTGCATAATTAGATTAAATTCTAATGGTACTCGCGATACTGGATTTACTATTGGGACAGGATTTAATGGTACTGTAAATGCACTTACAATTCAGCCCGATGGCAAAATAGTTGTTGGTGGTGCTTTTACATCTTACAACGGCACAACTCAAAATCGTATAACAAGACTAAATTCCAATGGAACTCTTGATACTGGATTTACTATTGGGACAGGATTTACTAACACAGTAAACTCTGTAATGCTTACTTAAGGACGCCAATGTTATCATTCTCACCTCTCTCAACAACCTCATTCGCATCATTAGGTGGCATCAGTCCACTTTATGTATCTGCGATATTCAATGCCGAGGGCGATTTAGACTTATCGCCAACTATTAAATTATATGAATCGGCAACATTTGACTGTTTTGCAGATTTATCAGCAAGTTTATACGTTGTACGTCAAATAAATGTGTATTATACTGTATACGTAACTACAGATAAAAACTACATTTCAAATTTTTATGTCAATACAGATTTAAACTACCAATTAACTGTTACAAGATCATTAGATCTCCTTCTCAATGCAGTAAAGGAAACTCAAGATGGCTTCTGAAATACACTATGGTGATATTGGAGTTAACTTTAATATAACAGTTATGAATGGAACTGCGGTTCTCGATGTTTCTAATGCTGACGACATATATATTATATTTCAAAGGCCCGATGGTAGTGACTTAACAAAAACTGCCACTCTAGTCACAAATGGCACTGATGGAAATATAAGATATACGAGCGTTAGTGGCGACTTAGATCAAGTTGGCACATGGCAAATTCAAGCAAGAGTAGATTTTGGGGCCAGCGTCTTTTCTACAGATATTCAAAAATTTAAAGTCTATAGGAATATATAATATGGCATGGCAAAATGAAATGGTTATAATATTAAGACACATCGTAGACGATCTAGATTCATTAAATTATATGTTTAGCGATTCTAGACTAGAAGAATCAATCTTAGTAGCGTCTCAACTAATACATAATGAGCTGGAATTTAATATAGAATACACTATCGAAGTGGATAATGGATTCCTAAGCCCAGATCCAACATTAACTTCTCCTAAAGATGATGACTTTATTGCTTTGTGCTGCATGAGAGCAGCTGTGATGCTAATGACTAGTATGATAAAAACATATTCCCTTAAATCTATATCTATACGCGATGGGGCATCTGCACTTGACACCCGTGGTATTGTACAGGGATTAACTCAAGTGTATAAAGATATTACTACAAAATATGCAGATATGAAATTTGCATATGAAACAGGTAAACTTGGATTTGGCAAATCTATTTTAGGTCCATATTCTCCCGGTTCAGACACTGCAAATCGTGGATATGTAGACTATAGAGCTGGTTTCTTTAATTAAAGGAGATATAAATGGCAGACGTTACACAAAAAATTAAAAGTGGCAATGCACAACCTCAAGAGGGTCGCATTGTTCTTCAGGGGCAAAATGCATTCTTCAGTGGTTATCAAACTATCAACGCCCCTGTAAATAAAGGTTTAACTGTTGCACAATTTGAAACAGCCTTAGACTCTAGATTGGATCGTCCTCGTTATTACACATCAACACCTTCTGGATTACAGTATTAATTATGGCTATTTCTCTACCGGATAATATATTCGATATCTTTAATGAGACTGTAGATAATATCTGGAGTAGAAATATAACATTAGTATATCCAGAGATTAGAGAAGAGTGTCCAAACTGCACATTCAATGGATCTCGGTCTAATGGTATATATAAAACCGGAGGACCATATCCTTTTGAAGATGGATTTTTATGTCCATATTGTGAAGGCGCTGGATATAAAATGGTTGAAACAACAGAGCAAATTCAGGCTAGGGTCTATTACTCTCAAAAAGAATGGGTAAAGATCGGTCCACAGGTCCAACTCCCTAATGCCGTAGCTCAAATTGTAGCAAAGATAACTGACTTACCCAAGTTGCAAAAAGCTAAATACTGTATACCTCATTACTATCCAGAGGTTGATAATTATAATAATCAAAGACTACAGAGGGTTAGTGATTTTTATCCACAGGGATTTTTGCAAAACCCGGTAAGGTATGTTGTAACATTTTGGAATGCATACAATGAATCTTAAAGGAAATATTAAACTTATTGATTCTAGTTCTAAAATATCATCTAATATATTAAAAGCTTTAACAGATGAATTAAAAACTATTATCGCTAAGAAGAGACCAAAGATAGAATCAGAAATTAAAACAGTTATTAGATCAGCTTTATTAAAATCTCCTGAAATACAATCCCTAAAGGACGGTATACTAAAATTTGATTTTGGTTTAGATTTTGACCCCTCTGATGAATTAGTAAATGCTATTATTAATGCCACCTATGTATATTTTAGATCTTTTAGATTAAATTTAAATGGGGCATCGAACGCACTGAGTATTTATATCCAACCCTCTGATTTCTCCAACTTGCTAAGTAATAATTTTGCTCAAATCACTACAGAAAAAGGCGTTAGTTTGCCTTGGTTGCAATGGTTGTTAACAGAGGGTGATGCAATCGTAGTAACTCAATATAGTGTAGAATATGGGCCAAGCTCGTCTAGTCGTTCTGGTGGTGCAACAATGAAAGTGGGAGGAGTCTTTAAAGTTAATTCAGCTTTCTCTGGTACAGTTGATGATAATTTTATTACTCGCGCTTTAGAAGGTTATCAAGATAAAATTCAACAGATTATAAGGGACAATATATGAGTTATAATCCCGGATTAGTTGGCATAGAAAATACTCAAGATTCAGCACTTTCTAATATTTTGCTAGATAACTTTGTTGCATTCTACGACTGGGGTTTGATGGATAAAGGTGGTTTTTCTAATCTTACAATACCAAATTCAGGAATGTATGGTGGGTCAAAAACAACTTTAAGAATTGCACAAGACCCTAATTATCCCAATGGAAAAGTATGGCAAGCATTTAAAGAAAACTGGGTGTGGGAAACGGGCATATCAAAAACAACACAACCTATACAAATTTCTGGTGTATATGTAAATAACAATTTCATACCCTATACATACAATGCAACTTCAGGATATTATGTTGGAGCTGGCCCATCTGGTTATAGAATTAATTATCCTGATGGAAGAGTGATATTTAATAATGCAATACCGACAAGCTCTACTGTGCAATTAAACTATAGCTATAGATGGGCTAAAGTAGACAAAGCTGAAGGTGTTCCATTTTTTAGACAAATTCAAAATAATAGTTTAAAAATAGATCAGAACTTTCTTACTGGTTCTGGTGAGTGGGCGCAGCTGGGGCAAACGAGGGTTCAATTACCAGCAATTTTTGTAGAAGTTGTTCCTAATAGAACGTATCAAGGTTTACAGTTAGGTGGTGGCCAATGGGCAAATACAGATATTCTATTTTATGTATTATCTAATCGTGAATCGGATTGTTCAAATATACAAAATATTATTTCTTATCAAAATGATAGGATTATAACATTATTCAACAGCAATAAAATATCAAAGAGTGGGGCATATGGATTATCTTTTAACGGCAATCTATCGGATAAGAAATACTCCTATCCTTACTTATTAGAGAATTACCCCTATCAATCGTGTACTATAAGAGATACAAAAATTAATAATATAGCTCAACTATCGGTTGATTTTTATATCGGAACTGTTAGGTGTTCAACTCAAGTAGAATTGACATCTTTAACTTAAAAATGTGTATAGCTTAATAGCTTAAAGCTTCCTTAATATAGATCTATAACGGAGAACAAAACATGGCAAATAATCGTATTTTTTATGCAGTCCAAGCTTTAGGAATTGAATCTCCTAGTGCTAGTGGAAACGGTATCCCTCTTATGGAAGATACTGGTAGTGGCACTATCACTTGGATGAAGGGTGTTCAGAGTGTTGGTATCACCACAAATTTCAATCTTGAACAAGCTTTTGAACTTGGCCAACTTGCTATTTATGAAAACATTGAAAATATTCCTGAAATTGAAGTGACAGCTGAAAAGGTTATTGATGGACACGAATTACTTTACTTAACCTCTTGTCCAAGTGGAAATGCAAATATTGTTGTTGCGTCTAATCAAAAAGCTGGTGTTTATCTAGCTATTTATAATGATGCATTGACATCTGCTAGTGGAACAACAGGTGCTGTTGGAATTGTTTATTGCTCTGGTATGAGACCAAGTACTGTTAGTTATACATTCCCAGTTGAAGGTAATTCCACAGAATCCATCACTCTTGTTGGCAATGATAAAGTTTGGGTAACTGGAGTTCCTCAGTCTGGAGTGACTGGTGGAGCTGGAGTTAATTTAGGCTCTGGAAACTACCCAGTGTTTCCGGGTATTGACGGCACTGCCCAGTCTCCAACTGGAACAATATTCCGTAGACAGCACTTTGTTACTGCTAGCTCTCAATTACCGAATGAAATTAACGTTGCTACAAGTTCTGGTAAAATCCAAAGTATCAGCGCTAGCGTTGATCTTGGTCGCGAAAATATCTTTGAACTTGGCTCATTCCGTCCATATACAAAGTTCACTTCATTCCCTGTTGCTACAACTTGTGATATTGAAGTCATTTCTTTGAGTGGCGATAGAGTCAATGCGGCTGGATCTGGTGGCAATTTGTCAAATAATGAGATTAAATTAATGTTCTTAAATGGTAGCAGATGGCTCAAAATTGAACTAGGTTCTCAAAATAAACTGACAAGTGTTAACTATACAGGTGGGGATGCTGGTGGTGGTAATGCTACTATGACATTCTCATATCAAGGCTTTAATTCCTTTAAAGTCTCCACAGGCGTCCAATCATAAAAATAGTTAGGCTATTAGGATGGATAACAAGGATTTTTTAATGTATCGCATAATGAAAGGCCGTCTCCGCTTTTGCAGGGACGGTCTTTTCTTATATATCAAAGAACCGACCCCTGATACTATGTATGAGTCTATTGCAGTTTATCAGGAGTTTTACGATAAGGCATATGGATCTGGCGCTTTTTTAAAAGATGAGATATCAGAAATATTAATGGATAAAAATCTATATTCTCCATTCGACGATCAAGATATTGAGAAATATAAAAAGGATATAGAAGAATTAAAACATGAATGCTACAAAAATTTTCATAGACAAAAAGAATTATACGGTATAAAATATCTTATTAAAAAGACAGAAGATATGATTAATAAGATTTATAGGAAAAAAAATCAGTTAGATCATATCACATGCGAAGGCGTAGCGTCACTAGCGCAATGGAACTGGATTATTGAACAGTCAACATATTATGTAGATACAGATAAACTATACGATTGGCAATCTTTAAGTCTAAGTACAGTGATGGGAATCTATGAGGATTCTGTAATATTAACTGAAGATTTTAGAGCTATAGCAAGATCAAACAGCTGGAGACCTATGTGGAATTTAGGAAAAAAAACCGGAGATTTATTTTCTAATCCATCTTCAATGCTTACTAGGGATCAAATCATGTTAGCATCATTCTCTTCTATGTATGATTCTGTATATGAAAGTCCAGAAAGCCCTCCAGAAAAAGTTATAGAAGATGATGATTGTTTAGACGGGTGGTTTATTGATCAAAGAAAGAAAAATGAAAAATATAAAAAGGAACAAGAGGCCGAAACTATTATCACTAATAAAAAAATAGCAAACTCTAGTGAGATATTTATAGTTGCTCAGACTCCTCAAGAAATAGATTATATTGATTCATTAAATAATATTCAGGCGAAGCAGGTAAAGAGGGGAAGAATGGATCAGTTGATGGAAAAGGGGACAATTAAGGACATTGAGTTTAATGATGTGTTACTTGATTTGCAAGTACAACAAAATAGTAGTATTATTAATAGAGCTAAAGGAAAATAACATGGATAATCTTTCAAATTATTTAAAAAAATCTTTTGAATTAAAGCAGCGGGGAGAAGAGAAGCGCAAAGAAATGTCCAAAGATAAACTTTTTGGCATTGCTAAGAAAAAAATTCAAACTACAATGATTGGATCAATATCTAGCATTGAAAATAACTTTGGATTTTTATGGGATGTGGAAAATCCTACTTCAGAACAAAAACAGCTGAAGAATATTTTTGAAGAACTGCGGTCGGAAATCCTTGATCGTGGTAATACACAAATAAGGAACTTGGAAAATGAGTTTACTCATTATGAAATTTCATGGAAAAAGTATACCATGAATTTACCTTTTATTAAACGAGGAGAATAACTATGTCAGAAGGATTAAGGACGGTTGTTGAAGGTGATGTTACGGTTCTTGTTAAGAAACCAACCCGTAAAGACCTTAATGAATCTCAAATTGTTTATAATAAAGCATGGAGAAAGTCTCTTGAGGAAAACGCTATTCTCCGTCAAAAATTAAATGATTATTTAATTGAGCAGGGCGTATGGAGTGATGCTAAGCAAAAGCAATATGAAGGATATATTACAAAGATTAATGATAGAGAGCTTTTAATTAAAAAGGGTGGTATTCCACTTAAAAAGGCAAAAGCTATCGCTCTTGAATTAAGAAAGCTAAGAACTGAATTCAGAGAATTAATCGCAGAGCGAACAGGATATGATAATAATACAGCCGAAGGCACAGCAGACAATACAAGGTTTGATTATCTAGTCTCTGTGTGTGTACTTGACCCATCTACCAAACAACCTGTGTTCAAGGATGTTGATGATTATAATGAACGGGGCAATGAGCCTTGGGCAGTTAAAGCTGCTAGCGAGCTTGCTAATTTCTTATATAATCTTGATCCTAACTATGAAAGTAATCTTCCTGAAAATGATTTCTTGAAGAAGTTTAAATTTACGGATGATAAGGGTAGATTGATTAACAAAGATAAGCATCTTATCTCAGTTGATGAAAATGGAGTCGAAAGACTTATTGATGAAGACGGTTATTTCATAGCGTATGAAGCAGATGGCACGAAATACTACATCAATAGAGAAGGTCATAGGGTTGAAAAAGATGAGGATATTGTTAAGCAACCGTTCTTGGATGATGATGGCAATGCTATTGATCCAGATGCAGTTGAGTCCGAACCTGAAGAAAAGCCTCCAGAAGTTGTTAAAACTAAAAAAAAGAAAGCTGATTCTACTGAATAATTGTGTAATATATAATTAGGATGGAAAGTAGCTACATGCTGGATAGTGTCCAATACATATTAAGATGCTTCCGGCATGTTTATTTTTTATAGGAATAAAATAAATGGCTCAAAAGTTCACAATAACTGCTGAATTAAACTTACAAACTAAAAATTTAAGTCAGGTTGTCAACAATTTAAAGCAGCAGTTCCAAGGGGCCAATTTAAATATTAAAATTAAAGATTTGGCCGCTGCTGAATCTTCAGTTCGTAATATTTCTAAAGGTGCTAAAGATGCTCAAAAATCTTTCTCTTCTTTAGGTGGAAGTATAGCGGCAGCAGCAAAACGCTTCTCGGCTATTACTCTTGCCACAGGAACCTTCGTTGGCTTAACTAGAGCTATTAAAAATTCTATTGGTGCAGCTATTGAATTCGACAGAGAAATGATAAAAATTTCTCAAGCGACTGGAAAAACAGTTAGCCAATTACAAAGCTTAAAAAATGAAGTTGGTAGTGTAGCATCTACTTTTGGTGTTTCATCTAAAGAACTTATAGAAGCTGCTAGAAATTTAACTCAAGCTGGCTTTGCCGCTGATAAAGTTTCTGGGTCATTAAAATTATTAGCCCAGACTGACTTAGCAGCTACATTCGATTCTATCGCTGATACCACAGAAGGCGTGATCGCAGTTTTGAGTCAGTTCGGTAGACAAGCTATGCAATCGGGTACTGAAGTACAGTTCCTTGAGAAGTCTTTATCTGCAATTAATCAAGTTTCTAAAGAATTTGCTGTTGAGTCTGGAGACTTAATCACAGCTATTAGAACTACAGGTTCTGCTTTCGAAACTGCTGGCGGTAGTCTTGATGAATTAATTGCATTATTTACATCGGTTAGAGCAACAACACGCGAATCGGCTGAGAGTATCGCAACGGGTTTTAGAACAATCTTTACAAGAACTCAACGTCTTGATACAATTAACAATCTTAAAAAATTGGGAATTGAATTACAGGATGCTGAGGGTAAATTCGTTGGCCCGATGGAAGCTGTTAAAAGATTAAGTATAGCCCTCAATACTATTGATCCTAAAGATTTTAGATTCAATCTCATCGTCGAACAGTTAGGTGGATTTAGACAAGTTTCTAAAGTTATTCCGCTTATTCAACAATTTGCCACTGCTCAAAAAGCTCTTAGTGTAGCGCAGGGCGCTAGTGGTTCGTTGGCAAAAGATGCCGCAACCGCACAACAATCATTGTCAGTACAAATACAAAAGACAAGAGAAGAATTTTCTAGATTTATTCGTGAACTAACCGAGAGTAAAACCTTTAAGGATACTGTCGGCTTTTTGCTAGACATGGCTAACGCTTTTATTAAAGTGGCAGATACGTTAAAGCCATTGATACCTATGATTGCTGGATTTGGCGCTATAAAATTAGGCCAGAGTTTGCTTCCGGGTATACAGTCACTCGTAGGAGCTAAGAAAAAATCCCAAGGCGGTAGAGTTCATGCCTTTGCTAGTGGTGGCGTTGTTCCCGGTCACGGTAATGGTGACACAGTTCCGGCTATGCTTACTCCGGGCGAGTTTGTTATTAGAAAAAGTTCTGTTAAGAAATTGGGTGCTGATAATTTAGCTAGAGCTAATAAATATGGCATAGGTGGCGAAGTACAATATTATAAAGAAGCTGGCGAAGTAAAAGAAAACGACCCCAACAAAAGAGATATATCCAAGGTTCAAGAAAATATCAAAGCTGTAAAGTATACAACACAAGAAAGAGCGGAATCTAAAAATATCGCAGAAGGCGATTTGCCGATGGTGGGGAAAAAGGGAGAAACAAAAAAGAAAGCTATACCATTTGATATCGGTGCAGCGTTCTTAAGACCGGGAGGTAGAAAAGCAGACACCACTGGCTTTGTACCTATACCAAAAGACCAAGAGATAGCTCAAGCAGCATCTAGCACAATATTAGGCGAAAAATTCTATCAAGGTTTTAAAGATTCAGACAAAGAAGGCGAAAGAGGTGTATATTATAAATTACACTCTAGGTCACTCGCTGATCCCGCCTCAACACAAATAGAAAGTAAAATACAAAGTAAAGTCATTGAAGCTGTTGATGAGTCTGCTGATATAGTTTCAAATATGACAGGCGTCAAAGCTGACGATGCTCAACTAGGAAAAATATTAAAAAAGGCAAACATAGATCAAGTTAGTGGTAATATCTTTGAAGCCATGTTGCTTAATTTAAATGCTCCATTTGACTCAGCAGATACTTCTTCAGTTTCTTTTGACTTTAAAGAAGGTTTAGGAAATGTAGCTGGTCTATTTGACGATGCCCAAAGCTTAGTTTCAAATCCTACAGATGCCAGAAATTCTTTCACAACAGATTCTATTAAAAAAATTGCTCCAAAAATTACAAACTTAGTAAAAGAAGAAGTGGACAAAGTAGATCTTAAACAGCTTACTGCTGAAAAAATACCATATTTAATAAATGCGGATAAAACAGGCGGGGGTCTTCGTTTGTCAGATTACACTTCTTTAACTGGTAAAAAAAGTGCAACAACTGATGAGATTCAAGCAAGTTTAAATAAAGCTGGATATACTCTAAAACCCACAACAAAGGGTAGATATTCTATTGTCAAAGGGGTAGCAGAAGATGAAGAATTTGCAATGGGTGGCTCTCCATCAGGCTCAGACACTGTTCCAGCCATGCTTACTCCCGGCGAATTCGTTATTAATAAAAAGTCTGCTCAAAAAATTGGTAGCTCTGCTTTAAATAAAATGAATAAAGTTGGTAAGTTTGCCGATGGTGGCCCCGTTCAATATTTAAATCCGGGTGGAAATGTTGGAAAGTTTGGGAAAGTTTCGGGCGCAACTGCTCTTGGTGGAGCTAAAGCTAGCCCGTTCCAAGCGTACTCAACTAAGGCTGCTGGGTTTAACCCGCCTCCATCAGGTCCACCAAATAACCCTAGCTCCAACGCTGCCGCCTCTCAAGCTAGTCAAGCTTTACAAGAAGTTGGAACAGCTGCAACATCGCTAAAAGATCAGTTAAACGCAGTGATCGAATCAACTTCAAACGCTGGGGCTGGAATTTTTCTTTTAGGATCTGCGATCTCTTCGGTCACTGCTCAAATGTCAGGTATGGACAAAGCATATGCCGATAGTATTACAGCATTCACTGGAACCTTTTCTACAATATATGGTATTGGACAGTCATTAAAAACTACTGGTGCTAGCTTTGCTGCGAATATAATTACTAATAAAAGATATAAAGATTCTATTGATAAAGATACCCAAGCCTTAAACGCTCACAGTAAAGCCCTGAGTGCTGATAGTGGAACTCCGGGGGGTGGTGGAAATGATAAATATGTTGCTAAGTTCACTACAGCTCTTAAAATTGCTGATGGGGCTATCACGGGCTTTGCAATTGCTTCTGCTGCTCAGTCGGCTATAGTTGCTTATCAAACTGCTAAAGCGGAGAAAGAAGCTGATAAGCTTAGTAAGGCTATGGATAACTTTACTAAGAATCTAAGCAATGAGGCAGAGGTTCGTTCAGGAATGAACAGAACTTTACTCGCTTCCGAGAAAGCCCAAGCAAGGGCGAATGCAGCTAGTGGTACGGGTGCAATGGCGGGTGGTGGAATTGGGGCATTGATAGGAGGCGCTCTTGGTAGTTTGGCTGGTCCAGTTGGCGCTCAAATCGGCGCTACTCTTGGTAGCAGCATCGGAACAACCATAGGAGCAGAGTTCTCTAACTCTTTTGATCAAGCTAAAGTTACGCAAGCTGCAACTCAATTAAGCGATGCTTTCTTGACCTCAACACGGGGCGTAGACTCTCTTAATAAGTTTATGACAAACATAGACAAAGCAAGCACTGGCGATGTCGAGAAAGAATTTGGAAAAGTTTCAGTAGAGCTTGCAAGAGCGCAAACAGCTTTAAACTCTTTTGATCCTAAAGTTCTTGAAACTGGTTCTGAAATAATGAAGGCTCAATTTAATAAAGCCGCAGAAACAGTTGCTAATTTTCAAAATGGACTTGATAAATTAACTGGCGCTCTCATTGGAAAATACGCTAAAGATATTCAAACAGCTGCATCTGTTGGAAAAATATTAGATATTCAACCCTTTGTAGATAAATTTACAGCTGGCAAATCTCAGGAAATTAAAGCTAAATATGCGCCACAAATCGAAAGGGCAAAAACTCCAGTTGAAAAAGGTGAACTGCAAAAACTTGGAAATCAAGAATTAGCAAAAGCAACCGCAGAATATCAAAAGACTTTACTGCAAGTTAAGTTACAAACTCTAGCTCAAGAACGTGCATTAGTTTTAGAAAGACAGACCAGAGAAAAGATTATCGGTACGTTAAATGAAGAAATTGCACTGAGAGCAACTCTTGAAAGATTTAATGCAAGCGTTGAAAAGGCTAGTAGAGCTTCTGATCAATTGGATGCCGCTTTTAGTGATAGCGTTCAGGGACTCAAGTCATCTGCCCCAGATCCTTCTGTGTTCGATATGGAATTCCCAGATACTAGTTCATTAAATGAAGCAATGTCTGTATTGAGTTCTGTGGGGCCGATTGGAGAGAAATTAGCTACGAGCTTACTAGACTTAAATAAAATTTCATTAGGCTTAGGGCCAGCTCTTGAAGCTTTAACGGCTAAGAGTTTTGGTAGTGGTAATATTGATGACGAAATTAAAAAAGTTGTACAAGACGCTTTTGGCGTAGATGTTGGAAGTGCTGTTGGCGAAAGATTAGTAAAAATTATCAGTGAGCAATTTAAAGGCGTCGATCAAGAAAAAGGTGGGGTTCAGGGCGCGATTGACCCTAAGAAAATTAAAGAACAGTTCGAAGGACTTGCTAAAGAGATCAGAGAAAAGGGCAAAGGTATTGCCACTGCCCTCAATGAAGCTGATAATAAAAGAAGAGCTATCGCGGATAAGATTAATGAGAGTGAGAAAAGAAAATTAGACCTGACTAATCAAAGTATTGATTCCTATCAAAGATTAGTTGAATCTGTTGCTCAAGCTCAAGGTAGGCCAGTTTCCTTGCTTGAGAAGAACTCTATGAGATTTGCTAAGCAAGTTGCTCTTCTTGGTAAAAACGCTAATAAAAGTATTCCGCAAATTGGTAAAGATCTTAGCAATGCTAGAAAGTCTCTTAGCTCTGGGCAATTTAAAAATGATCCTATGAAGCAAGCAGAGGTTTCTCGTCAAGCTTCTAGATTACAAGAATCTCTCAAGAACTTAGCTGATCAATCTGGTAGAACAAAAGATACACTTAATGAATTAGAAAAATTCAAAGCTCAAAGAGAACAAATACAGCAAAATTTAACTGACTATGCTTTTGGTACTACAGAAGATAGACAAGGAAAAGATGAGGTAGCGGCAGCGACTAACCAAGCACTTCAAACGGGTGATATCAATTCTATTGAAGGCCCAATGAGAAAAGAAGTTCTTGGAATGTTGGATAGCATGGGCGAATTTGGCAAGCAAGCTAAAAAGCAATTAACAGCTAATTATTTTGCGGGTCAAGGAAATCAACAACTTGCACAAGCAGCTCTAGCTGAATCATCTACTCCAGAACAAGCTTTGATTGGTGAATTATCAACTATTTACCAACAAGAAATTGCTGCTCAAAAAGAATTGATGGCTTTAGAGAATAGTTATAGCCAAGATCAGATAGCTGAATATCAAAAAATTACTAATCAGATCGCAACATTAAATCAAACCCTTGCAGATACGTTAGCTGAGGTTAGAGCGCCAGCAGATAAAGCTGTTGCAGCGGTTGGAGCGCCAGTTCCAAAATTAACTACTGATACTATTGACGCTGAAACAACTAAAATCAATGGGCAGCTTAAATTATTAGACGCTTCAATTATAACATTCACTGCAAACATTGATAAGATTAATGCTGTTCTTGCTAAAGTAGAGACTCAGAAAAAAGCACAAGGCGGCTTAATATATAAAGCTGATGGTGGGAATATATTCCAGCCAAAGGGAACTGATACTGTTCCTGCAATGCTTACGCCGGGTGAATTCGTAATGAAGAAAAGTGCAGTTGATAGAATTGGCGCTGGTAATCTTAGTGCTATGAATAAAGGTTATGCTAAGGGTGGGAAAGTTGGTTACTACGCTGATGGTGGATTAGTTGACCCTAAAGTACAAGAGCGTATAGACAAAGCTAAAACAGAAGAAGAAAAATATGACCTTGCCAAAGGATATGCTAATTCTAAAAAGAATGCAATAGATATCAAAACTGAACAGCCCGGCGCTTTTGGTAGATTGATGGGAAGAAAAGCTGAGCCAGATTATAGCTCTTTGAAAAAAATGATGATAGGCGTAGGCAAAAAGGCAGATGGGTCTTATGAAAATCAAGTTTCATTAGAATCAATATTAAAAGGTGGAGCTGCAAATTTATTTAAGACCAAAGAAGGGTTCCAAGGTGGCGATGTATTTGCTAGGGAATTATCTGATGACGACCAAGCCAGAGCTTTAGCTTTCACAGATGCTTCTTCGGGTGCTATTCCTAGTTTTGGTAGGGGTGTATTACAAGGTATGACATCTATACCATTCGTAGATATTGCATCTATTATTGGTAAAGGTATGGGTATAGACATAGATAAATTAGAATGGCAAGGAAAGCCAATAGGCAGTCTAAGTAAAGCTAGCTTATATGATGTAGTTGCTAGAAGTTATTTACCACCAGCTCCAACTGATGAAAATTCAAAATACTGGGAAGACTGGGGTCTTGAAGGTGGTAAACTACTCAATCCTCTTGAATGGTTAACTGGATCTGTTGCCGCTGGAGCCGGATCAAAATTAATGAAGTTTGTTGCTACTAAAGGTATTGTAGGTAGAACAGTAGCTAAGGCTGCAACTAGTGGAAGTAGCTTTATCTTTAAAGCTATTGATAATGTTATAAGCGCCCCTTTTAAAGCGATTGGTGGAGTGGTTAAAAAGGGATTGGGTATGGGTGCTAAAAAGGGTGGTTCTGAGTTAATTCAAGAAGGTGGAGAAGCTGTATTAAAAAGTTCTATAGATGCTCCATTAAAGAGATTAACTGCGGATCAAATCAAAGAAAAAGTTGCAAAAGAAGCTATAGAAAAAGAAGCAAAAGAAAAAGCTGCAAAAGAATTAGCCGAAAAGCAAACAAAAGAAACAGCAGAACAAGTACAGAAGCAAGCAGCTTTAGAGGCAGAACAGAAAAAGGCTTTAGAACAAACAAAGAAACAAAAAGCTCAAGACTCTGCTGAAAATATTAAAAAGGAAAAAGGGTCTGATACGACTATGGATGAGGATTGGGCTAAGGCTCAAGCAGAAGGTAAAACTATCAAACCTCAAGGTGGAAGTGCAGTAAAGGGCGCGATGATACTCTCCGCTGGAATTTCTGCGGCAGTTACACCAGAAATGGCTACGCCTACTGTTGCGCCTCCAATTGCTCCATCCCAACTAGAAACTCCTCCAGAAATGGCAGCTCCAGTAACTGAAGCAGCACCTGTAGCTGAAGTTAAACCAGCTGAAACTGCTCCTGCTACCACAGAAGAAGCTAAAAAGAAAAAGAAGAAACGTAGAAGAGGTGTGAACCCTAATGCTATGATGCCTATGATGGGCATGGGCATACCTAATTGGATACAACAGGCTACAGCTCAGGCTCAGGCAGCACAACAGAAAGCTCAAGGCGATTGGTTTAATTTTATGAATCAAGGGCCGCAAGTTATTGCTGGTCCGGGATTTAGATATTTTGCATCTGGTGGCATGGCTAAAGGTACTGATACTGTTCCTGCTATGCTTACTCCCGGTGAATTTGTTATGAATAAATCTGCTGTTGATAAGCACGGCGTTGGAATGATGCAGCATTTAAATTCAGGTGGAGAAGTTAAATATTTATCTGGGGGCAGTTTTGTTGGACCACAACAACCAGAAGATGATTATAATTTAAGTAGAAGCGAAATGACTAGTGAATCAATCAGAACAGGATTGTCTCCTTCTGAACTGAGCGATCAAAGAGATAAATACACAGCAAAAAGGGATGCTGAAAGAGCTAAAGCAAAAAGTATAATGGATAAAATCCAAAAGGACAAAGCGGATAAAGCTAGTGCAGCAAAAGCTCAATCTGCGGCAGGAGCTGCTGTTGGAGGCATACTTGATCCTAGTTCTGGATTTGCTAGCTGGGATAAAAATAATAAATTCCTACCTCCGGGAATGGGTCCATCATCGACTCCAGCTCCAGCCGCTACTGCTGCTCCAGCTAGTCCTGCACAACCCGCTAGAAATGAAAATGCCCAAAGAACACTAGCTTCAAGAAATAAAAGAAGGTCTGGTTCGGGCGATATTAATGTTGGTAGCATGGCAAATAACGCTATGGTAAACGCTGGACAACAACAAGGTCCGGGATCTTTAAACGCTCTAAGAGAAGTAGCTCAAAGAAGAGCGTCTGAAGGTAAGCCTCCTGCAACACCCGCAATAACCCCTCCTGCTGCCGCTGCTGGTGCTGCTGGTGCTGCTGCCGCTGCAATGACCCCTACTGCTCCTGTTGCTGGCGCAGCCGCTACTGGTGCTGCTGGGGCAGCTGCCGCTCCTGAAGCTCCAAGAAGACCTTCTACGCAAAAGGGTGGAGGTCCGATGAGAGATAGAGCAATTCAAGCGAATGCTGCTATGAAGGCTAATAGAATGGGTTTTCAACAAATGATGATGAATCGTAATAGACCAATGACCCGCTCACAAATGATGGCTGGGGGTGGAGCTGCTAATCCAGCTGCTGAACAACAAGCACAACAAGCGGCGGGTGGTCAAGGGGCTGGAACCAAAGAAGGACAAGCTGCCCAACAGTTACAAAACTCAGATACACAAGCGGCTAAGGGTGGTGGTAATGCACCAGATATGAGCGCTTTTGCTTCTAGTGTAGAATCCCTTAATCAAGTTGCTACAACCTTCTCTACTTTTACTGAAACCCTATCCAACCTTGCAAAATCTTTTTCTGGATTAACAGTGACGCATACAGTGACAGTTGACGGTAGTATAAATGTTAATGGGGTTAATGCCACTACTATATCAGATTTAATTTCCAAGAATTTAACAGCAGTAATTGGCGCAGAAGTAACAAAACAAATCAATTCTATTAAGAAGTAATATATATGGACCACAAAACATCAGCTAGAGGATTAGGATTAAATATAAGAGGATTAGATGTTAGATCTGGAATTCTAAGCACAATGCCACTTAGAGTTCAGGCTGAAAATGCCACATATATACCTCATAAAAATAATACAGATTTTACAGTTTCTAACCCAGCTCTTATTAACTATACTCCTTCTGGCATTGCTAATATTATATTAAATGATTTTTCTTCTAATAAATATGATTCATTTTTTTCATCAAACCAAGGTAAAAATTCTAATGAATATGAACTAGAATGTAGTTGGTATATTAACGATATAGATATTGAAGATGATATAGCTATTGTTGGCACTAGAGACTGGACTAGTACTGAGAAATATACCACTATTAAATATTATCCAACTATAGTATCTACCGATGTAATATCAAATGTAGCTATACAAAAGACTGAAGACGTAGAAGATAATATAGTCACTTGTAATATATATAACTGGACTGTGAATTGGGCCACTGCGAGCTTGACATATGGTTCAGGTTATGTTATTATCAACAGTTTTAATTGTGATGGTTCGCAAACTACAACCCCTATATACTTGCCCCCCGGAAGCACGGGTTCTTTATCTTCCTCTTCTACCGCTAAACCTACATATAGTTTAAATGGTTCTTGGACTAACGACCCCTTAGATCCGGGTGGATTTATTAATTCAGGACTTTTATCTAGTGAAACAATTACTACTAGTTGTCCAATAGATACGTATAGATACACAGACACTAATTATAGAAATAGAAAATACTGTTTAAAAAATACATTTTCTCATTACGTTCCCAATGCAGATTATCCTGATATCGATGTGTTTACATATTTTAATATTAAAAATTTAAATAGTATTTTTCAAAAACCAAAATATTTAAACAACAGACCCGCAGATAAAAATGTTCAAGGCAATCAATTAAGCTCTAATACTCCATTAGGTAAATACCCAACATATCCTAAAGAATTTCCAGACTATAGTGATATTTTCATCCAAGTTGATTACGTCAAATCCACGGGTGGTCTTAGTACCTTAACGGATAATATAGTTATTACATCTGGCATGGATAGTAGGTATATATATACATTTGGTGGATTTTTAAGTTATAGCGACTATACATTAAAATGCTCTACCCTATCTAGATCTAATTATAGTACAAAATCTAAAGATCTTATAGCAGATGATGAAGACTATAAATGGTATATGGTTTATAGAGATACTTCGGGGGATTATGAGTTCTTGACATTGAGTTCATATATTATTCCAAGTTCAGTATTAACAACTTCTGCATTAAATACTAATTTTAGTAAAGTCCCCCTAGTTGATAATAGATTTCATAAAATCTTTAATCCTCCTGTAGATATTGGCAATAAATTAGATCCTACGACTGGAGGCACATATCTAGTAGAAAATAGTGTGATATCAGCCGATAGTATCAAAGTTATTAAAGTTGCTAATTATGGAAATTGTGGCAAAGTTGATATATATACTAAAAAGAACGGTAATGTATTGTCAATTAGCGGAAATCAAATTACCTCATCGGGACATGGATTGAATACGGGCGATTCGATAAAGATTACTTCTGCGTTAAATTCAACATCTGGATTAACACCGTTTAATGGCATAAGATATGTTAGTGGAGTATCTTCTGATAAGTTTGCTATATATTTAGATCAAAACTTTAAAACTCCAATTAGTGGAACTGTAAGATCAACAAGCGGTATATTATGGAGTGCATTAGATAAGAGCAACTGGAAGTATAACGGAACTCTATATTCGCCTCAAGGTAAAAATGGATATGGGTTTTCTTCAAAATTAAGATTGGTATCTGAGACAGGTGTTGAATCTTCTAATATCGTTGATCGTGCAATAGAATCTAGCACTACTGATGACACATTTACTAAACCTCAAGCATATTTAAATAGCTGGGTTTCGTGGAATAATTTTTATCCATTCGAAAGGGCTACATCTAGCGAAGCTTCAATAACATTAGAGAATGGGAATAAATTTGGTGCAGACTGCCAAATCTCTAAAGTTTCAGATAATAATTATGTATTAATGATTACAGAACCGGGGGCAGAAGTATCTTTTAAAATATTTGATGATTTCATCATATCAAGTCAAAGCACTTCTCCAACACAATCTACAGAACCTTTGCCAAATAATCAATTTGTAATACCTAATTTTCTTCCGCAGGGCAGAGTGCATTTTTACAAAATGACAAAATCTCCATATTCTATTGAATATATGACATCAGTAGCAGCAACTGGCAATCCTTGGAAAGCATATGAAGATCTTAATCAGGCACATAAAAGTAAATCTAATATAGATAGCTATACTAATTATCCAATTTCTGTAGAAAAAGTAAAATCTAATTATTCAATAACTTATGATAATTATTGGCTTGGTGCTAAATACTATAGTTGGAAAAATAGTCAATACATCTTAGATACTACTTATGGCATCGAAGTACCTGATCAATCTAATAGCATTAATCGTTATGCCTTTTCAGATAGTTTTGGAAAAGCCGCCGCCTTTGATTTAGATGCTTCGAATAACCATTTATATTGTGTTGCAACAACAAATGTAAAAAATAGTGATTACAAAAACAGTCTTAGAGTATTTGAAGTAGATTGTTTAGCTGAAGCTTTTAGTATAAATTTAACTAATACTGGAATTTCATCTTTAAGTGGAATTAGCAATCAGTCTTCATTCTTTTCGTCTCTTGCTCAAGAACACTCTAATGAAATATCTAAATACGGATCAAATGTGGATTTTGATGACAGTCGATTAATAATTGGCTGGCCATCTGACAAAAGAGGATTAGAGTATTTATATATTTATGATAGAATTGGATCTGGATATGAACCAATCCAAACAATTACTAGCGGTGGAAATAATAATTTTGGAGAATATTTTGTTGCAGATAATGATTTCTTGGTTACAAATAGATATTCCGATATTGATGACTCTGGAAATGTTACAGACCCATTGAATTACGTATACGTTTATGAACGCGATGCTAGGACTAATAGATATTTATACATGCAAAGAATATCTCCAACTATAGATTTAACTAAAGATCAGTATCAATCATTAACATCTGATGCATATATACTAACTTCAAATTTGTCATATGATAATACCACAAATGACAGCGCTACGTTAACATCAGATTTATATGGTAAATATGATATCTATGATAATTCATTAATCGTAAGAGATTATAACGAACATGCATATTTTGTATACAACTCCAATGATAATAAATTTATTTGCAGAAGTCACAATTTAGTATCAGATACAGATCTGCTAACTACTTTTGGTGTATTGAGAATGAGGCCCAGTAGCTCGTCTCTATCTAATGGATCTACGGGCGAATTCATTGAATCGTTAGAAGTCATGGAAGGAACTCAATTTTTATCAACTGCTAGAATTATCACTAAATCATACCAGAATCCAAATTATTTACCTCTATTTATGAAAACTACAGAGGGTTATAGTTCTGGCGAATTATATTTAAGTACATATGGTAATTTATTATATGATCCTAAACCTACTGGACTTAGTTTATATATTCAATCTCCACAGCCGCATACGGGTGGAATGACACTATTTGCTAAACAATACGATGAATATGCTAGCGGTATGAATTTATTTTTAAAAGCTATTGAACCATACAGCACAGGATTTCCGTTATTTATTAAAAGTAACTTCACTGAAACTGAATTTACACTTGTAATGAATCCAAATTTTGTTAATTATTTTCCATTATATCTCAAAACATTTGAAGCTCAAACTCTAGAATTTGATTCAAGTGGAAATCCTACAGGAAATACTATTGAAATTGAATTAGAGGATATTGGATTCAACGAAGGATCATTTGATCTATTTATTGAAAACTACCATACGGGCGTTCCTAATGGGTGGAATAATATGAATCTCGCCATGAAGACATACCCTTATATGGATTTTGGTAGAAATTTAAATTTAACAATAGGTCAAAGTCCACCAGTAGCTTCTAGTGGTTTAGAGTTATTCCTTTGCAATCCTAGTGGCACTACACCTAATTCTAGCGGAGGAAGCTTTGGTATATCTAATTTGTATTTACAAGGGCCAGAACGAGTAAATGGCTACGATTATTCAAATTCAATTAATTTATTTATGAAAAGAATTATGGATGTCGAAATGCCTTTATTTGTGTATAATACATATACTAGTGGAGGATTAGATACTTATATACGTGGTGGTATACCTTTTACTGGGGGAATGGATCTATATATGTCTGGAGTATCATCTCCTATTAATACTTCAGATTCTGGAACACTTTATATAGCTGGGACTGTATTATAATGAGTAAAGTAAGTGTGCTATTTGCAGGACAGGAAATTATATTAGAATATGGCTTTGCCTCATCTATACAAAAAGATTTTAATAGAGCTGATGATGGAACTATCTTAACTGAAAAACACTCTTTAAATCTTAAAGGATCTTTTACGGCAACTGGAAATACAGCTGAAACAAGATATTTAAACTTGCTACAAAAATCGGTAGACTATGCTGATTTTAAGGGTGGCAAGCTAATTGATCGTTTAGTTAGTTTACAAGGTGGCCCACTCAATGTTGTAAAAATGAAATTAAATGGATCTGTATATGAGCAAGATGGTGATGCTATAATCACATATCCGTATGCAGAACTTATGAGTGTTAATATATCTGAACCACCTGACGATACCGCTGGTATTCATTTTCAAGAAATCACTTTAGTTTTCGAATCAATTACTCCACCAACAGATAGTATTGCGGTCAAATATAAATTAAAATCTGCTGCTGAAAGTTTTGAGATAAAAAAAGAAGAAGATAAGATGTCATATTTTATTATGACAATAAGTAATGATGATTATGTGAGGAATGTCGAAAAAGATCCGTACTACTCATATAGTATCACACATACATTATCGGCTCAAGGATTGACTGTTATATATGATAAAAGTAATGCTTTTCCATTTGCAACCAATGCAACCACTAAAGACTTCTTAAACGCAGGCTCTCCTACTAATCCCCAAAGTGTTAATAATCAAAAATATGAAGCTTTTTATCAAGCTTATAAATATGTTAATGAAAAGAAAAAAGATAGTTTAGTTGATGTTGCTATATCTACAGATATACATGGTAGGCCATTTGTAGGCTCAAACATCTTCAATCCATTAGCTTGGGTAGTCACAAGTACAAGTGGGGCAGCTGTATCAGAGTCAACATTTAGAACTACTGATTTTAAAAAGCAAAATTCTGGAGCTGGAACTGAATACTTTGCCCCAGAATATCCAGAAGTTACTGGGGAACTACAGGCTTCAGGCGCTTTAATCAGTAAAACGCTTTGGAATGCTGCATCGGGAGCTGTACACGCCACAGGGCTTTATGGTAAGGGCCGCTATGGTGAATATAATATAGTTAGATCATCGAATGTTGATATAGTTGGTGGTCAATATTCAATGACAACTAGTTATTTTTATTCCCGAAATCCCGCCACTATTGAAATTAATGGAGTTTTTGAAAAGGGCGAAGATGGAGACGATACTATTCGCGTTGAAGGCACAATACAAGGTTTAGATTCTATGGGCGTAGACTCAGATAGAACTAATAAATTTAAAAATGCGCAGACACTTTTTAAACGCATTATATATGATGGATCTATTAAAACCGGAAGCACTCCAACTTCATATTACACTAAGACCAATCAAAACAATGATCCCAAAAAATATGATACAGTATTACCAATATACCCACAGCCAACTGGATCTCCTTATTTAAGCGGAGCAACACTTAATTATGCAGTAGGTACTGGAAATATCACAGGTATGAATATGACTGGGATATTAAAAGATAGCGGTACATATAGCACCCAAAGCACGTGGTTTACTGATAAAGTAATTAAACCTTGGGCGTATGGCACTATGATTTACGCATTTGCTAACGATGTATTTACTAATAATTCATATTCTCATTATTATGGTATTGATAATGTATTAGACTACAGGCCAACAACAACTTCTATTACCGAAAATAAAATTGCTGGTACTATACAGTTTAGCGCTACATACAAGGGGATATCTGAAAAAACAAGAGCTTTAAAAAATGCTATGGGTGCATTAACAGTTTCTTTAAACGTACAAGATAATAATTATGTTGCGGGAGTTGAGGACACAGAATTAGGATTTTCATATACTTCAATGAGGCAAATTGCAATTGTTCCAGTTATTGGAAGAAAAGAAGGTCCAATTATACAAAATATGGGTACTACAAAAGAAATGGTAAGAACGGTAACTCTTGAAGCTACTTATGGCGCTGAATATAGATATCCAACAGCACCAGTCGTCGCAACTGGATTAATGGTATCTAAAATGTTTGCGCCTTCAGGAAAACTTTCTGGACCCGGAAAACCCGATGTAGTTCCATATTTAACAGATTTGCAATATCAATGGGATTGGCCCAATGGTAAACTTTCAATGACAACAGCTTGGACATTTACACCATGATTAAAATAGATGAACCTATTATGTTCTTAGGAGCTTATGTAACAAGCGTAAGTTTAAATGGAAACTGGGGAAGTAGAAGTAGTCAATGTAATATCACTCTTGTTGAACAAAATCCAGACCCTTCAGGCGTAGAAGATAGATTTGGAAACGTAGCTGATCCTAAAAAAATTGGTAAAAAAATTGATGATATACAGTTTGCTCCAGCCACAGGATATCCAACAATTGGAACCGCTTGTAAACTAACCATCGAAGATCCGACAGGAGAATCAGAACCTTTTGTTTTTGTTGGAACCTTACAGAGATGGGGATATGAAGAAGATCCATCCGCTGGTAGAAAATATGACGTTACCCTTGAATCTCCCGGAGAGTTTCTAGATAATGTTCATGTTATCTTAAATAAATGGCATGGATATGCTTATACAAGCGACCTTAATTTAAATCCTCCAACTCTTAAGCCTTTATTTACATACGCTTCTACAACACAAGAAGATGATGTTGTAAGAGATGTAACAGGTAAAGCAAAGATTGATCCAGTTACACGCCAATTATATCCAAAAACTGGAATTCTATACACTCCTTCAAATGTCATTAATTTATTTGCATATAAAGAGAATGTCCAGAAAGGTGGATTGAATGCGGTGGGTGGTAAATTTGGTGCTTCAGATATTACTACTCAGGGTTATCCATTAGCTACAATTTTAGAAGATATGAGAGATTGTTGTAATGTCAAATTACAGCATCCATTTGGCGGTAAATTAACATTATCAGAAACAGAATATGATTTAGATTTATCTGGATTTCAAGATGCTATGAAAGAAATAGGAGATCTAAGAGTAGAGGGCGATACTTCGACCTTAACTCAAATCATAGATCTTATAGCTGAAAAATCTTTACATAATTATTATGTTTATATTGATGAACCTCTATATCCAGTTAATCCTCCGACAGCCAATGAAATTAAACTTGGTGTTATGCGAGAAGCTTCTATTAAATTTAAATTGATAACAAGAAAAGAACCTCTTGAACCCAAAGCTATAGAAAATTTAGTTAAAGAATATTTAAGACTAGATAGTCCAGCTCGAATTTTAAAAAGTTACAAATTAGGTCAAGAATCTACATCTAAATTAGTTACTCAAAAAATGATTATCGGTGGGCCAGCAAGTAGAACTTGGGTAGCTAATAAAGAACATATTTTACCTATTTGGGGACAAAAGGGGTATGGTAAAAATGCATTTTACTATTATGGTAATAGCGTAGATGAGTATTATAATATGTTTTCTCCAATCACTGTTACTGCTGACGCTATAAGCATGACAAGAGAAAGGCCAACTACTACTAATGTTCAAGAGGGTGATTTCTTAAGCTATCAAACAAATTTACTAGAGATGAGATTAGCTTTAGCGAATGATAGAAATGCATGGAATATATACCATAAACTATTTGCCTTAGCATTGAAAGAAGCTGAGATAGGTGGATACTTACCTGCATTCTATGAGACATATAATTATAATTCGCCAATTGCATTGGTTGCAGCGTTTGGCTCTTTTAATAAAGTAAAAGACCTAGAGCAAATATTTGATGGACGTAATAGTACTCATGATTTAATGGATACTAGTTTCCAGTCAGCAGAAATAAGAACATCTTATATGTTTGGAACTAAAGATGCACAGATAGATTATTTACAAAGGGCAATTAATACAAGATGGAATGCGATTTCAGCAGTTGCAAAAACTATGTACGGGAGACAGTTTTTAGTTGCTGTTCCGTCTGAACCGGGTGGAGTTGAAAATAACTTCCGATGGAATGTTGCCGATCAAGAACCTAACTATGTATGGCAAACTACAGGATCTGCTTGGGCTGGTGAACAAATAATTGATTATATTCCAGATGCATCATTTTATAGTAAAGGAATGGGTGATTTAAAACCAACCGTTACATACCCTTTGTTTAATTATGAGGGATACGCTTCTGGGGGAATCAGAGATTATAGCACTGCTGTATTGGCAGATTATAGTGCTTTTGGATCGCAATATGCTGTGATTGATTATCAAAGTAAACCACCTTCTGGTGCATGGGATAGGAAAGCCATTACTACCTATGCTGGAGGTCTTAGAATTGATCAGGAATGGGGAACTCGATACTTTGACGTTACTAAAATGAAAATCGATTTAAAAGGTTTGCCAGAAAAAAATAAAGTAACTGGTAAGATCACCAAGACTAATAATGTTTATGGATTTGTAAAAGTAGACGTACCTCCTGTAAAAGTATATGATGAATACACAACCCAAGTAAATGCCTTTGGAGTTCTGGCTCAGTTAATTTTTAGAGATAATTCATTGATAGGTAAGAAAGCTAGAGTTGGTTATTACAATATGTTTGGCAGTGAGAATGTAGTTGATAATGCAGAAATACCCCCTTCTATGATGCCGCCTATGCTTATTAGTATTCCACAGCAAAGTACAAGATATGTATGGGGTCCGTGGTGGGCATTTAGTGATTTTTCTGGTATACAAAAAATTGATCCTAAAGCTAAGCCTGATGAAAAAGAGAAACTCATAGCTGCCGCAGATAAAAAAGCAAGAGAGGCTAGAAAAGGAACTCTTAGCTTTGAAGTCAAGCCAGAAATAACGCCAGAAGTTTTTGGATCTACTGCGATAATGTATACTGAAATGCAAAAATTATGTACAGCCGATTTAACAAAATTGCATTCTGCGGAAACTGGATATATTGAATTAGCACAATTTCCTAAATTTAAACTTGGAGACGCTTTGAAAAATGGACCAGCCATTAAGGACATGTCTATTAGTATAAGCGATGCTGGAATTTCTACAACATATAGTTTTACTAATTGGACAGACGTAGATAGATCTCAAATGTCAAAATATAATTTTTCAAGACTGATGGCTGCAAATAGACTAAAATTTGACAAGAAATCGGAAAACGACCAAGCGATTGCAGAAAGACGAGCTTCATTAAAGCCAGTCAATGAAACATTATTAAAATCTATGCATCAATTAAGATTTGATCAGCTTAAGCATTCTAATAATGGTGTTTTTTGTAGTATGCAAAACACTATGTGGAGATCGTTAAACCAACCCCAGCCCGGAGATAAGGATTATGATAAATATCCTGTAGTAAATGCGCACTCTTCATCTACTGAATCAGCGATGAAATCAATTGGATTAAGTCCTGAAGAAAGTTTTGGATCGTCTTTTGAACAGTCGCATTCTCCAGCTTATATTTGGGATCAAAGATTTCCCGAAGCGCATAAAGTATTATTTAACGAGGGGATTGTTAAAGGTTTTGATAATGAAATGCCCCCTTATCCACCACCTCCTCCAGCACCTACCGCAGGACAATAAAAAATGACAAGTTTTGCTTCAGGATATAGAAATGATTTATGGACTTCTAGGGGCATTGTACCTATTACTGGTGAAAATGCACAGACTATAGAAGAAAGATTAAGAAGTGTATCTTTCGACCCTACAAAGATGTATCCCAGTACAGAAACCCCAACACCATATAACAAACACTTCTCTTCTGGTGTGTTCTTTCAATTTAATACATCGCCCACTTCTTTTGACCTTGACCCTTATTTCTTTTTTGCTAAGAATGATTATTCTATCACTGTTAGATCAGGGAAATCAAAAGATATCAACCATAAAAAGGAATCTGCAAGTGCTACTCATAGCGTACAAGCAATGGTACACAAAGGGCCACTCTATCTTTCTGGGTGGGGATATGATATAGCTGGCTTGCCAGTGCCTTCTAGTGGTATATTGCAAGATAGCCGTATCTTTGATCCTAATACTGCCATTGAACGTAGATTATGGAAAACTGGCCCTGTTGACTTAAGATGGGATGACGATAGAAAAGTGTGGGTTGGTGGCCCTGAAATTATCGAAGGCAAAATGATGACTTCATTGCCAGCAGGAGATTTTGAAACTCCAACTACTGGCTCAGGAGTGATATATAGGATTAAAAAAAATACCCTTGGTACAAAAATTGTATTTTCTAGTTTTAACATAGAACGTAATGAATCTGGATTTTATAAACCTGATCCATTTGGAATACCAGTAAACGATGTAAGATCTGGTGTGCCAGAGATTGTAACATTGTACAATAGAAATAACAAAGTTACCTTAGCCTCTGGTGAATATTTCTCTGCAATGAAAATTAATTATGAATGGCGGGTAATGGGTGGAGGCGGTGGAGGAAATTGTATTGTGGGTAAATTTAAAAAATTAAATTGCTCTGTTCCAACAGTTGTTAAAACCACTGTTCCTTCATTTACATTACGCAAGAAAACTATTTCTAATGCTAGCACTTATGAAATTAAATTTGATAATATAGGTACAACAAGAGTATTTTATTTTCAAACAGATCAGATATATTTAAAAGATCTTATTCCGTCTGATGCAGCCGGAGGAAAGGTTGTTTCATCTCTTGGAACTGTAGATATCACACAAACAGTCAATGGAAATGGATTACCGTATAGCGGCTATTTTGCACTTTCGGCTTTTAGAAATTGCGAGATGAGTAGTGATGTCTATACATTTAAATTTCCTAATAGTGGAGATTATGTAGATTTAGGCACTACTCAGCCAGATGGTACTACTGCCAATGGAGTAGCTACGTTGGTAAGCTATAAACAATTAAATAAATTATTTGACTGTCCTCAAAGTAATGATAATTTTGGAATTGTCACAGATGATCAAACAGGTAGTGAATATTTTGCAATGCATCCATTTAAATTTATTAAACACGATGTACGTGTCATAGCTTGCGGTTCTAATATAGAAGTTATCTGTAATAACACTAGGAAAACTGCACATGTAATTACAGAAGTGGATGATTGTGCGAATGCAGGAACCTCTGTAAGTAGAGAATAAAATGTCTAATAATTATGGTAGAGATGAGATATTAGTTTATGTAAAAAGAACATCATACTCTGATAGAGTTCAGGGTGGCATTATTGGCAATTGGGAGTATTACCAAATGGCCAGTTTGCCAACTAATGACAATCCTAGATATTCTCATGGGGATAATAATCCCGATCAAAATATTATTAGTACCTTCTACTATAAATTAAAAAATGGACCATCTGATATAGGGATGCAACTTGGCCCATATCCTAAAGATTCTGGAATAGCAAAAGATGGCAGTGTTTACTATTTCTCTCCTGAGATTATGGCACAGGTAAAACTATATGTTGGAGAAAATGCTGGGAAGCCTGAATTTAAAACTTTTTATAAATCTTTTGTAACTGATGTAGCATATAAAGAAGATCATATACCATATAGAAATTATCAATTATCATTTGATAAAGCTGCATCATTTCCATATCTTCCAGAGGAATTAATTCATGGCACTGGTATTCCAGAAATAACAATTAAAAAATATGATGGATCTAAAAGAATTACCAATGAAGATCAATTCAATGAGTTAAAAACTATCCCAATAATAAGTGGTATACCAAAAGTTATAAGGCAAAGTGGAGTTCTAACTCTAACTACTCCATATGCAGATGAGACTGTGTACAAATCTTATACTATGGAATACCAAGAAAGTTATATCAGTGTTGCTATAGATACTTTAGAATTGGATTCAAAATTATTTATTAGTCCTTCTACTGAAACTACTGGTTCATCTGGCAAGCCCAAAATTGTTCTTAATCCATTATCTGTCACTATAGAGAATTTAAAAACTTATACATTTACAGCTGCCGCAGAGAATTATTCTACAGTAAAATGGCAATTGAGTGTAGACGCTGGTCAAACATTTGCAGATATACCAAATCAAACATCGACAGTTCTTGTGGGCCAAGCTGGGATTATTATGACTGGTTATCAGTTTAGAGCTGTATTTACAAATGCAATTGGATCTAGTTATACGATTCCTGCTACGTTAAGTATAAAAGGATATCCACCCAAAGTATCTAATGGTAGAATATTATTAACTCCAGAACCCCTAATTTATAACACGGGAATTCCAAATATTAATCCTTATCCTAATAAATTTATAGTAATGGATAGAGGAGTTGTAACAGATTTAAATGGAGTTTACCCCCCGTGGGGTTTGACTGCTTGGCATGAAATTCAAAAAAGAAGAGAGGCTGGAACTCAGCTCCATAAACTACCTCTTCATGAAATGTATAATCGCACAAAAGCACTCCCCTGTCAAGCTACATATGTTGCTTATAAAATAGGAAAAACTGGTCCGAAAGCAGCGGATCAATATTTTGTTAATAATGCTACTGATCCAAATATGAATAATAAGATTACTTGGACCCCTAGACAAGCTGTATATATTTTTAACAACAATCCAAACGCATATAAAAGACAACCTGAATGTTGGCCGTGGTCTTGTCGTAGATGGCAAACAGAGAGAAAAGATATCGTCGATCCACAAAATCCAGATGCTTACGAGTTGATATACTATACTCAAGATCAGAATGGAAAATTTGAAACTACAACATTAGATAAAATTCCAAAATTAAATATTAATTTTAGTACCTTTACTGGACATGCAGGAGGTAAAAGTCCATATATTTTAGATTCTGGGCCAACTCCATTGTCAGACGAAGAATCATATATAAAAGGATATTATTACTCTAAACTATCTATTCCAGTTGGCGATCTAGATGACGCTCAGATGGAGCAGTGTGGATGCGATCCTGACGATGCTAAAGTTGAATTTGGCGTTGAGATTTTTCCCATCCTTCATCAAGCAACATGCAAATTAATTCTTAAAGCTGGATTTTTATGTTATAAAACTTTAACATGTCTAGTGCCAAATGTTGGAGTGGCTAATAAAAAAATTATACATCCTTTCAATTCTTGCAAATTTAATGAAGATTTACAAATTGATTTACAGAAATTTACATATCCAGACTTAGAAATTAATAATGATAGTTTAGATTTCTACGAAAGCGAAAAGGCTATTTTATCATACGTCTTTAGTTCTGGTAAATTACCTATTGTGACCGATCCATACACTCATGAAAGCGGAATAATAAAATCGTTAGACGGGGGAGTTGCTATTGATTTAGCGGGTAAGACGGGTTTTGTGTCTGTATCTGCTAGATATCCTTGTAAATATAGTAGCGATATTCATGTATATACAATTGGTGAAGATTATACTATGGAGTCATTTTCTTATCCATTAAATGTAATTCATGATTGTCCAACTGATCACCTTGCAAAAGTTTCTCTTAGAGGGAATGGAACTGATTATCAAGAAGATCCAGAAAAAGTCATGACTGGTGGAGATTACTATATTAATGATAAAGGTCAAAGAATTTTTTGGAACGTCTGTGATAAAGAAACAGAAACGGAAATTTATATCTCTAAATCTCTTGGAAATGCGCGTGGTTATGTATCTGCTCAGGATCAGTGTTGTGAATATTGTAAAGAAGTAAAAGAAGGTGCAATTCTTGCAGATTATTTTTCTAATCCAATATGTTTTGAATTAGATAAAGAAGGTACAAGCGAAAGTATTAATCAATATGAGCAAGCGGGTAGTTGTAAGTTAGACCAGAGAAAACCATGTGTTAGTGGATTGATACAAGGCAAAGCCACCCTTAGAGCTATTGCTAGACTGTATGGACCTCAAGCTGAATTTGAAGCAACTATTGATGTGTTTGATACATATTTAGAATTTGATGGTGGATTATTGATGAATGACACTGGCTTTATTGATGTTGCCGGAGTTGGAGTTAGCGGAGTTCCATCCGTGTGGGTTATTGGAGATGTTACGTTAGACTCATTTGGCACTATGCCAAGTCCATATGGAGATATAATTTAATGGGATGCGACTATACTGATGTTGTTAAAGTTCTAGACTATACACCTGATGCATTTGAGTATGCCAATAGAAAATCTTACCATAAATGGCGATTGATTGGGATGCAAGTTGATCACACGTTTGTTGGTGGGATAAGATTGTCAGATCCATATTCTAATCTTCAAGCTACGGGCGTTAATATCAATGGTATGAGCGAAGTAGATAAATCTGGAGTATTTATTACTTATAATCAAGGTTTAGAGGGGATAGTAACAGGATGTATTGTTTTAGAAGAGATAAATCAAAATAATCAATTAATTAATAGAGGTGCTAGTTATCTTAGAGCTAAGGTAGACGGGGATGGTAATAATTCTGCTACGTATGGAATTTTAGGCAATTGTAAAAATCCAGACAAAAAAAGATATGGGCAAAGCTCTTATGATACTAACGCAGTAACTAATTTTTCTGAAGCCGATCAAAGTTGGGCAAGGTTTGAAGGCTTGGAACAACTTCCCGCTATACCAACAAATGTGCAAGACGAATTGTTTAGCAAGCCAATGCTTAATGCATGGGCAGATCCACAAGATTATTATTTATGCTGTTGTCCAACAAACGAACAGTGGGAAATGCAAGTTCGTATTGAGATAGATGATGGAGGGGTTAAAAAATATTTTGTCCAAAGTCCAGTCTATAAACAAGATAATTTCCCAAATAGTATAGATCTAGGAACATTTAATCAATACTATGGAGATGGGCGTGGAAATAGATATTATTATAGAACATGTGAAGCTATCAGCTATCCACCCGGAGGAATTGGAGAAGGCACAAAACGCCAAAGAGATTCTATAAGTACTAAGTTATGTGTTGATTATTCAGATGCTATATATAATGTAGGTTATAGTGGTAAACCAGACGGATTGCTATTTGAAGGATCTATAAATTTACAACAAGTAACACAAGGGGTATTTGTGAAACTTACTAGTTTACCATCTTGCAAGCATTTCAATCAAACTATTAACATAAGAATTCCTTCGGGTGCATTTCCAGATACTCCAGTCGGCAGGGAGAAACAGGATAGATGTTATGATCCAAATGAATATGGATATGATCCAGATCAACCTATGTGCTTTGAGCATATTAGAAAAGAAAGAGCTGTAATTAGAATTATGCCAGTTTGTATGGCAACTGCTTTCACTCAAGGCAGGGGAGGTGGACAAAAGGCTCAGATAATTAAACATTTTGATGTTCTTGAGAGGCATTATGATAGATGGGATAAAGCTGCTGGACCGGGCAATGGATTTAAAATTTTTGATGAAGTATTTGACTTCCCTGCTCAAAAAATGAGAGTAAGAGTTATATCTCATGGTAAAAAGTATCTTGAACAATATGCTAAAGATTTTCCATATAAGATAGTATCTGATGTAAACAATATTGGAACTATTATTCCAAATCCTGATTTTATGGTTCCGTATTTCTTAACAGGAGGTAATGTCACTGACAGGGCGGGTGGAGCAAAAGGTTGTTCATGTAGTCACTCCGCACAAAGTGTAGGTAGTTATCCTATACGTCCATATAACCAATTTAAATACTGTCCAAATGATTTTTCAGGTGAAAAGGATTGTAAATAATGGAAAGCCTCAGAAGTAAAGATGGATTTGATTTTGAAGAAGATGATTCTAAATATCCATATAAAATAGATACGTTTGATATAGGCAATAAAAGAACAACTGCTTTTAATTATTCTCCTAGATATTTTAGAAAAAAGGTTGGAGGCTCAAATGGACTGTACCAAGTTATTGGTGGAAATATACCAAGTGACATGGCAACAGAGTATACATTTAATTTTGGTAATAATACTAGCTCGCCGCCTCCACCATTAGTATGTAATCTTAATAAAGGCACAGCGGAAAATTTTAGATCTTTTAAAAGTATTAATTTGACTCCAAGTTATATTTCTCATTATCGAGTTTCTGAATATCCATCGGAAAAACCCGGAACAAAAAGATCTGAAGCAAATTATATTAATCCTGAAATGGGCAATCTAAATAAACCAAATTTTATGTATCTTCCGGTTTTTCAAAATTCATGCAGTACGCATCCAAGGGCTAGCGGGTATGCCCATGATGATATTAATGGCATATGTTTAAAATATTATGAATATGATCTTCCTCCTGAAGCCGAGGGAAAGTGTTGTCAAGATGGAGTTGACTGTATTAGAAGTGTAAAATTATTTAGCACTACTGGTAGTGAAATTCCTGCGAAAGACGAATACGCAACTTTTGATTGCTTGACAGATAATAGGAATGCAAATAATATATTTGATGGTCATGATTGCGGATTTAAAATAAGTTGTACCGCTGGATATAGAAGGCAAGGCGGAGTGAGCAACCCGTGTAACTCTTATAATCCATCACCCCCTCCAAAAATTGGATCTTGTCCTAGTATGGGTGGTACTACTGAACTAGTTAGTGTTTTTGTAAGTACTATATTTCATTTTGCAGGAAATTCAGACTGTGGGAATAAAAGAAGTACTATTACAGTCAGTAGCATAGAAGAATGCTCATATTGCGCCTATACTGAATGTAAAAATGGATATTCGCAGCCAATCGAAGGACCAATTAAACCGCCCGGATGGAGTCCCAGCTCTGCTTCATATACTAAACATTGTAAAACTATTTCATCTGACAAAGCTAATTATTGTGGATGTCTCTATAATGAAGTGGGTGGTGATGTTTTAATAAGTACTATGAATTCACCAACAACTAGATTTCCAAACTGGTCTAGGCTATTTATTGACGATAATGGTACTATCACAAGTGCGCCATGTGGTGCTGGTGAACAATATATGACTTGTAACGATGTTAGCTAAGGAGAAGGAAATGAAAATTATTTTGGACAAAGAGATCGTTAAGAATATTTTAATTCAGGAAGAGTTTTATAGCAAAGTGCCTGAATATTATTTCTTGAAGGAAGCCGGGTATAAGATTTTAGAAGAGATGTCAAGAGAGGGTGGCTGTTCAGCGTGTTCAGAAAGAAATTTGATCGAACCCACTATCTCTGCGTTTATATCTCATACTGTCAATCTATTGTTTGACTGTGGCCCCGAAGCTCTAGTTAATTTTAAAAACTTTGTTAAGTTATTAATTGATAAAGGCGACGATTTACAGATAGGCGTTTTTTACAAAGATAACGACGATGCCGAAGTACAGGAACTAATTATATGAGCGATATTTTTACACTTGCTAATAATTTTGGTAGATCAGCTTACGAGCATATGAAAGACGGTTTTAAAAAAGTTACAGATGAGGATTTTCAAAAAAGATTAGACATCTGCAAAACATGTGAATATCACAATGCAAATACTAATCAATGCAATAAATGTGGATGCTTTTTAAAAATTAAAGCCTCTTGGAACTCTGAAAAATGCCCAATAGATAAGTGGTAATGTGTATAATATAATGATATATCACTTTTTTCCTATGTAGGAGGTTTTAATGGCGTCAATTACTTTTTCGGTTATAGATAATGCTAATGTTGGTAGCGGTATTACTGGCTCTGGACTTGGATTTTATGGGAGTTCTTTTGGAGCTAGCGTATCGACATTATCATATCAAGATACAACTTATGTTACAAATGCAGATGGAACTGACAATGGTGGTTCTGTTAAGAATATTAAATTTTTAGGTAATGCATCTGGATGCTATTTAAGTCCAGCAGCAGCTACAGGTATATTAACTGATATCAATGGTTCTGAAGCAACCTTAATGATTAATTTCAATCATACAATACCTGTTAAAGTACAGAACTGTCAGCTTAGAATTTATAATAGAGCTAATATTGACACTCCAGCAGTTGGTGTAATTACTAAAGTTGCTGAGATAGTTAATTTTAATAATATAGCCTATGATACTTGGGTTTCAAGTCCGGGTAATGATACGGGTAATCGCAGGGATGCTTTTGGTGATGCTTATTGGTGGGGCGTTGGCTGGCCCAGTGGTGCAGTTTATACTGCTCCAACATATGACACATCTGTAAAACCATATTATATTAATTCTGTTGGTGTTAAATTTAATAACTTTACAGATTATCAATATATCAAAGGTTCAGGAAATCCTGATGCTGCACTTTCAGCTACTCCACCAGCTTATGAAACAGTTGGCGGTAGTGGATTGATTGTTCCATTACTAGATTCGCCCGGTAGTGGTGGTAGATTTCTGCATACAGGAGTAACGCCAGCATTCAAGCCTAAGTTTACTCAGTATGTCAATACAACATATCAAGCATTACTTGGTAGAACTGTCCCCTATGCATCCAGCACTTATTTAGCAGATACATATGGTGGCACAGGATATGATCTTATGCACACTTGGAGGGTTGCAATTTCCGCTAGTCCTCTGAGCATTGGAAGTAAAACTAATTTTGGATTATATGTTTCATTAGAATATTTATAATATCGAGAGAATAGATGGCGACCTTTTTGCTGTTTCGAGTCGCGGCTCATTCTTAAACTATAGTTGAAAACGAACAGCGGTAAACTATAGCGATAAAAAAAGCCCCGGATAATACCGGGGCTTTTTTATTGCTTTATCCTTAAGTTATCTTCGATTGGAAGCAATAATCCATCTTTATTAGATAACTATATTGATAAATTAGACTTCTTTTTTCTTATCTGCATCCCACTTCATCCAGCCAGCGTCAGGAAGCCACTTGTCGTCCTTGTCCTTGCGTTTAGGGAAGAGTCCCCCGCCTTTCTTATGTACTCCAAAAGCGAGCTTTGCACGGCAATTCTTGTTCGTACAACGAAGTTCATAATATTCATTCTCTTCTGTGTCTTTGCGTACAACGTGAGTTAAGTCTTCGCATCCACACTTACCACAACAAGAGATACAAAACACCTCTTCAAGATTGGATAAATCTTTAAAGGCGTCTGTCATCTTATCCGCTTCAACTCCAATTGTAACACTACCAACTGTTTTTGTAATTGTAAAACTCATATTATGCTCCGATTAAAATATTTGCTGGAATTGGTTTGCTATTGTTTTGATAATCATTCAGCAACTTGATCATATTGATAGCTACTTTCTTTCTGACATCTTCAAGTTTATCATAAGTTTTTTCACCTATGTTAATGAACTTGAGTACGTCGATATTCATTTCTCTACATTTATTAGTAAGCAATTTAATTTGCGCTCCACTAATAGGATCTTCTTCCTGATAAGCTCCATCTGTTGGGCCTGATTTAATCATATCTCTAACAGCTTTGCCAACATCCTTATTGCGAGTCAACTCTTCTGCTGCAACACATCGCACCTTGAGCAGCTTACGCAAACATCGACCTTCTGCACGGGTTGCTGCTGTAGCACCGGGATATGCCATAAATAAGTCATCAGTATTGATACTGAATACTTCTGCAATATCCCCGTATCGAATTGTTTCACCTGTTGAATGTGAACGTACTACGATCTCATATACTACAGTTACACGACCGGGATTATTCGACGTTGAGTCTGAAGATATAACCATATTCACTGGTCTACTATCTACGATCTTACCAATCAATAGTTCCACGACTCTACGCAAACCGTAACAATTTGGATATTTATCTCCATTAATCTCAATTAATTCGTTGTTAGTAAACTTCGTCATCACATAATCATGCCATTCAGGAGACAATGGATCTGGTCCTTCTTCGGCATTTTCAATTATGTTCGTAGTTTTAGAGGTATCGAAGACAGTATCTTCAACATGAGGTTGATAATTTTCATCGAAAATAGATTCTACATTACTCATTGTTTATTTCCAATTCTATTAACCGATCCTTTTGATCGGGAAATTTGTTGCTAATTTTAGTCAATTCTGATTTGATAAGCTCTACTAGTTGATTATTAGATCGTAAGGATACATGTCTTAATAGATATTTAACTCTAATAACACAAAATCCTTTCGATAATAAAGCTCCGTTTTTGATCGCATCGTACTTTATATTCCTACTTAGCGAGGTTTCTCCATAAACTGGAAGAAAGTGTTGAGGACCATCTATCTCAATAGCAGTCCTGAGAGATGGTATGTATAAGTCCACCTCAAACCTCTGTCCGGGGATCAATCCGACCTTATGTATTATAACATCGTACCCAGCTTTTGTCAACTCTTCGTACAAGAATCTTTCGGCTTTTGACCCCTCTGTACTTGCTTTTCTTAATGCCTGACCCGCTCTCTTCTGCATCTCCAGTCTCTGCTCAGGAGATTTTAATTCCCAGTTCTCTTTAGCATTTTGCTTGAAGATTTCCCTATCAGATTCGCTAACTTCACTCCATTTCTTAGATCGTTTGATGCTAATGTTATGCTTTTCTTCTTTTGTTCTTTTCTTACCTAGCATTGGAGGACTTATCTTTCCTTGATCAAAAGCGATTCTTCCAGCTTCCTTTTTTGATCTAAGGGTGTAGCCAGATTGTTTAATCATTCTGGCAATTTTATTTGGATAAGTATTTAAAGATTCTGCTATCTCTCTAATACTCATTCCACTTTCATAATCATCTATAATTTTATTTAAATCAAACATTTATATAATTCATCCATATTTTCTGCAATATAAATATCACTTCTATTAGTAAAATTCTGAACAATTTTTTTGTGCGATTCGCTTCTTACTACGATTTTAAACTTATCAAGAATACTTCTACACGCTTCATAGCTCATGACTTGATTTAACCAAGGAATATCCCACAAGAATAACCAATTATCTGTATGTGAATTATTTGACAATACTATTTGAGCAGTGTCAAAACTAAAGCACACTGCTTTTCCTGTAAAATTTGATAATCCTATGATATTCATCATAAAGCAATTTGGTGGAGTCATTGGGGGTATTAAATTTTGATAGAATATATACGGAGATACTTTATTTGTCTCAGCGCCAATTTTTGTGATCAATTGCAATAGTTCAAAATTTTGTTCGCAGCCACCCAAATTATTAACTACAAATCCTAAATTCATAGTATCTCCTTTAATTTATCTAATGTTATTTTTGATTCCTTTTCAAACCCCAAATTTTGCAAAATACTTGCTACTGCATGAAAACTTGTTGACTTGGATAAAACTTCCTCTATCTTATCTTTCATATCTATCTTCTTATTTAATTCTTCAAGTATATTCGCGTTAAGATCTATTGGGCGACATCCACATAGAATAGAATTATATACATTATCACCACTTGCAAAACTTAACTTTGAAGAAGCGTAAATGTTCTTTCTGGTTGGTTCTGGAGCATATCCACAATATCTATTATGTTTGACAATTTGACTAGAATAGAATCTAGATATTACAGATTCTGGAACATTAACATTTTCAAGATTTTCCAGTGGAGTGTCTTCAATTGATACTAGATCAGCTTTATACTTATCTTGCTTTTCTCCCTTTAGATAAACAAATAAATCTGCATGTCCAGTATCCAATATCCAATGGTATAAATCGCCAAAAGCGTCTTTAAACATTTTAAAGTTTGGATGTTCAGGAAAATTATCTTTTTGCAGGACACAAACTCTCATATCTGGACGTTCTTCAATATTCTTAATCACCGCTTTGGTTAAGAAATTTGCATCTGCTATATATAAATCTGGCTTTACAGTATAAAAAGTATCAAAGGTCGATACTGAACCGGGATCATGTTTTGCAGCTTTAAATCCTGAATATAATAGGCATCTACCATATGATATCAAACTATTATCGACTAGTGTTTTCATTATTAATATCCTTTAAGCTATCTATTTCTTTTATAAAACTATTACCAATATCAATGCATTTAAAGTTTCCATTATTTTCTATAATTTTATTAATTACTTCAAATGTCAACATAAATTTGGGATTAAAATCATTTCTTAATATTAATTTTCTTAATATATTAACTTCTTGCTCTGCGAGAAATGCTATTTGACACCACTTTACAGGTAAACTATAAGATAGCACTGTTGCATTTCCATTTACTATCGTAACTCCAACTTCTTTATCATCAAACTGCTTCCCCTTATCAACCAATAAGAACGATTGATTGAGATTTACATTTTTAAACAAATCTTCACTAATTACTAAGTCCCCATGTAAAAATAGTATATTGTCAAGCATTGAGTTGTTGACTGCTATTTTTAAACTTTCCCCACTATTTGTATTTTCATAGGCTGGATTTTCAATAATGCGTGCTTGTTTATTGATTTTACGTATAATTTTATTTATATCAAATCCACAAACTATACTAATTTCACACTTATTAAAAATCGCATTGATTATATCTATTTGATTGTCTAATATTGTTTTACCATTATATTTTAACAAGCATCTTGGCTCATAGGATCTTGTTCTAGAACCTAATCCAGCTGCCAATACAATCACTTGAATAGGAGGAAAGTTCTTATTTTTAATATTTCTTGTAAATCTACTCATGTTACAAAAAGCGCTTCTGGGATATACCTAACTAAAGCCTTGTTAAATGCATTACGAATAAGATCCATAGGTTCAACAATAAATGATTCCTTGTTTATAACTTCTTTACTAAAAGATATTTCTTTAATAGGAATAAAGTAATTAACTAGTTGATGTATAGTTGATAAATACTGATATTGTCCATTCGTAATATAATCAGAGTAGACAATTCCAGTCAACTTGTCTTCGAATTTTTTAAGCGTTTTCTCTACAAAATTTGACATATAAGTAGAACCAGAAGATAGTGTCATGTATATATCTGTTTGTGAGTACATTTTTTGTATTGCAAATACTTGTAAAGCTTTCACATCAAGAGTATCGACTGTTTTAATGTAAATATAGTTCACATTATTATGGCTTATCTTTTTGATACTATAGTCTTTAAACTGTTCATAAATAACTTGAGATTGACTGCAACAGCTATTAAAAAATACATTAATTATATCAGCAGAGCTTTCAGATATAGCACCGTTAGATATCATACATATATTTGTTGGCTTTACAGTATTGTCAACTACACTCAACACAGACTTTAAAAAATCTTTACTGTCTTCAATTGGCAATATTACGGTTGATTTCATCTATTTCCTCCCAAGTTTTAATCATTGATGGTGACTGTTCTTTTATTTTTTCTTCATATGTCATATTTTTGACAATATCATTTTCTTCGTCAATCTCTAATTTACTTCCTTTTAAATACTTGAAGATATAATTAAAATATGCCATACCATTAATAGAATCCGAATCATGTCTTATTAAAGCTACTGGGATATTAGATGTAGTTATTTTATTTATTTTTAAATAAAGATCTTCATTAAAATCTTCACCAACAATATTTACAACAGTCCATCCATTTTTGATATTATTAATGAATTGGTCTAATATATAGATATCCGGTATTTTATTATAATTTAGTACAATATTATATTGGCATTCCAAGTATCTCATTTCATCAATAATATCGTCAGCAGACTCTTCTAGATTATGACAAATACCAATCCAGTTTGGATTATGATGTAATACCTTAGATATATTATCTTTTAATTGTGATAAGTGAGATACATCTTTTAGTATAAAGATGTATCCTATTTTATTGTATATATTCATAGTACTTTCGTATACTCAAGTTTAAATTCTATATTACTAAGAACGACAGATTTTAATTGTATATACTGAAATTGGTTTAGAAAATCTTTTACTAATTCATTTGTAATAAAAGATTTAAACCCCTTGGCCTGTTCTGCCATTTGATTCAATTCTAATAAATTACCAGTTTTTCTATATGCAAATACTAGTAGATCAAAATCAATATCGCTAATGATTAAACTTCCTTCAGGTCTAAGTTTCTTTACAATTAGAGAAAGAATATTTGGAATTTTGTTAATACTATACTGTCTCAACAATCCATCAAGTATAATTGAAGTACACTCAGAATCATCTGCAACATATTCCAACATTTCAACCTGTGATAAAACCTTAAATGATTCGTCTTTAATAGACCTGTTTCCAAGATATACTTTCATATAAATAAATCCTTAACTAAATTGCTATTTGTAAAATTAAACTTATCGACAGAACTAATACATTTTTCTGAAATGTCTTGATATGAATCTTTGTTATTTAAAAATAACTCATATACTTCTCTCATTTTATTTTGTAAACCTAACACATCAATATTTAGCCAGTTGTCTTCAGATGTATATAAATCATCAAATGAATTATTTTCTGAATAACAAGGAGCTAGGTAAGAACGCACTGGATATCCATGAATATCATATTCTGAAATGCCAATTCCATCAGTATAAATAGGCACTACTCCCAATGCAGTTGCTTCGATGGCTGGATAGCACCAGCCTTCACCATGACTAGGAATTACAATTGCGTGACACTGCCTAAGAGTAGAGAAAACTATCTCTTCTGGTATCTGGTCAGCAATAACGATTTCTTTTTTAAATTTCTTATACTTTTTCATTTTGGACTTAACATTATCACAAAATTCTGTGACTTGTTTTATATTTCCAACAGTTTTTATATATAAATTTACTGGTTCTATATATTCAAATTCACTATGGAAAGCAATTAACAAGCTCTCTAAATTTTCTTTTTCATGTATAGATCCTATGAACACAAAATTAAATTTATTATTTAGCTCAGGTATACTTACTGTAGATTTTGTATCAATAATTTTATTATAATTAAAACTATGGTTAAATACTTTTACCTTATCTGCATCAATTCCAGATCGTAATAGACATTCCTTGGATACCTCGCTAGGAACAAAAATTAAATCCATTAGTTTAATATTTTTAATCCATAGTGTATTCGTTAATTTTAACATATCAAGCTCTAATGCCGCTATGTTAATTGCCCCTCCGATATATTTATAATCTTTGGGAAGGTAATGATGGACAACGTAATCAAAATCATCAGATGTTTTAGAAGTTAATTCCTTGATATCCTCTTCAAAATATGTATTTGCATTGTTATATTTTATTTGAGTGCAATATACATCATGCCCAGCATTGTGCAGAGCTAATGCATTATATGTAGCGGCTTTTGCCCATTCAGTACCATCAGCAAAATTTCCTATATATTTAATTTTCATTTAGCACCTAATTTCTGTAATCTAGCGTTTTCCCAGTCATTAAACATTGATCTCATATTTAAGCACATATGGAATGCTTTTTCAATATTAAATTCCTCATATCTTTTTTCCATGTCTGGATGAGAATAATCATTATAATAATATCCGGGAATAGTGGATGTTAAAGTTGCTCTATAAGTAAGATCCTTTACCATTCTTTTCCACATAGACTGATTAATCAATTCTGGCTTACCAAGTACATGAATAAATAGCCAGCTAATCTGATCTGATGTTGTCATATTTGCTATATCACTTGGTAGTGATGTTTGAGGAGTAAATAATCTAGACCCAGATTCCCAAGTTTGAGATTTATCAAGCACCGGAGCGTTTAAGAAGTAATTAAGCCATTTATTTGCGGCATAATCCCAATTATAAATCTCTTTAGAATTTTCATAGCATTTCTTAGCTATGTAATTTCTCTTGGACTTATCTAAGCTTAAACTTTCAATAGTTGCTGCTAAAGCTTTATTGTCTGGTATAGCTCGGTTACATCCCGTCTCAAGTTCTTTATAAAGAGCCAGAGGTTTAATGCCAACCCCTTTAATGTTATTAATCAAAGATTCCATAGCAGAATATTCAATTGATATAACTGGCAAACCTGCGTATGCAGCTTCTAACTGAGGCATTCCCCAACCTTCACTATTCGCCCATTGAATATAGACATCAAATAGATTATATACTTTATTGAGTTCGTCTTCATTAATCTTGTTTGATATTCCAACTACTGCTGATGAAAATGTATTGCATTTATAACAAAATGTTACAGAGTCATTAAAGAATAGTGGCTTGATATCACCACAGTTTTTACACTTGTAGGTCATCAAGACTTTATTTCCAAGTCCATTCTCTTTAATCAGCTCTGGGATATCCCAACCAACATCAGGATATGCAGTATGGCAATACAGATAGACATTCTTCATGTCAGGGTTGTTATCTATAAAGATTTTGAAAGCTTTGAACAAATCGTTATAAAGTTTTCTTCGTTGATTTCTCATGACTGTGCCAAAGATAATGATATCTTCCTCAAGTCCGAAGCTATTACGCAATTCTTTCTTATTTTTAATTGGAAAGAAACTATTGCTAGCGCATGGTGATGCTACGTCAATAAAGTTAATATTCTTTGATTGTTTGAGCATGGTATCTCTTCCAAACTCTGAATATGCGAATACACCATTTGCAGATGAGTAAGTATCGATCCAGCTTGATGCTTGAGGTTCGGCATCTACAGTTGGCATGATAGCCCAATTAAAGAAATCTCTAAATGGAGACCTTTCCTCAAATTCAAGCATCCACCAATCTCTAATATCCATTACAAAGTCCGGCTGAAAATCTAGCAAGACATTATTAAATGAAAATTCTCCAAATTTATTAGCCATAGAAGCATTGTAGAAATTCATCGCCTCATGATTGTTTGCATCTGGGATATTTGCATAAAATTTCCAAGGGATATCTTTAATTTCTTCTGCTTCTGGTCCTGAAAAGCATCCTAATTCAGCCACTTCAAGCTCTGGGTGTTTAGATAATCTTTTTAAGATTTCCTTGGTATATACAGAGTATCCAGTGGGGTGAAAAGACGCCTCAGTTACAAAAAGAACTTTTTTCTTTTTCATATATTATTCCGTTTTACATCCTGCTGATTTGAAATTTTTGACTCTAAATACAATTTTTTGACGATTTTGATCATTAAAAACCCACTTATGCTGTCGGGCTTCAGATTCAATAATAAGCATATCACCTTTTTTGAAGTGTTTAGCAATGGTTGTAGCACCACTATCCCAAGCTTCAAAATCTAAAAAGTCCACCCTGCGATGCTTTTCCCCTTCTTTATCTTTTCTATAGTCTTCAACAGCTAAACAAAAATTAACAACATAAGTATTATTAACTTCCCTTAGTTCTGGCTCATTAGCCAATTTTCCTACAAAACAACAATTATTCATATGTAATCCTTAAATTTGCATAACTCTTTTTACAACAAATGATTTATCCTTCTTTTCCTGTACTTCTCCATATAATAGTACCGTATTGCCTTCGAAAAGCAACTTCTTATATTGGGAAAATTCTTCAGAAAAAACCGTAATAGAATCTAATTCACCCGAACTATCTTCGGCAATTACAAATGCCATAAACTCGCCTTCGTGCTGACCTCTTTTTAGTTTATATTCTCTAACTTGATTTACTTTAACTGCTAATTTGGCATCTTGCATTTTCTTTACTTCGCCATTAGCAATCTCTTTACATGTGATATTTACATCATCTAAAGCAAGATTATCTGACTGCGAACAAGTTAAAGAACAACCCATAAGTTTCTGTTCAATATCTGCAATCCACACATAATCGTCTTCAAGTGAATAAGGAGGATTTTGCAGAGCTTGGTAGATATCTAGTACAGAAGTGATCCTACGGGAATTAATCTTATCATTATTATTAATCATTCTATTAACTAATTCAATGAATGGAGCGTTAGCCATGTTTGTGCTTTTCCAATGATCTATGATCCACCCTTGCTCTTTGATAGTTAGCTTATTCCAAATATCAAATTCAAAGATCATTCTATTTCTATTAAGCTTATTATTCTTACCTATTAATCCACCTACACTAATAATAGAAATGAATGCATTCTTCTTTATCTCATTGCCAATAAGGAACAAGCATTCTAACCAATTGAAGTCTTTGATAGGTTTTCTTGCAATACCTTCCGCTTCTTTGACAACCTTGGCTAATGTTTCCTGTTCACCCTCTCCAACATTCTTAACATCGCTATATCCAAAGTATATGACATTCCTATCTCTATCCATTGTAAAGCGACGATAGAAGAAGTCAAGTCTAGGGGGCAGAACTTCAATTCCTTGTAGTTTCGCATCCATAATCAACTCTTTAATCTCTCGCTGCTTATCTGGCTTACTAGATGCATTGTTTAGATACACTGTATAAAATTTAATTGGATCATGAGTTTTACAATATGCAGAAGCAAAAGAGTTAATAGCGTATGCCACAGCGTGAGATTTATTAAATGAATAGCGAGCAGATGCTGCAATCCATTCAAAAATCTTAGCTGCTGATACGTCATCTACTAATCCTTTAGCTTTTGCTCCATTGATAAACTTCTCTTCAACTTCTTTCATAAGTGCCGCATCTTTTTTACCCATAGCTTTACGTAGTGAGTCAGCCTCTTCAGGTGTAAAGCCAGCAATCTCTGTAGCAATACGCATAGCTTGTTCTTGATATACGATAATTCCATAAGTTTTACCCAGCACTGTTTCCAGTGCCGGGTGTAAATATTTGGTCTCGTCAATCTTAGCCTTGCGATCTGTATAGTGCTTGGTCATGGATTTGCCGTCTAATTCGGCCTCTAGCGTGCCGGGGCGAATAATGGATACCAAGTCAGCTAATTCGTCAATAGAGCGAGGTTGCGCCCTTTTTGCCCAACTGGAACCCAGTCTGGACTCCAATTGAAAAACACCCTTAGTTCTCCCGCTGCAAATCAGATCCCAAGTCGCTTCGTCGTCAAAATTTTTGATATCTTCAATATGAACCATTGAATGCCCTTTCGACATAATTCTTATACGCTTCTTCCAGCAATTTTATTAACTCATGATCATCATCAGTTATATATTCAGTCTGAGTATAGTCATCATAATAATCCTCAGAATACCAGTCACCATCTGCATCTCGCTTATAATAACCATTATCTGTTTTAACATAGAAAAAGACTTCTCTGCTAACTGATATTATTTTCATAATGTAATATCCATAGGGGCATTTGCAAATGACTTCTCAAAGTTAGTCTTAGAATTTAACTTGCGTTGATACTTCATAAATCTGACAAAGATATTTGCAGTGTCAACAACATCATAGATAGCGTTGTGGGCATTTGCTTTACTCTCTTCGGGGAATCCAAAGAACTCTCTCAGGTATCCCATGTTTAATTTCTTAACTGCATCATTATCTTCAAACCATCCAAACAATACATCCATCATGTCTACTTTATAAATTTGATGAACGAGCTTTTGCTTTCCGGTTTTTTCTTCAGATGGCCCATACATTTGACAATACCTATTTAAGATTGGCATATCATAGTTATTGATATTAAATCCTACAGGAATAGGTGCAAAGTATGGAGATCCTTTCATATTAAACTTAGTTACAAAATTAGAGAACTGCTGCCAAGCAACTTTAGGCCCAACAGCTTTTTCTAATTGTTCGCGAGTCTTGCGAGTTACGTCAAGAGCTTCTTGTTCAACAGGATCGAACCCTGCTTTAATAGCTTTCTCATCATCAAACTCAGGTCGTACTTCAATGTCAAATACTCCACCCGGCTGAAGTGTTAGCTTCTTACCATGCAATACTACTGCTGAGATTTGAGTCAATTGACACTTGTTTGGATTCTTGCCTGTGGTTTCAAAGTCAAAAATCAAAAAATCACGATTGCTGTTTAGTGACATAGTTCTCTCTCAATTCTAAAAATTTATCAATAGCTTCGTTTAGGTCGTAAAATATTTGTGAGAATTTATTATTATGGACTTGATATATTCCATTCTTCTTCTCTCTGTACCAAGGAACATGATTTCTTAGATCGGATAAGCTCAAATCTTTAAAGTCAATGTCATTACCATCCCTGATAACAGTTGCGTAGTCTAGAAATTTTTCCTTCATGTTAGTCCTTGTCTGTAATCTGCATAATTTTATCTAGTAAGTTAATCCCAAGCACATCAAATTTAGTCAGTCCAACTTTATCCAAGTCATGCATTTCAAATGCCACTAATCTATGACCATTCTTATCTGTAATAAGAGGCGCATCATTAATTAGATCTTCATTAGAAATAATTACTCCTGCCGGATGTTTTCCTTGAGATTTATAAGTTCCTTCTATTCTTATAGCAAGAGAGAAAAGATCTGACAACTCTCCAGATAAATTACCCCCCTTGTCGATTCTACACCACTTCTCAAGTCTCTTTGGATCATTTTCAAGAGTCCACCGAATCACTGATTTGATATCCATTTCTTCCAACTCATCCGAAATGCTAGCTTCTTGTGGCAAACTTTCAGTGATCTCGTTTAGCTCACTAAAAGATAAGTCCCCATAAACTCTAGCAACATCTTTAACTGCTGATCGACCTTGTAAACGTCCAAATGTAATCATCTGATAAACTCTCTCATTGCCATACTTGTTCTTAATATAGTCAATGATTTCATCGCGGTGAACAGATGGAACGTCCATATCAATATCCGGCAAAGAAATATTGTCTTTTGTAAATCGACCAGCATTTAAAAATCTAGAGAATAGTAAGTCATATTTCATAGGATCAATATCAATGATTCCAAGTAAATATGACACTAGACATCCACCAGCACTTCCACGGCCCGGACCCGGCAACCACTTATTGTTTCTTACATATTGAATAATGTCTTGCACAATAAGAAAGTATCCAGACAGTTCAAATCCATGAATAACAGATAGTTCATACTTAATACGATCAGTATATTCTTTCTTCCTATCGCCTTTTAAATGCATAAGTTTTGCTCGCCATCCATCCCTACACAATTGTGTTAAGTAGTCATTTTCAGACATATCTCCACAATCTACGCGAGGTAGCTTGGGCTTAGAAAGAATGCTATACTGTTGCAATTCGGAATATAACTGTTTAGTTCCAAAGTATTGCTTTTGACTAGGTATAATCCTATGAGGTGGATGAAAGAAATAATGATCAGACTCAAAGAACTTTTTATATTCTCCCATGTCTACATCTTTAGCTTTCTTAAGTGTAGTTTTAAAGTTAAGACATAATACCATTCTATGAAGAATTGCGTCATTCTGTTCAGCATAATAAACTGGCATAACTGCTAGTTCATCTTCTGTATAAAATTGTAAGTCTTCTTTATCGTATTCTATCTTTTCTTTAGAAGCTAGCTTAATTAAAGCCCTATACCCTTTTAAGGATTTAGCGATGTAATATCCACCGTTCTCTTTCATTCCAAGGATTGGAACAATCCCCGCTTTATTCATGGCATTGAAGAAATCAACAACACCACTAATAGTTTCAATATCAGCAATTAAGCAATGAGTATAACCTAATTCTTTGCATTTCTTGGCAGCTTCATCTGGTTTGATGAAACCTTTCAATAATGAATAGTGTGTTGTTATAACTGGCAATATCATTCAACAGCTCCCGGATCTTTATAAGTTCCAATCACAAATCCCGGTCTAGTACATGTTTCGACCGTTTTTTGCATTCCAATAGTTTTGATTTGATCTTCGACATGATGACACATAGTTCGTTCAGTTCCCGGCCAGTTTGTCTTATAGTAATGACATAGCTTTTGACATTTAAAACTTTTTCGATCTTGTGATATGGGTTTAGGATTTTGATTTGCTCTGATCTCTTCAAACATTGTTTTCAGAGTATTACTAAGAAAATACTCGTCATCATCTTTATCAAAAGCAAGCGTAAATGGTCCACCATCCCTACAGAAAAAGATAGTCATTAATGTATATCTATACTTGGGATAGAGTTTGCCAACGGCATAGTGATAAAGAAGTAGCTGGGTATCCTTCATCAGCTTGTCATAGTCCTTACGCTCTCCAGTCGCCCAATCAAGCCTCTGGCCAGTCTTCCAGTCGATTACTTCTATTGTACCATCTTCCATCTCAGTTACAAGATCTATTGTCCCTTTTATCGCAAGATTTCCAGAAATTGGCCCATCTGGGCCATCAAAAGTGAATTTTGCCCAAGGCTCATTGATTGGAATGTCAAAGTGAGGTTCAGTATCAATTACTTTTCTATTTCGTGGATCAAATTGACCCTTATTATACGACAATGTATCCCAAACCATTTTTTCACAAAATTTATAATCTTTATCATCAAATGAATTATGTGTTGAGTTTTCTCTGTAAAATTGAAAACTTCTATTTAAGACTGAATAAACAAAAGCATCGCTATGTAAATCTTTTTCAGTAAAAGAAAAATCACCCAAAGGTTCTTGAGTGATTTTCATGGTTGATCTTTTATTGAACTGAGTCCTTTTTTTACATATTGCTAATGTTTCAAGCACTGCGTGAGTTATAGTTCCCAGATCTGCTTTTTTTCCTGATGGAGAATAATGACCCAGCACGTATGTCATAAAATATTGCAGTTCACAATATTTCCAGTTGTTAAGACTGGAAGATCTAAAATAAGTAGTAATCATTTGATTGATGTTACTGCTTGTCTTTTATATACCTGCTCTGGTGGATTTAATACTACGTCTTTAGACAACCATTTCCACTCATCTAAAACTTTAAGTAACTCTTGACAAGATTCTTCAATAGACATGTTTGCATTATCTAAGACGTAATCAAACCCATTATAATTATCTAACGCTGATTCACTTACATGAGAGTCTTCATTGTGGAATCTTGTTAATCTAATAATTTTTCCTCCGGCTTTTTTAACTGCCTCTACTTCATTTTCAAATCTAGCATCAGAAATAATAGCGAAGTTCGATTGTTCTGCTAAAATATCTTTAATTGCTCGATCTGTCCATACATCTGGATATATTTTTCTACAAATATCTGTGCCAAAATATTGGATAAATTCTCTAGCGGTCATTTCTCCTGTCTTGCCTTTAATTTTTGTAGGCATGTCTTCCCATTTATATTTAATAGGTGTATTTTTTTGTTGATCTGTTCCATACAATAATTCTTTGTCAATATTAAACAATGAAATTGCAATTTCTTTTAATGTAGTTGCAAAAGCGTAATGCTTAACAAAAGGCCATACATTATCTATTGCCCAGATCGCAAAATCCATATCTACTCTGGTAATATCAATAATTCCTTGTCCGCTTTGTGTTTTACCAGATGTATCGGTTACTAATGTTTCAATAACTAGTTCCCCTTGATCAGTAATTTCAAAAGCATCGATAATACCATATGATTTTAATTGATATCCATGTAAAAAATTACAAAGAGTATTTTTGCCTGATTGTTTTTTTCCAGAAAATGCTAATATTTGACCCATTAAAAAAGCCCCTTAATTTGTGGTTTGAGTTCGTAATTGATATCTTCAATAGACATGTCTCCAATATCCTTCTTTGATATTTTAGGTGTGAAATAATTAAATCTTCTACCACCTTTTTGGATAATGCCTTGTGCTGCCTTTTGTCCTGCCTCATCATTGTCTGTTAATATAACAATATTCATTACTCCAAGCTCTTCAAGATTAATTAATTGATCTTCACTAAGATCAGATCCAAATATGCCAGCGCAATTTTTAATACCTGATTCGTATAATCTCCAAACATCGCCTTGACCTTCAACTAATACAATTGTTAATAACTTTTGGATGTGTGGTTTAGTAACCGATAGTCCATACAAAAAGAAAGATTTTTTAAAGCCTTTGCTGTTGAACCATTTTGGCTTAGTATGTTCGTCGGTTGCCCTTCCGACACATCCCACATACTGAGAATTTTCATCATACACAGGAACGACTGCTCGATTGAACATTTGTCTATTAGAATTATAACACTCTCCAACATCAAAAGCTATCAAAGTTTCTGGTAAAAAACCTCTACTTATATAGTATTTTGATGGAATGTCAAGTGTTGCAATAACTTGCTCCCGTGATATGTTTAAGTTTAATTTTTCAGATTTACGAGTTAATATTTCATTAATCTTATTAATCTCATAAATGCTTTCACTTATCTTTTCTTCTGGTATATCTATGATCTTTTTATTTAAGAATGAAAGTGAAAAATTTAAAGCTTTATAAAAATTAACTTCTTTACCTTCTCTTTGAGAAAGAACACCTCTCACAAAACCTATCATATTTTTACCATAGTCTTTTTCACAAGAATGCGTCCAACAAACCCAATTACCTTTAGTCTTAGAACCATCAGTAAAGATGCACGACCCTTCGCAGTTATCTCCTCCATGAACTGGACAAGGAAAGGCTATTCTATTTGGAAATTCAGTATATTCAATCTTTAAAGCATTTAGTAATTCTGGAACTTTATCCGATAGCTCATTACATATCGAATAGATCTTCTCCCGACTCACTTTCTCGTATTTCAAAGGAATTGTCTTGACTTGCATTCGCGGCTCCATTTTTAAGTTCATCTCTTGTATACCATTCAGTAAGTTTAGCAATCGAGCCATTCATTTTAACATTAATATAATTGCCATACTCAAGTCCAGATCCATGTCTAGCTTTGATAATAACAAGTTTACGATTTCCATTCTCATCACCGTCATCTGCCACTTCTTCGTCGCTTTTCATTTGAAACTTAGCAACTGTAGACGCAAGCCATTGAAGTCTATCAGATTGTGCGATTTCCTCTTCTCGATTAAGCTGCACAAAAGATAAACATGGTAGGTCGTATTTAATACAGAAGTCATTCATCTTTGTAATCTGAAAGCCTAAAGCTTGGTATTCTTGCATGGCAGCGGTTAGTCCAGCTGAACTCATCAACTTGAAATAATCGTATATGATTAAGCAATCTTTAGTTCTTCCATTCTCATCAAATCCAACATATTGATGCACCCATCTTTTAATAATGTTAAGGATGTTATCAAACGGTTGACCTGCGATTGATATATAGTGATACGGTATCTTTTCAATCAACTTGGCTGCGGCAATCACCTTTTCTTTTGAGTTAAAACTCTTAGCAAAAGCCCCTTTCGCAATCTCGTTAATCTTAATTCCGCTAATATTTGCTAACATACGGTTTCTTTGATCGCCAAGATCCATTTCTGTATCTAAATATAGAACTGGGATATTATAAACTTCCGAAACATACTTTGCCACATTAGTAGAGATCACACTTTTACCAACACCAGTTCTAGCTCCGATTAGAGTGACTGACTTTCTTCTAAGGCCACCTCCTATCGCTTCATCAAATCTAGGAAAGCCTGTAGGAATACCAAGATAATCAGAAGGATTGTTAATAAGGTAATCTACATAAGAATCAATATCTTCGCCAAGAAGTACAGTCTTATTGTTTTGTTCTTTATATGCAAGTGAAGTGATCTCCATGATTGGAGTTTCAACCATGCCAATGATATCTTCTACGCTCTCATCGCCTGTAACTTTAGTCATTGACTTATCACAGACAGATAGCGTCTTTTTAATATCTCTAGCTAATTTAAGTTTAGTTAACTTAGCAGCAAATTTAGGAATGTTATCTTTATTGATAGGGAAGTTAAAAAGCGACCGGATGAAACTCATTTCAGTCGCTTTATTGATTAATTCATACACGCCTAACTTTTGAGCTGTTGAGAATATAGAGAGGTATTCAATATTCTGGTTATTGTTGATAACATCTTGCAAGCATGTAAATATAACCTGATTTAATTCGTGGCTAAAGTATTCTGCTTGCAAGAAGTCAAGCTCAACATAAACTTCCAGTCCGAACTGACAGATGCCAGCTAAGACGGCACGTTCAACTGGTAAATTCTGTAATTCGGACTGGCTCATATTAATTCACTCCGTAAAACTTTTTCACAACCCAAGGCAACTGATGATAAGCAGAAACTATTTTATCTGCCTGATCTTGTGTTAATTGACGATTCTCCAACGCTATATTCTTTTCGGCGATAAGTTTGTTATTCGCTTCAAGCAATCTCTTGTTTGAATCTAGTATACTGTCAGCATAAGACTGCATTTCTTCAAGCTGTAGTTCATATTCAAAAACTTGTTTATCCAACTCATCGATTCGCTTCTTTAATTCTTCTTCTGCGGAAGTTCCAAACTGACGATTAGCAAGCTCGTAAACATGAATGGTTTCAATCTGAGCAACTGCATTTTTAATAACTTCAAGTTGATTGTACACGTTTAATGGATTCTTTTCTTCGCCCATTGTATTGTCCTCAAGGATAAATTCTGTAGATTGGATATGGATAATATACAGGTTGATACGTTTGAACCTGCACTGGTACATAAATTGTTCTAGGCACAACTACGTACTGCGGTTGTTGTACTACGTATTGATATTGGACTACGATTGGTTGAGGTTGCTGAACCACAACTGGAATTTGTGGATTAACCACAAACAATTGACCTAATGACATTGCTGCCAGTGCTACTAGTGTATTCATTTATCACTCTCTCTATTTGTATTCAAAAGACCTTCTGCGAATAACGCCCCATTCATAAAATTAGAAACCGCGTTTTCACCCCTTGAAAACGCCACGAAAGCTCTTGAAAAGTTTTCTGGAAAAGGAACATGCTCTTCTATGATTTCTATTACCCATGCGTTATCATCAATCTTACTAGCAACCTCTTCTCCTACTTTAGAAAGAATACCGTTCAATGTTTCTTGAGGTTGATCAAGGTCTGAAACTAGTAAAAATTTTCCATCTTTTGTTAGACCAAACGGTTGAGCTTTCATCCTATCTTGTGTCTCTGTCATTCAAATCTCCTATGATTGTACTACTGATTATTCCATATAGCACAATACAATAGAATGCTATGAATAGTATAAACCCTATTTTAAGATATGTCAAGACCCTGAACTCCCAAATCCATTTTCCCCGCGAGAAGTCTCATTCAAATTCTCAACGGAAACTGGTGTAAAATCTGGAGAATATTGAAGCAGCATTTGTGCGATTTTATCCCCATAATTAAAAGTTTGATATTCATTGCTTTCATTAACCAATAAAACCTTCACCTCTCCTCTGTATGGCGAATCAATCACTCCAGCCATAGTATCAATCCCCTTCTTCACTGCGTGACCAGAGCGAGGCCAAATTAGCCCAACAAACCCCTTTGGAATAGCCACTGCAATCCCAGTTGAGATAAGTCTTCGTTGCCCCGGAGGAATTGTAATTGTTTCTTTCTCGTCATTATACAAATCCAATCCAGCATCAAAAGCATTAGCTTTATCTGGAAGTTTTGCAGTGGGTGTAAGTAATTTAACTGGTAATTCTCGACTTTCAAATGTACTCATGATTTTCCTTTCAATAAACAAGATTCACAACGATAATACTCTCTAACGTATAACGGCAATACCATTTCGGATTTCCCGCATAATTGGCATTGCTGCTCAATTTTATTTTTATCAATGGGTTTTCTATTTCTTTCAGTTAAAGTGATTTCAGGAGTTTTAATATCTTTTGCGTCAGTTCCATCGTCTAAAAATTGATTTACTCGTTTTTCAATAGATATAGACTGCTTTTTGTTGATCTTTGTATTAATATTACTTGATTTTTGCATAGTAAATTGATTCATATCAAATTTATTACTATTAACTTTATCGGTTATTACTGTGGGCTTTGGTACTGGTTTTGAATCCAACGCATCTAAAATATCCATTCCCATTCTAATTAAATCAAAATCTCCTGAGTCTTTTCCTCTTTTGATTAATTTTTCTGCTCTATCCTTAAGATCGTTCATAACTCTTATTCCTTCCCATATTTTCAAGAACCTTCATGGCTGTTTCTACTGATCCAATTGTTGCTTCCCCCGCTAGTATTCTAGCTTCAGATGTTGTCTTGAGCATTTGTAATTTCAGTCCTGACTTATGATGCCTAATGGCTGAATGGTATTTCTCTTCCCACTTAGCATACTTATCATGACTGACACCAGTCACAATATACCATATGCCCTGTTCTGCCCAAGCTTTAACAGCTTTCTCTCTCGCTACAATACTTTTGAGATGCATCAGATATTGGTTTAGTAAAAAGATTGAGGCTTGATAATCTGGAAATGTCATAGATTTTAATTCTTCGCGAGAATAGTGCAATATCTTTCCTACTTCATGAACTTTGTCTCCAAAGTCAGTTCCATAGTCTATTTTACTCTCTGAAATCCAATTGTCAATATTCTCATGGAATTTTTTTATCTTTTCTTCTAATTCCTCCATATCTTACCTCTCCACTCTTCAATAGATTCGTTATGAAACAGTTCTATTAATTCAAAATTATTTATTTCACACCATTGTTTCTTATCTCTATCCCTAGCTTGAGCTTTATAAAAATCCATTTTACTCTTAAAAAAGAAGTTATTAAACTCTGTGTGTTGTTCGCCATGCACTTCAATAATAAGTTTTCTCACAGGAATAAAAAAATCCGCCTTAAGGGTGGATTTTCTAGTTGATGTCTTTGTTCCGGGTAATACTAATTCTTCTAAAATTCTATCATTAGGATATCTCTCCTTTAATAGCTCTTTAGCTTTATTGTGTAGTCCAGATCTTTTTTCTGTATCAACAATATTATTACTTGGAATCCATGAATACTCTTGTTGGTCCAATCCTATAATTTTCAATATAACATTTCCTTGACTTTAAGTTCAAGCAGGGCGTAGAATTCTGAATGTTCGTGAAGATAATTATATACCTTCTCTTGTCCTTGAAGTTTAACCTTTTCAGTTTCAATAAAATCAAGGTTATACCAAGATCCAGCAACTGAGATTAATCCAAGGTCAATAGCAATCATAAGAATTTCTTGTACTTTATCAATACCCTGTCCAAATCTAATCCAACTGTCGCAAGTTTTATATGGTGATCCAATTGACGAACATAAGATATCCCATGTTACTTTTAGTCCAATGACATTCTTATTTTCTTTTGAAGATCCTGCTGCTTCCCAAGGAGCTACGCTTTTAACTTCCATGCGTGTATCTGCTTGGAATTGGATCTTAACGCCACCATCGGCCATTTTTGACTTACCGTAGCCACTTGTGTTTGTAATCATGTGCGTAATCATAATTACTAAGCATTTTTGATTAGGAACCGTTTGCCCAGTTTTCTTAACAAAGTCGGATAAGATCTTTGGAAGTCCCGGCCTTGTCATTCCACTAATATCTTCATCAAGATCGCGAGATGGAATAAGGGAAGAGATAGAGTCAATGACCAATACGCAACCCTCATTATCTTTATCTGATATTAATTTTCTTGCAATATCTAAGAATGTTTCTGCTGCTAGTGGCTCATCTCCAGATCTAATAACTTGAACTAGCGATGGGTCGATCCCCGGAATTTCAAAGTTCATTTCTTTTAATCGACCTTCAACATCAAGATAAATGATCTTGCGACCAAGAGCTTGACAGTTGGCGATGATCTGCATAGTTGTCGTTGTCTTTCCAGCCTTTGGAGGACCGGATAAGATCATCCAAGAACCCTCTTTGATACCACCACCAAGAGCCAAATCAATAGCAGGACTAATTGATATCGTTTTGTAATTTCTCTTTGTCTCAAGGACTTTATCTCCTGTAGTAACATAGTCGCCATATTTTTTAATAAACTCTTTGTCAGTCGCCATTTTCAATTTCCTTTAGTCTCTGCAATAGTGTTTTACTTCCAAAAGATTGTCTAGGAGTGTAGATAGACTCCTTCACTTCTATTATCTCAATTGTATCATGCTTTGGAGCATTGTCAAGATCAATTCTTATTTTCTGTAAAGAACTTTTGACATTCCTAGCCCCCAAAGAGATGGTTTTAATACCCTCTCTGGAGTTAATAAATTTCATCATTGCGTCTTCGCCAAACTCTTTTATCAGCTTATTAGCTAATCCGATTTGACGAATATATATACTTTTCCATTTACCTTTATTCCAAAATTTATAAGGTAATGTGCCAGCCTTTTCATGCTTTGCTTGTCTTTGACAAATAACCTCAGCTACGTACTGAGCAGGAGTGCAAAAATCCCCGGTAGACGGGGATTTATATTTACTTAAGTCTGTTCTTTGCTTTGACATTTACAATTTTCTTTACATCTTTTTTTTTGTTTGTACATAAGATTATCATTTTCTAAAGTGAGTTCTCTTATTTCTTCGTTTTGTGCCAATGCAAATTCTGGCCAATGAAACTTTTTAACATGTATTTTATTGTCATCTTTTAGAATTCCAAAACACATGTATTTATATGTCATAGTATCATTATTTGTAATATCCTTAGATATACCTCTTGATATAAAAAAGTTATCTAAACCATTTTTATCTTCAAAAATAGTTTCTTCTGGCATACCGGGGCATATTACTTTAACTTCAGTGATGTTTAAATTATTATTATGACAATATATTTTGAGCCTTGTCCAAGGATCTTTTTGATCTTCTATGTCAAAATCAGATATTGCTGAATTGCCATCACTCAATATACATCTCCATAGTATTTCGCCACTATGTAGTAATTTTATTGTATGTTGATTATAAGATGTACAGATCATTTATCATCTCTAATTTTATGGATATATGATACATTTTTCTGAGCTGCATCTGATCGTCTTTTTGCAGCAGTTTCATCTGCTCTCATTGACGCTTCTTGTGTCATAGCGATAAAAGCTGTATCCTTCTTTTTGGCAAATACTTCAAAAGTAGTAGGCGATGGAGATTGTACTACGTTTTCTTGTTTTTGCTTTGGCTCATTTACTGGTACTTTTTTCTTTGCCATTTTAAAATCCTTTATTAATGAATGCTCGTCGAGCTTGTGTTAAAAAAATCTCTCTTCGACTTCTCAAGTATTGAATATAATTTTCAAAAATGCTTTTATCTACTTTTTTAAACTGGAAATTGTAAGCATTTATTTTATTCATATCCATTCCATATGGATCGAACAATTCTCCTCTACCATGTTTCACGTAGTATATATGTGTAAACTTTTCATTTTCTTTATTGTGCAGCGTAACTGTTTTAGCTACAGCTTTATTCTCATCATCATCTACATAACCAGTTTTATCTATGTATGCGACTTCAACTAGATCTTCTTCTGGGATAGATAATCCATTAAGATTTTCATTTTCATTTCTTGCCATTATGTTCCACTCAACCCTTCCAATTTTTCTTTGACCTTCTGTACGCAATTCCACTTATCAAATCCAACTACATGGATTTCTCCATTGTCAGCCATTTTATATTCTTCAAATAAATCATCGCAATCAATTTCCATTGGATCATAGCTACCGTCTGGTAACATTCTATATATATAGATTTTGAATTTTAATACACCCATATGTGGACCGATGTTTATTTTTTGTCTATTTATCATAGTTTTCCCGTTTCTATGTATTTAGCTTTTTTTTCTGGAGTTAAATTTGATATTTTTTTCAAATCTTGTCTTTCTTGACGTTTGTTTAATTTGTCTACTGTCCCATCTTTTGCCATCTTGTCCTCTAATCCGTATCGTCCAAGAGCTTTGGCGTTCTTTTCAGCCAACTGTCCAAGCGTCTTGACTTCCTTATTTATTATAACGGGAGGTCCATCTAAAACAACTGACAATCCTTCAAGTTTGCAAAAAGGACATTGTTTTTTCAATGGCTCTTTAATGCTGTGAAATTGCTCAAATTCTTCTTTGCATTCTGAACACATATAATGATATGTCGGCATATTATTCCTCTAATAAATATTCATTTGGATCATATTGTCTATATTCGTCCCCACTCCATACTAAGAATGTTCTGTAACTTTCTCTATATGCTATCTTTTCACTCTCAGATAAATCCGATCCAGATAATAATAATTCATAAAATTCTATAAATTCATCATTAATAAATAATGATTCCTGCTGTACGCTAGATTTTTTAGTGTCATAATATACTATGGAGCCAATTAAGGCTCCACAGATTATAATTATTGGTAATATCTTCTTCACTTCAATCTTTCTAATATCCTTCCAATGATTTTATTTCTAACAATATCACTAGCTTCTAGGGCGCATATACCAACGCCATCTAGATTTTCTAGTTTATGGCTGACGCTTTCTAATCCCCCTCTAATGCTCATTGGAAGATCTGATTGGTCTGCATCTCCGTTGATTACTGCGCGTGAATGTATGCCAATTCTTGTTATAAACATTTTTATCTGCTCAAATGTAGCATTTTGAGCTTCGTCAAGTATCATAAAACAATCATGAAAATTTCTTCCTCTCATATATTCGAGTGGACACATTTCAATAATATCGCCATCTCTAAATTTTTTCACCATGTCTCTACCGAGATAGGCATTCATCTCTTCAATGATGGGTACGAGATAAGGTTGGATTTTTTCATCTTTATTTCCCGGTAAAAATCCTAATCCTCTTCCCGCTTCAACCGTAGGACGTGTGATAATTATCTTTGAAATTTTTTGATCTAAAAGCCAACTGCAAGCTAAGCCGACCGCAACAGATGATTTACCAGATCCTGCTGGCCCAGTACATATAGTAACATCGTTTTCTACCATTGATATAATGTAGTTTTCTTGATTAAGGCTCTTCGGTTGAAGAACTTTACGATGTGGATTGATAACAGCGGTTGTTTTTGCTTTGTTAGCTTCTTTTCTCATTCTTGATCTTGACATGTTTGTTCTCCCTGTGATTATCTAAAATCATTAACCACTGGATATGTTAAATTCACTTGAAGTATTTTTGTAAGTATATCTGTATATTGAATAACTGCTTTGACCTGCGTCCCCGCCACTCCTTTCTCTGCTTACTAAGAAATTGTTAGTACCCAAATCTATTTTTAGTTTATTATTAATTCCTAATACTATACCAGTAGAAGTCAATGTCTCATATACTGACCTGAAAACATCAGCAACATTGCCTGAGCTTTTTATATACACTCCTGATACGAAGCTTTCTAAAAATTCATTCAAGCTATCTTCATTAGGATATAGACTTGTTATTGGTATACCTGTATTATAAATCCCACTATGATCAATTCCTTTATAATACCCTGTCTCTTGTAATATATTACCAGTTTGTACAGGTATAAAACCTCTGTCGATAATTTCAAAAGAGCATGATATATCAAATGGATATTTTATATATTTATTAGCAACTGTAAGGAATCTACCATATGATGGAATTTCACCGTAATCAAATCCTATATTTACTTCGGCAGACAGTAAACCATGACCACTTGCCATATGTGCTGCTACTTCTGGAGGCACTCCGCTCAAAAAGAAGTCTTTCCTTTTGCTCGTAGTTCCAGTAATAGGCACTATTCCAATTTCTGTTGGAACGATTGCTGTTGGAGGTATTCCACTGCATTCTAATGAATGGCCTTGAAAATTTACATCTTCTGTAAAAAAATTATCAGTACCAAATTTATAATTAATTGATGTTAATAATAAATCTTTTAACTCCATTCCACTTGGATATTGGTTAAATCCATTACTATAATTATACATAACTACCCAGCCTGAACACGGGGAGATTATTAGTCCCCCCGAAGGCAGTATACCAGATGTTTTACTATTGTATATAACACCTGTATTCAAAACTATAGATGGTGAATCACTCGATATAAATTTAGTGAGACTGACTTCTACATTTGATTTTTTGTAAATATTTTTAGCTGCAAATGGATTACCCCAAGTTGGAATTGTAGATACGTCAAAAGTTTGATTTACTGATAAATTTTGAACACCAGATATTTCTACTGTGTTTAATTTAAAAGTATGTAAATCATATCTTATTAATACTGGGGCATTGTTGTTCATTGTATTTCACAAGCTCCACCAGAGTTATTTTTTTTACTATGATTCGATATTAAAATACACATTTCAATAAAATAATTTTCATCATATGTTCTTTTCATCATATTTATATCCTTGTGAACCCATTGTACATTATTTTCAGTATAACCAATAGAACTATCTATTCTATCCAGTGAAGCCGTATGATTTGACTGCTCGTTATATTTTATAATTATATCTTGTCCTGATAATGCGCATTTTTTACCCTGTTTTAAAAAAAGATTCCAAGCATATTCTATTGTTATTGTAAAATCAACACTTCTTCTGCTTCCTCTTTTTCTTCCGCCAGCACCTCTTTTGATAGAGTCCCAATAATCTCCACTAATATCTCCAAATCCTTTCCATTGATGATGGTGATTTCCTTTGGGGGCGCATTTTGAACATCTTTTACTTTGCCCTTGTATTAAATGAGTAGAATATACATCTCTAATATTACCGCATTCACAAATACATCTCCACACCGTATGATTTCTATTAGTTTGTACTCTTTGCTGTACAGTCCATTTTCCGAATTTTTCACCAGTCAGATCTTTTAACTTCATTTTACACTCCTGTTTTATATCAATATAATCACATTATATTATACACAAAACAGGAGGCAAATGTGATTAATTAAACTAATTCGCAGCCACCAGAAGTACAAGCAAGAGCCTGTTCTAGTTGTGTGTCATCATATATCTCTTCTACAACTGTATAGTCCACTTCTTTGTACTCCCGTTTGAGTTCTGTCCATAGTTTGAAGTTATAAATATCCTTCATGCAATATGTAAGCTCTTTAATATCACCTTCAAAATACTTATTAGCAAATTTCTTGCATCTCTCTACCCATTCGACTTTCGCTTTTCCTTTGATTGGACTTCCAAGACCAGAAATGCTATCACACGCTGCCCAAAGATTATCTTCCCATAAATTAAGAGCTACTTCGATCAAACCACTTACAAACATAACTCCTTCACCATAATGAGATATCATCTCACTAGGTAAATACACAGCCGTGAATGGGGCTTGTGGATAATCTTTATCTCCAGTCACTGGAAGTAAAGAAATGCCGCAGAAGAATTCTCTATTAGCATAGATAAAATCCTCTACTTCATTCCATTCATCGGGCTTAACATTGATTGTATTACTTACGTTGTGAGTTAGCCAAGGCTTAGTGCAAAGCTCAATATTAGTGCCGGGCAATACCCAGTTCTGTTGTGTTGACTTTACAATCTTAAGTAACTCAATAGCTGTAATCTTATTCTTTGTTTTGCTACCGTCTGGGACTTCAATACAGAAAGCAATTACATCATCGGTTCTATTGGCCGACCAAACAGATTCTTCGCACGCTCTTGGGTTGACTTTGTTGAAGTGCTGGTACAGTGCCTCCACCTTATTCGCCTGTACGCGACGAATATAGCGTTTAGCGTGATGAGGGTGAATACCACTGGCAGTGCCAAGGATACAGCTAGCAGTGCCTTCAGGCTTGACACAGGTGACTCTCGCCGCTTGATTAATTCCAATCTTCTGGGCGATAGATTTGTTGGTTTCTTTTGCAAGCTCTGCTGCCTTTCGTTGAATATCTGGATTCAAGCAGATCTCAGGCTTTTCTAACCAACCTGTTCCAGATACACCTAGTAATGCTTCTCTAGCAAAAATCTTTTCACTAGTCTCTCCTAAATATGGAAAACTATTAAATCCAGCTTGAAGAGTTCCAATAATAGTTACTGCTTTAACTGCATCATAAAACTCTTGTTCAGTAGTAACTTTAGCACAGTTAACTGTAGAAAGATTACAACCTTGCCATCCACTCTTGCCAGTTTCTACATCTACTGGATACATGCCAATTTCAACACATGGATTAACAATAAAATCTTCATCGTCGGCCCATACGAAACCCGGTTCACCAAATTGCTTAACTGACTGCATTAATTCTGCAAATTGTTCAGGAGTTGTCTTATCTCTTAAAAGAAGTGCTGAATTATTTGATCGACCCCTATGAGGATTATCGGTAAACCAATTGCCAGTTTTAGCTGTAGCCATCTCTTTATCATCTGGCGAGAAGAGGCAAATGGTAGCACTACGCCTAACTCCACCACTAATAACAGCATCGGCAGCGTGCATAACAATGTCATATGCTTCGATTGGTTTAATTCTGAAATCACCTCTGTTAATGGCATTGTCTAACACTTTCTTAATGTTGTTAAGAGCTTTCTTTAGCGGTTCTGAACCCGGAGCTTTTCCACCTCCAGAAATTCTTGTACCTTTCGCTCTAATCTTGTCAAAATTAAACTGAATTTCTTTTCCTTGATATTCTGGAAAATCAGTTTCACCTTCAAAATAAGAACTTAGCAATACACCGATTGCATCACTCCAACCTTCAATTTCATCTGGTACAGTATACTTGACTTTTCCAGATCTTTCTTTTGATAGGTTAGGTAGTTTATCAATGTGTTTTTTCTGCACTGAAAATCCTACGCCACAACCACAAAGAAGCATATACATGCACTCTTGAAAGAATCGCATTCTATCAATGAAAGATACTGTACAATTAAACATACGGGCGTTATGCTTAAAGATAGGATCTCCACCAAATTGCAAAGCTCTCTGCGAGCCTAAACCTTTCTTCTTGAGCATCATATCATATGCCCAGTCAATATCTGCGTGCAAATCTTCGCTCTTATCTGCATATTGTTTATGCATCATATTCCTAACGCGATCCACACTCTCCTTGTATGTTTCTCGCCTCTTCTTATCTGGTAAATATCTTGCATATTTTGCGGAAAATGTGTAATCCTGTAAAGCTTTAATCGACATTATTCTTTTGCCCTTTTATTTTGTAGTTTTATACTTAGATTACTGAATACTGTATATTCAAAATCTAATTCTTTTATTTTTAGTCCATTTTCAATCAAGAAGTTAATTATCTTAATATCATCTTCGCTCATGGAATAAATCACTCCATGTTTATCTACTATGATTTTTCTGATACCATTCTGCCATAGCATTTTTGAACATACCGAGCATGGATATCCAGTTACATAAGCTCGTAAGTTTTTTTCTTTCACAATCATATTAGCTAAAGCATTTTGTTCAGCGTGGATCATATATGGATATTTGTAAGGACGAATCATTGGTAGATTTTCATCCTGTGTATTAGCTGGAAAGCCATTGTATCCTACGCTAACGACATGATTGTCTTCGTTAACAATAACACAGCCCACTTGCGTTTGTGCGTCATGTGAACGCACAGCGGCTAAATGGGCCATTGCCATAAAGTATTGATCCCAGTCGGTTCTCATTTTTTTAGGTACTCTTTGTGAACCCAAGTGAGTTGTAAAGTACCCTCGTCAACATTCGCTCCAATTATAAAAGGCCCGTAGGCTACTAGTTTATTATAGCCTTGCTTTGCCTCAAAGTATCCACAATATCCAGAAATTCGCTTTTTTGTTTCTGTTCCGGGAATTAGCTGACGGTCCAATTGGTACAACTTGTCAAAATCCACTGACTTTAAATTAACCATTGTTTTGTCCTATTATTCTGAGATTTTAAAAAATGAAAGAACGTCCTTCTTAAGCATTTGTCCTACGTATTCAATTTGTTCGCTAGCGGGATCTTCATCTGCAAATGATAGAAAATAAAATTCTGTGACTTCATCAGCAATAAGCTCGTTTAACATTTTTGCATTGTAGTCACTTTCTTTGAAAAGCTTATCCAGCTTAGAAGGTAAAGAGAAAGCTATATAACCTTCTCGTTCACCCAATACTTGAAAGCTAATACAGTAATAAGATATTTTATTTTGTTTAAACTTAAAGAAGCTCAAAATATCATTATTCCAATCAAATTCTTCTTTAATGTCAATATTGCCAATTTTAATACTCATTCTTATCACTTTCTAGAACCACAGTTATTTTGTTTAGTCTGATATCAATGAAAGTCTTGTCGTCAACTTTCCTTACATTGATATTATCCAACACCGCTTTCACTTTGTCAAGGTCTGACTGGGAGAAATTTAGCTGATTCAGCAAAATCTCAACTAATTTATCTTTTAATTCCATTTGTAGCTCCAGCGGCAGCAGTCGCCATCCCGTTAGACATCGAAATTACTTTTTTTTTATCTTCCAAGATATCGTTTTTTGCAATACCGTCTTGCATAAGCTTATCTAATTTATAAGTATGCTCATTTAATATCTCTGCATGTACGGTAAAATTTTGTACTAAAATTTCATTTTGTTTCTCTAGAATGCTTACGGTTCTACCCGATGCATCTTTTAACTGAGTAACTAATTCAAAGTGGGCGTCCACTATTGGTTCAACTTTAATAAAAATCTTTTTACCTAGTTTATAAACTACAAAGCCAGTAATAAGCCATAATCCAACAGGGAATCCAGTTTTATTGATAAACTCTCCCAAATTTGGTAATACTTCATGCCATGACATGTTCATAATTCATCTCCTAAAATAAAAGGGGACTGGGAATCCCAATCCCCCGAATTTAATTACTTGCCAGTGATAGGTGAGTAGTTATATTTATTAGATGATGTAGCAGGATTGTAATCAACAAAATTGGTCAAGATATACAATTCACCCGGAACCGCTCTGCTTGGAATAGATCCAGAAGTACCGAAATCTGCACCAGCTGTGCCAGTTGGGTTTGTGATCCAAGTAGTTCTCTTCTTGATCTTGTCGCCGTTAGAATCATATCCTGTTCTACTAAATTGGCTCTTGCGAACTAGTGTTGTAGAATTATCATAGTTATCTTTGATATAATATGGATATTTTGGGCCAGAAACAGTATTAGCCATGAAGAGCAAGAAAGTCTTGGATACGCCAGCAAGAGTTGTTGCAACTCTAGAGATCAACCAAGTATTTCCTGATCTGCTATTGGAGTTATAAGCAAATGTTCCACCGCTAAGAATTTTTGCAGTGTTATATGTTTTAGCTCCACTTAATTCTTTTGGTCCGGTTGTAATTGATGTATTGTTTGTGTTTACATCTTTAACTTGGATTGCTTTTGTGATTAGTGTCGTAGCAGTAGACAATCCGATGATTGTTCCACCCTGTCGCTGTGTGGTATAAGCTCCACCAGCAGTATTTTTTAAATATGGATTGGACGATTGATTTGGAACCATTGCAGTTCTCCTGTTTATGTATTAAAACTTATTATTTTCCTATTATCCTTGTTTTAGGTTCCTCTTCCTACTCTACTATACACAATTCTCTGCACAAATTTATCGCTTTTTTTAATTTTTTTCTTGCAGCTTCTTTTCCATATCCATTTTGTTCACCTATTTCCTTATTTGTCATGTTGTAATAAAATTTTTGAACCAGTACATTATATAGTTCTTCGTTTTTATCTTTAACAGACATCAAAATATCTCTAGCTTCTTCTTTACTTTTAAAATCGCACGACAGTGCATTGTGATAATTATCAATATATTCAGTATTCTGAAAATCTCTAGCCTTGCTTTTGTACAGTCTTCTAGAATTGTTTTGTATGCTTCTATACAAGTAAGATGAGAATTTAGCTTTTTTTGTAGAATTGAAATTTTGCAAACATCCCCATAGCGTATTCATTATAACCGATTTAATTTCATCTTTTGTGCATACACCTTTTAAATTTTCATTGCAAACTTTGTGCATAATTTTTTTATAATATTCATTATTAATAGCTTCTTCAAATTTCTTATCGTTTACAGATTGCATTTTCTATTTCCTTTTTTACGTTTGTGAAATTAAACATTTTTCCTACACCAATACAAAATGTGTATCTACTCATAATTTTCAATGCTTCTACGCCATTGATTATTTTTATCTTGTCAGATACTTTATACGTAATATCAAAATTGGTGTATCCTAGCCAGCAGTACCATCTGTCTGAAGGTTTTAATGCGGATTCACTGGGAACAGTTCCAAATGGAGTGTGTATTAATGGAGACCCCATGTCTAATAATGGTCCTAAACTATTAGTTATTCCCATGTTACTTAGCAACTGTTCATTATCCTCAGATTCTTCATCCATCATAAAATCTATAGGCTGAGATTCTAGAAGTTCTATCTCTTTTTCATTCCAGCTTTCCCACATTATTTTTTTCATTAACTTAGCTCCACATTGGTAGGATCTATGACTAGACTTGTAGGCGACGATAGTTCATTAAAAGCTTTAGAAAATGTATTGAATTTTTTTAATCCATTTTCCATAGTTTTTGATTGAACTTTTAACTGTTCTAATATTAATTCATTAAATTCTCCGCTAGTAGATTTATTTAATAGTAATGCAAACTTTTTAATTTCTTCTGTGGTATTACCCCACGCAACTTCAAATGCTACATTTCCATCAGTATCTAAACAAAAAATAATAAATGACTGAGGTGTAAAATCTTCAGTCAAATCGTCTTGGGTCTCCGTTGATGCATTCGACATAAAAGTTATCCGGTATGAGTTTATAAAAATTCGTTGTATTGACTATTTTTCCATTCTTTATACAATCTTTAAAATATAGCATTTTACTTGTATATATAATTTCAATAGTGTCTTCTTTTTTTCTACATGATACTAATTCTTTTGTAGGCCATTCATAATGTACTTTAATATATTCTGTGAACAATTCTAATAAACATTGTTTAGGACCGCTATGAAATAGAGTCATTCTTTTTTTTAAGATATTATATTCATCATCTAATAATATTTTTTTATAATCTATATCTAATTGTGATACAGAATTGTCTTCAAATATAGGAATAAATGATATATCTATATTGTATTGCTTATCCATTATTTCCTCCTATAAAAATGGGCTTAGTAATATTATACCAAGCCCCAAAGAATTGTCAATGTTAATTTAATAAAATCCAAGCAATTGCCCTCATTTTTTCAGATAAAGCAATTTGCTCTTCTTTTGTAATGATAGCTTCATTTTCTCCAAGCGTAGATAGTATGATTTTATACATTCTATCTCCAAGAGCTTTATACTTATTGCTAATTCTATTATTAAATGTTAGCTTAGCGGATTCCACATAAAAGTTTTCGAAAGATATTGAATTTACATTTTCATAAGATGGTAGTCTTTTACCCACCTCATTATTAAAAATGGCAATCAGCTCTCTATCAAAAACTTCGTCTGGGCCGGAAACGATGTCTTTAATATCTTTTAACTCTTCGTATAGTTTATCGGTAGGCTTTTTCAAGTCTAGCATTTTACTGTAGTTTGTAGATGGAATTACTGGTTTATCAATATTAATTCCTGAGATACTATCCCAAAAAAAACCAATTAATACAAAAGCAATTCCTAAATATACTCTAGGCTTCATATTATTTGTCCACTTTAATTAACATTGGGAAAATTTCATCTAGTGTTATAACAGCTTCAGATAGATTGTTCTCTTCGCAAGCATCCTTGAATGATTGCCACTTCTGAACAATCTCTACCAAATTATCTTTAGTATCGACTGCAACAACAGGAGCTGGAGCTGGAGTCGGGGTGATATTTGGAATATCAATATTGTTGGCTTTTTGCTGAATCTTCTTTAGCAAAGAAGAAAAATCAAATGAGGATAGGATTATAACGATTCCAAGTCCTAAAAAAATTATTTGGCCTGTACTCATTGGACCACCTCAGTCTTTCTTAATGAGTCGCCAACAATCCAGCTCGCACAAACCAGCACGATATTCTGAACTTGATCTGCGCTTAAAGTAGTAATCCCTAAACTTTCTGTTGTTACAGCTAATACGCCAGCTACCGCGACCCAAAATCTACGAGATTGAAGCAGGGCTTGAATTTTAGTTTGCATTTTTTGCCTCCTGAATGATTGATTGAAAACTTTCTGATGATATTTTTTTTGATTCTGCCAATAAAAGATCTTGAACTTGAGGTCTCAAGTGAGCATATTCTTTTGGAAGTTTATCTTTGACAGCTTTACGCAATAGAATTTTATCTAATGCACCCGGATTTTTAACTCGATCTTCCAAGCTTCTTCCAAACACATTACACTTCATTAGCAGTTGAAGAACTCCAATAATGATTGATCCAATGATAACTATTAGACCAAAATCAAAAGAGTAATTTTTTTCGCCATCCTCTATATTTGAAGCTATTTCTTTTGCTAGTTCATCTACGCTCATGGGTTCACCTGAATATATTGTATTTGGGGTTGCGGTTGTGGCTGAACAGCCTGAACTTGTGGCTCTTCCTTTGGTTTACACTTACACACGCCGCCATCTTTTGAACACTGACACTTTAGTTTATTGCCATCTGGTTGAATTAATTCACCTGTTCCATTGCACTTGCACCCAAGATCAGGTGCTGGAGGTGCTGGCTTAGGAACATTCTCCTTTTTAATATTTTTCTTCTCTGTAGTATCTAAAATACTATTTACTCTTTCAACTTCTTTTTTAAGATCTGATTCGATATCTCTAGATCCGTATACTTGTAGTTGTTTATCTGCTACGTTATATTGGCTATAAGTATAGCCAACGATTAACCCTAAAGCAAGAACTATAACGCTTTTAAAATTCACGCAAAAATCTCCTTTACTCTTGTCCAGTCCATCTTTCGTTTAAACCCGTTGAAGTTGCTGTAAGCGAATGTCGCTCCAGCACCAATCATACCTTCGGCAACTTTTTGCCTAGTCCAAAAACTACCATCTGGTTGTTCATAGACTTTAGGACCAGAATTCCATAGTCCCCAGCTATTTCCAACTAGGAACAACATTTCATTAAATCTTTCATAGGTATCATCACATGCAAGTATTGTCATTGCGTGCGCCCAGCTACCTTGAGGTTCTGCAATTCCATTTTTATCCCTTTGCGAAGAGAATCCATAGTTAGAACATACAGATAAAGCATATCCATTAGCTAGCAGATCTCTGGCTTGCTCAACGCTGTTCACTGCTGTTACTGTGGTTATCTTGTGCTTAGAGCATTCCTTCACTACAGCTTCAGGGATTCCTCGTCCACCCCAGTTCATTCCTATTTTAGCATTGTATGTTGATAAGTCAATACCTAAATCGTCATATTTTTGCCTAAGTAAGAAACCTCCTGTTGTACTTACGAATCTTGCCGCTTGTGAACAATGCATTCCTTGGCCGCTAGAACCCCTAGAACCATAGATTGGTTCAGTAGCTCCTCTAGCAATGAAAGACTCTTTCTCTTTGCCATACAGGATTTCGTAAGCCCTAGTGATGTCTACAGCATTGCGTGTAGCATGACTTACGCAATCGCCAGTAGTTTGACTTTCATCTCCTCCAAAAGAAGGAAAGAAATATTGAATTGCTTTATAAGGCAAGGAAAGAACTCCTTTACCTGTTCCATATAATTCATCACCAATATCTCCAAATAATGGATGTGGTAATTCTTGCATGAGTTTTGCCATGTCAACTGGATCACACACTGCGCCTTGTAATCCATTATTATACTGATCTAAAAGTTCTTCTGGACTATTAAATTCCATTTAAGATCTCCCTTGCTGTATTTTCCCAAGAGAATTTTATAGCGGTTTCAATACCTGCTAAATTTAATTCTAGTTCACTATCTTGTTTTAATCTATGAGTTTCTCTCATATGATTTATAATTTGATCTTCTTGTTTTTTGCCAAGCTCAGCCCATTCGCCCTGACCGTGAAACCATATTCCATCTTGAGCTTGAACCAATGTGTCTGTCTCTACGATATAAGAATTATTCCTATTTGTGAATTCTGTATGACCAGAATAATCAGTTGTAATTACATGTTTGCCACATGAAAGAAGTTCTAATAGTTCTAGATTCCAACCTTCAGCACGAACTGGAAATACTCCTACATCAACTTGTCTCATAATATTATACACATCCCGGTGATATTTTTGCCTTCCAATAAATCTAATTTTATTAGCAATAGAAGAACCCTTATAATAATTGATCCAATCGTTATTCTTTTCACCTAAGAAGGGGTTTTCGCACATCATCCATAGCTCTACGTTGTCATCTTGATTAAAGGCTGTTTCAAAGCATTTCTTGATAACATCGTGACCTTTGCGGAATTCCCACTTTCCACAATTAAAGAAAATCGTAGGCTTTCTTCTTACATTATTATTTTCATTAAAGATTGATCTATCAATACCCAAAGGTATGACTTTTGGAATTATGCCAACTTGATCTTCGACAATATCTTTTGCCCATTTAGAACATACGATAAGCTGATGGCAACCTTTCATGCTCATCTTTTCTTCTTTTGTGAATTGATTAAGTTCAAAGATTGGAAATCCAACCTTCTCGCCCCTCCCTACAGATTCGTGTAATCCATTTTGATGCCAAATCTTAAGACATGGTTGAGACCATTTTAGATTCTCATCTTTATTTCTCCAGTCAAATTGAGCTAATTCCTCGTATAGTTCTGGTTCTGGCTGGCCAATTGGGAAAATTGTCAAATTGTCGCCAAGCTGTTTAGCTAATTGTTTAGATATATTATAACCAACTTGACCATATCCAAGACTATTTATAGGACATTGTAAAAACATTAATCACTCTCCCAAAGTTTAATTATATTATCTGGAAAATATAGTTCTTTAATAGCATTGTCTAGATCTTCAATTGTTTGTCCAGCGAGTCCAGTTCCAATTGGAGTTAATAAGAATACTAGATCATCGTGGACCTGAGCATACTTCATAAGGACTTCAAGTTGAACCCTAATGAAATCCCATCCTATGAATCCAGTTCGTAAATCTTTAGTTATTATAGCGTAAGTTTGACCTTGACGCCCACTATTCTTTCCATATTCTGCGCCCCAAGTCATCGCCGTTTTAGCTGCTCCCGCCCCATGCCTACCTTCAGTATTACTACCAAATACAAATATTTCATTCTGCAATAAGAATTCTACCATTATTTTCTCCAAAAAAAAGAGTCGCCCAAAAGGACGACTCATATTTATTAACTGTTGTTATATCAATAAGAATCGGCTGAGACAACTTCGCCGCCAGCACGGGTAATCAAAGCTCTGACGACTGCTGCATTTGTTGTATCTTTAACAAATCTTACAGAGCCATCTGTCATTGCCATGTTAGCTCCACCGGGATGCCATGAGAAGATTTCATTATTTGGACCGCAATCATGAATTCCCCAATCATTTGCACCACAACTTGGCTTGCCAAATCCACCAGTCTTGTTATTGTTGATAACATTTGAAACGCCAGCAGCATTATCAGGATCGCCCCATCTCCATGACCGTCGAGCGCCTTGAACATAAGGAGCAGGAGCATTCAAATCAGGAGCGTAGTCTGTTGTTGGAGAGGCATAGTTACCAACACCTTGCATCTTTGGGCTACGACCAGTGTCTTCATAAAACATAGCAGTGTTAGATGTGCCATCTGTTGTTGCACCAATCGTTGCTCCACCCTTATTAATATCAACTGTTCCATCCAAAACTTTTGCTGGATCAATTTGATAAATCTTACTAGATGAACACACTGTACATCCATACGCTTTATAGGCAGATGTGCCGTAAGCATTACCAGTCAATGATCCGGGAGCGGGTGTTGGTCCAACATAGCCAGCTTGCCACTTTGTAGTTCCATCGGGCATGATCTCAGTATAAGGTGCGGTTGCATAGTCGATACAACCAAATCCAATACTGTCACGTCCGTTCTGTCGGTCACTCTCAAGTGCATTTGTTGGACACAAGAATGCATTAATCACTGTTGCACTTGCAGTTACATTACCAGAGAAATTATATGGTAGTTGCAAGTTGAGTTGATTATAAACATTGCCTTGTTCGATACTCCCAAGAATCATTGTGAATGCACTGTGATAGTCTTGCGTCTTATAGGTCGTACTGCCAACTGTTACATTATGCTCTCCAGAGCGTGGAAATGTCCCTTGGGCGCTTTCAAAGTTGTGAGCGGACAAAGCTAGCTGTTTAAGGTTGTTTGTACACTGGGCGCGCCTAGCTGCTTCTCTAGCGGACTGTACTGCTGGAAGCAGGAGTGAGATAAGCACTGCGATAATGGAAATTACCACAAGCAACTCAATAAGGGTGAATCCACGACGATTAACATTTTGTGTTTTGATCATTTTTATTTTTCTCTCAAGTGTTTAAAGAAGAAGGACACCAACGCGATGTCCTTCGTACTCAATTATTATAACCGACCCAGACCCCATTGTCAAGTTAAGATTTCATGAAGATTGAGCTTTTTTTAACGCTTCTGGGTCTGGTCTATCAGGATCGCCCGGCTTGGCTGGCTTATAGTTCTTACCCTCTCGCTCTTTTTTCTTTCGGATATTTTCCCATAGGCCGGGCTTTTCTGCTTCTGACTTATCGACTTCGGGCTTGTCAGCTTCTGTATATTCGTTCATAGCATCTGTATAATCTTTTTTCATGTTAATATCCTTATTTAAAGTTCACTTTATAAAAACTATGATCTATATAATTAGATTCGTTTATTATATCATATGATATAGTATTTAATCCATTGCTATAGAAATCTTTTTCTGTTTTGCTTGCGCATATATTTATATTTTTCGCATTTGTATCTATTACTAGGTTGTTACCTTCTGATATATCTTCGGAATTATCAAAATTTACAAATCTTTTTTCCATTTCTAAATTAAAATATTGACATTTTTTTTTGGGTTCATGGTCTTCTCCTCCCCATCCCCAGTAATCATTAGAGTATCCATTCATTTTAATATAGGAAGACGGTTTATAGCAAAATCCTTTAGGCCAATACTCTCCTTTTTGAGTTAATGCAATAATATCTTTATTGTAAATATTATAGTCCACATCTATAGGGTAGCAGTCTACTGGATGAAATATATATGTCCAATTATTGTCTTTTTCTTCTTGATTGAAGATATTAAATCCAATATTAATTAGATATGCAATATTAAACGGTAAGTTATTATTTTGTTCCACAACCTGTATTTTAAAATCAGCGCCTTTAAATTTCTCATTTAATATTGGTATGATTTTATTTAAATTACCTTCTCTATTTCTATACGGTATAGATATTCTATACTTTTCATTCATATATATTCTACCTTAACTTCTGGAAAATATTTTAAATATAAATTTTTAGATTTAGTTTTAGAATTAACTTTGCTTTTGATTTCGTTATAAAAGTTCCAAGCTAATGGTATATATATAGCTGGAATTTTAATATTATGCTCCAGTATATTTGGGTCTACTATTGGAATATTTGACCCCGGAGTTAGTAATCCACATTTTAATGGATTATCATCTACAATATAGTCTAATGAGGCATAAGCAAAATTAAGAAATGTATTTCCTTTTGCCGCTGCGCCATATCCTATAAGCATATGGCTTTTTGATAGATCTCTTATAGTTATATTGAACTCGTCTCTTATTTCATAACATCTTTGTGCGTATTTATCATATACCTCTTCATTATATAAAAAATCTTCAAATAAAGTATTTATTCCAGATAAACCCATCTTGTCTATTTTAAATATATAACTAGTGCCATGTATATCTTCATGCCAACTACCAGTTAAATATAGTCCAGCTCTATCGCAAAGCTTTTTCATTGAATTAAGATTAAAGAATGAAATATGTTCATGATAAATCGTGTCAAACTCATTATTTTTAATCATATTAGCTTGTGATGTTTGAATATAGATAGTTCCATTGTCATTAAGTATCTCTTTGGCAGCTTCTAAGAATTCTAATGGATTTGCGTTATGTGCGAATACATTCTGAGCTAAAATTACATCAAATGTTTTATCTATTTTTTTTACAGTATCTTTATTAAAGTAATCACAGTATATATGATGACCTTTTGCTGAGCTTATTGGGTAGATATTTTCTGCTGGATCAATTCCATAAGTATCAAAACCTAGTTTAGAAAAATAATCTAATTGTGTGCCGTCATTACAAGCGATATCAAGAATTGATTTTGCCTGTGGATGAAGTTTTCTTATTTTCTGTGCAAATCTTTCAAAGTATTCATTTAATGTCTTTGATGTTCCACTAACATATAGATAATTTTTAAACATTAAATTTGGATCAACCGCAACGCTTAATTGCAAATGATAACATTTACGACAAAGATTAAGCCTAAGAGGAAATCTATCTAGCTCCTCTTCGTTATGATGATAATTGTTCGCTAAAGGTTGATCTCCTAGATTTAAAATTTCTTTTAATTCATTGGAGTCGCAACATAGACATCGATCTAAATTTTTAAACATTTATCTCTCCTGATGAAATTAGCTATTTCAAAATTATCAAGTAGACTATCAGATATATTTTCAATAGAATCTTTAAAAGTAAAATTGTAACGATTGCAAAATTTTTCGGTATTTAATTTAAAATCATACATTTTACTGCTATCATCTTCTTTTGTTTCAACATTACATAAAAATCTATTAGAAACGTAGTCCGCTATTTCTTTAACAGAACAGTTAAATGAGGCTATGTTATATATTCCTCTATTATCATTAGAAGTGTTTATAATAATTTCTATAGCATTGCATAAATCGTTTAATCCTAATATACCTCTGCTGACACTAGGATTAATTGATTTAATTTTTTTATTAATTATAGCATTTTTTACCATGCTATTAATAATTACATCATCTCTAATAATATTACTATATTGGGTTTTCCCATTTACGGTTCCAAATCTTAGACCGTAATATTCAATATTAGAAAGCGATGCATACATATCATTTATTTTTTTTGTTAAGTCATAATACGAGACTGATTCTAGCGTATTGCAGTTCTCAGAAGCTAATTGTCCACCTATATCGCCATATATACTGCCTGAGCTTGCGTATATAAATTTTTGATAATTTTTTATTTTAGATAGTAATTGTATAAAATTAGATACATTATTTTTGAAACTATATTTTATATCTCCCTCGCATGGTTTAACTCCTGCGCTTGCAGCGAGCAATACTATATTTTTATATTTACTAATTTCCTTTTTTGTCAATTGTCCATAATTTATACATATTTCACCTCCATTTATATCAACTCCTATAGATCTATCTTGTAGTTTTCCGTATAAAGCTGAACCTATATATCCTTGAGATCCTATTATCAATGTATCTTTCATATTTCATATTTTCTATTATTATATTAAGTTTATTTAAAAATAACTAATCCAGTTCCAGACCAATGGCCTTTTTCAGTTAAGTCGTATTTTTCTAATTTTATACTTTTCCATATTTTAGTTAATTCTGGAAATTCATATATATCATCTAATAATAATAATCCATTCCAATTATTTTTAATTAAAAATTCTATAAATATATTTTCATATATACCATCATGTGCTGTGTCAAGAATTATAAATGGAGAATTAAGTAATATATCTCTATCTAATATAACATCTTTTATTTTAAAATGAATGTTAGTAGATAGATTTGTATATTTAGTTAAGTATTCTATTTCCGGCTCATTTAATATGTCGTATGAATATACTTTATTATTTTTATTTTTTGACAGGGCAAGTGCTGAAAATCCTTTATATGTTCCAATATCAAATAAATTAGCGTCCTGATACAGTGATGTTATGTATGCTAATAATCTATAATGTTCTTTACCAGATTTTTCAAAAAACCATTCTTTGTATTTTAATACTTTATCAGCGTAATCTTGATAATTGGATAAGTCTATATTATCTAACTCTTCATTTGTTACGCTTAATATTTTATTTAGCATTATTTAAATTCCTCTGTATATCTTTTAATTGACTCAATCCAGTATTTATTGTAGTGATTATTTAGATGCCATATCTCATCATCTACATGTACTCCTTGCTTAGCTCCTATATTTTGTATTCTAGATATTTCTGGATAAATTTCATATCTATCACCTCTTAATCTTTTTGCCATGTTAACGTCCCATCCTCCATGAGCATATCCAAAATCCCAATCCTTTTTAATAGTCTGCCATCTATCAATCCAAGTTCCCCATCCCCAAGGTGTAAAATGCCGTCTTCTTGACGTTGCCATTATATCATCTGTACGCAAATTGCAACAGTTTTCCATAGGATTATCCGAATTAACATATCCAGAAATATTAAAAATAGAATCATCGTCTTTATATTTCTCACTTGCCCACTCAAAATACTTTAAGCAATCTTTTCCCGGAATTGTATCATCTTCTAGATGAATATGGAAAGTTGGATTTAAATTAAACCCCATAGACACGCATTGAAAAATATTAGTTTGGCATCCATATTTGCTGTCATTAATATATAAATATGTATCATTTGGTCTAAATAATTTGGATAATTCTATTACTTCATTATTTTCTGGCTCTACACAAATTATTATTTTATAATCTTCTATTCCAAAACAATTATTTAAATGATCAAATAATATTTTAGTGTAATCTGGTCTATTATATAGTGATATCGATATACTTTTCAAGATATGCCTCTTGCGTAAAATTAGTGAATTTATCATGGAATCCAAATGATTCTGGTAAGGTTTCTTTTACTAAATGCTCTGTAGAAAATCTGGCAGCTAATTCTACTGGAGCATATTTGATACCAAGTTTTAACATTTCTTCATAAAATAAAACCGAAGCAATGTAATCATCATTTATAAGAATATATCCCTTTTCTCTAGGTTTACTAATTTCTAGGTCTAAATTACTGAATAATTTATTGCAAGCATCTAAGAATTTTTTTGACTTTAAATTAAAGCCACCATTTCCAATTCTATTAATATAGCCCCAGCTTTCCGGCCAAGGCGCTCCAATATAATCATATTTTAAAAATTCATCAGTCCATAAATTCGGTCTTACGATAAAACCATCATGTTGTACATTTAGGCAATATTCAGTATCAATGTACTTATATAATTCTTTTAAAGAGAATTCTGAATACTGAGCAATATTATTAACTTCTCCAATGTCAATTAATTCAATCCTACTGTCGTTCTTTTTATATTTATTATTAACACCTTTCTTATCTGTGAATAATTTATAAGAATTAAAATTAAACGACTGCATTGATTTTATCATAGATAGTATAGCTTCCTGTGGCTGAACTGTATCTATGCATATTAAAGTTACCTGATCAAGGTTTCGCATATTTCGTATTTATACCCGTGAATAAAATCTGTTCCATTAAAATCGCGTGAAAATTCTTCTTCGATTAATTTGCTCCAATCCTTATCATCTTTGTGACTCCAAGAGCTTACCTTTTTCAACATTCCCTCTTTGTCCATTGCCCAGCTGTAATGATGGCACATAGGCTTGTCATCTAATCCTAACACTCCAAATTCTTTAGATAAGTTTGGAATATATTTATATGAAGCTCTTTCTAATTCGGTAAAAATATTTTCTTCAGATACGACTTTTTTATTTACTAGCATTGGACTATCTTCATATGTTAATGATCTATAATTAGTAGATCTAAAATACCAGTAATTTGCAAATGTTGTTACGTCTGCAATATTATCTTTTAGATTCATCCATTCTTTGATTTTATTTTTTTCAAATACTTCATCTGAATCTAAGAATAAGATGTGGTCTGATTTCGATATCTGGTATCCTACCCACCTTGTATAATTTGAATGCCACCTAGAGCTATTTGAAATGTCAAAGTTTAATTTTATAAACTTACAGTCTTTATTTTTATCTTTTACATCTTCTATTATATCTAGATCTTCGGGTTTATTATCAAATGTATAATCAAAATATGTAATTATTATATTATTACTTATTTCTCTAATTCCTTCAATAGTATGATTTATATATTTATAATCATAACTACAAAATGGTATTATAGTATCTATATTCAACATTATATTTATTTTCTATTTGAATTTTATTATGTTAAGTCTGACACATTATTACTTGACCACATCTTACAGCTCCAGTAATTAGCCTTCCACTTTGGCCCCGGATTATCACAGTTGTGCCTTGCTCTGTAAGACTTTCGTCTTTCTGGATCATCGCGTTTGATTTCCATATTTGGATCGCCAAAGTTTACTTTTACGACATTGCCACTCTCATTTTTAACATAGACTGAAAATTTCTTTGGGCCACCGGGAGTTCTGAATGGTTTATTGAGTGTAACTTTCTTATCTTTTCCAGTGTCTTTAGCATTTAAAGTTTTATCTTGGTCGCCCTCATAGAAAACTCCACCCGCAATAGACGTTTCATATGTAAACTCATCCCATTCATCATTCCATTCAGCTTCTGCAAGTTGATATGCCAGATCAGCTCCTTCCATTGCAGTTGCTCTAGATTCTTGTAGACAGATCGCAACTCTTTGCTGAGAATCTTTATAGTCTTTTTTCATTACGGGGTTGCTCATGCATCTTGCAACATATTCTTTAGAGTCTTCGTCTTTTCGCTTACTTGGGATTGGCATTAGTCAGATTCCTCCATTGTATCTTCTTCAGGACTTTCTTCGTAATACATTACATAATCATGCACAGCTTTTAAATAGTCTTCAATAATTGTAATCTTGGATTGAACCCAACCTTCTGATAGGCAGGATTGGTTTGATTCATTCAATCCCATCATTAGAGCATTTGCGTGTTTAACTATAGATTTAATAGAAGCTTTTGTCATTTCTATATTTTCCATGACAATCTCTTCTGGATTATCGGAAGCTTTATTCTTTTTCCAAGCGGCTTCAATCTCACTAATTACATTTTTATTTGTTCCTAGTCCAGTATCGCTAACAGGTGGAGTTTTCATTTGCTTTCCTTTATTTTTTTTAGAATACGATAGTTCATCTGGTTCTTCTGGAGTGTCTGCTGGTTCTCTTTCATCGAACTGTTTTACATCTTTAGCTGTAATATTCTTTTTCATTGTTTCTCCTAAAAATAAATAGCGATATATCCATTTAGGATACTCGCTATATCGTATAATATTAATTAATTAAGGGTTAAGAAATATTGTGCGCTGTGTACAAGAGCTAACATTTCATCACGAATATTCAATAGATCTGTATCATTTGGATCTAGTTCATTACTTAATCCGACAAGAAACTCCTCAAAAGATGAGATGGTTTCATTTACATTCGATGTGTTATATGCGATCATTGATCCTGAGTTAGCTGGCATATTCCTACCATACTTACCCATATAAGTTTCCATGAAAGTATCTGTAAGGTCGTGGATTCCATCATAGAGATCGCCAAGTGTCTTGTGTTGTGAGTATGATGTTGTCAGCCAATGAAATACGTGGATTTGCATTACAAATCCCAAAAGTGTGCTTGCAAATTGCATTCAATTCTCCGTTAATTTTATTAAAAGTTGACTGTTTGATAACTTATTATAACCTGTATGCGTCAATAAGAAAACTCTCAATATCGATATATTTTTTATTTTCCCACATAGTTTTTACTTTTTCTTTTGCTAAAGATTTCTTCATCCCTAAAGATACTAAACACTCTATAGCTTCGGGCTTAAGATCTATCTCTTCTTTTTGCTTTACTAGTTCGTGCTGTTTTATTTTTTTAGATTCTGGTCTTACTTTTTTGCGTTTGGGTTTTATATAAATTGGTTTAGTTTCTACATATCTTATTTCTGGTTCTCGTTCTGGACTGCCTATAAAAATAGGGATTAACATTGGCAAAAACAGACATAGCCCCATAAAAATTAGACTACCGTTTTCGTTCATGTTAATCCCCTTTTATTACTCATGCATACAAGATATAGTTCGTTAAGGAGTAATGCTTACTTTATTTCTATATCTATTATTTGCAGAATCTGCCGTTTGAATCACGCTTGTTATGATAAGGACACTCGTCATCAGAGCAATTGCCTAGCTCTTCATCAAGTCTTTCACATTCATCAGGGTCGTCACAATCGCAGTTTGGAAATCCGCAATCATCATCGTCCTCGTCCTCGTCGTCCTCATCATTATTATACTGCGAAGAGTAGTCGTTGGCAAGTGGTTTTTCAAATTCTCCCACAACTTTATACTTCGCCGTCCTGAGCTTTTGATTCTGGCAGTCATGAGGAACGCTCACAACGTCCGATGGGTCAACCTCAACGACCACTAGGCGATTAGCCCCCTGATTGAACTCTGTGGCGTAGGCCAGCGTGCCAACGTGAAAGCCATAGCTACAACCAAGATCGGGGTCATCACATACATCATTGCGGGCCATTGTATGCTCACTACCAATCGTATTCAAGAACTTATTACTGTACCAGTCCTTGTAGTCTTCACGAACTGATTTATAAGCCAAGAAATTACCAGTTGGAGTCAGTGGCATTTGCCCATGCTCAAGAAACTTATAAAGTTCCTGCACTGCTCTGCGAGAAGGATTTTGTAATACCTTGCTCAAGAAGTTTAGCAGTGGCTTAACAGGAAGTTTAGCCTTCATAAATTCCAAGATCTTAACGGTCAAGTAATTATCAATGTAATTACCATTGTACTTAACTCCAATATCATCAACTTCAATTCCCGAAGATGATGTATATACTTCAACAGCTTTCTTAACACTGAGAAGTTCTTCAAGACCTTCATAGTCTTCAGCGTCCAGCTTATCCAAAACCGTTTGCCAGTTTGGATGGGACGAATCAATATTATAGACCTTAGCAGAGTCGAGAAAGCTAACGGTCAGTGAATTTTCTGTTCCAATAAAAGCGACATTACTCATACTTCACCATCCTTTTGAATTGTTGTAGAAACCAGATCAACGTATTGGGCCACTTGTTTAATTATACCATCGAAATCTCTGTTGTCAATCAAAACTTTCAGCAGAGGGTACTTTTCCTTGATTTTGTTCTGAGCTTCGTAGTGCTTTGCATCTCGCTTAGCGACCTCGTCGGAAATCTCCTTGTATAGCGATGAATCGTGACGACGAATAATATTCGTGATTGCTTCGTAATATCCTACTTTAGTGTAGTCAAGGGAGAAACCACTATATTCTTTCATGTAATCATCAATAAGAGTCTCGGATTCAGTCTCATCATGGATTTTCGCAAGTGCTTGCCATTGAGTGTCAGATTTAACATTGTCCTCTGACAACATGCGAATGATTTCATCTTTATTTGTCTTTACCTCATTGACAAGATAATCTAAGAAATTAACAAAGTTACGTTCGTTAATCTTTAAACTATTGAATTGATTATCAGTAAAAATATACACTGTCTTATCTCCAATTACTTTTGGGTTATTTATGCTATGAGTCTCTAGTCTATAGTATTGGCTATCTGTTAGATAGAATCCTTCTTTAGTATCCTTGCTGAGCTTAGCACCTTTTCTATCTGCACCATTGATAGTATAGTTCATAGCGGTGCAGTTATTACCTGTACTACTGCGAACTACAGCAGAATCCTTATTAAAGGTCAGCTTTGAAGCGAAAAGAAAATCTGATTCCTCAAAGCCATATACATTAATGAGAATATCTTTATCTGCAACATCAATTACAAAGATTGTCGATATTGTCATATCATCTGAAATGCTTGCTTTTTGTAGCTCCTTCATCTTAAGGTTAAAATTAGTATTTTTATCCTTAATTACGATAACTGTACCTTCGGTAACTCTATGGTTTCCATGAGAACCAATTTTAATCATTTCAATTTTATCACGCCATCGATCATATCTGCAATACATTGCATCTTTTGATAGTATCTCTTGATGAACAAGTGCAAAATATGAAATATCGTCATAGCTTGAAGGATATAAACCTCCCACTAGATCTTTTACAAATCTACGGGTTAGTCCGCTATCATTCACAACTTTAAAGATTGATTTGAATTTCTCAAACTTAGATTGTGATACGTTACTTTCAGCATTCTTGACTGACAAAGCGACCTCTTCAATAAGTTCGTCTTTAACCTTTTGGATAAATCCGTTAGTCTTAGATCTATACTCAAGAGATTCGCGAGAAGGAGTGATATCAACATCGCCAATGTTAGCATTGATGACTACAGTTTTATTGCCAATGAATGTATGCTTAAAGATCTCGCTTTCACATGGGTAAAGCACTTGGCCCATACGAACAAAAACAGTACAAGAATAGTCAGATGTATGCTCGTACTTGTCAAATCCATCAGCTTTACCAAACAGTACAATCCTTTGATCTTTCTTGCCTTCCATCAAGTTTTTAATATTAAAGCTGTTGTTAATCTTTGGAGTGATATCAAACCAGCTCAGTACTCTAGTTACAGCTTTATTAAAGCTAGTACGATCTTCATGCTTAACTGCAAAGCTAACCTTTACACCTTTATCTTCAGTTGGACTATTTGCAAGTAAAGAAACAGAGGGTTCGCCGTTTTCATTTTCAAAACACAAGTATACGTACTTATGTCCGTTGTAGTTATTCTCTACGGTAAATTGCTTTGTGTACGCAAATGGGCTTTTTGAACCAAGACCAAAGCAACCGACCTGAGTGTCCGAAGTTGTCTTGGTTGAATAGAAATATGTGGTGTAAATCTTTTCAAATTCTTCGGGGTCGATACCCTTGCCATGATCGCGTACAGAGAACGAATGGTCAATAAAGTCTGGGAAGTGGACTTCGATTGGAACATCGCCAATACCGGCATTTACGTGAGCATCTGAGGCATTTGTGCAAAGCTCCCGCACGATAGCCTGATATTGATCGCTATACAACTTAGATGAGAGAATATTGAAAGCCTTAGAGCTGGTTTCAATCTTGAACGTGGATTCTTGAAACCCATTTGAGCGAACGACTTTTCTTTTTTCATCTGCAATAATCATCTCTGTCTCCTTGTTAGGTCCAATCTGACGTTTCTTGTACCACTATTCTAACATGAGAATCGGCCCTGTCAAGGGTCTCTTCGCTTTTTTCTCATTTTGTCAATTCTTTTCATCACCGGATCGTCGTTGAAGTAGATATCGTCGTCGCTATCAGAGAACCCGGTCTCGTTCACAATCCAAACTGCACCCTTAGCATCAATCCTTAATCTCAGCCAAACTTTAAGACATGCATCAAGTTCATTCTTTGCATCTACAATCTCTTGATAATCTTTAATAAGGCTGAGTGCATTAGTTGTTCCTTTTGGAATTGGTAGCTTTTCAGTTACTCTGACATAATATTTGGCCATATTAAACCTCAAAAATAGCGTTAGAGATAATTGGGAATTCATTAATAAAGATTTTTTTGATTTCTTCAGCAATCAAGCGATGTTCTTTTTGCGTATCTTCTTTTGTTCTAAGTTGAAGATAATGAATCCAGCTACGAATATTACCTTTCATATATAGAGTTGTTTGAACATTCAAAGGAAGTACCATTCTCGCACATTCTCTAGCAGTGCCAGCATTAATTAATCTATCGTACAATGATTTGCTATATTCAATATGTTCTTGAATTAAATCATTTGCTAATCCATCTTCAAGTTCTGGATTAATAATTTCATCGCCGACTTGACGATTAGTTTTACCTTGCGCTCTAAGTTCTATATTTTCAAAATCTTGTATTTCTGCATACCTTTGCGAGAATTCTTGAAATGAAAAAGTTTTATGACGAAGAATTTGAGCGGCAATAGCCCGACTTGTCTTGATTTCTACCGTCATGTCAGCTTGTTCAAAAATGCTCCAATGTCCATGTTTAATACAATACTTAAGAAGTTTATCTCCTGTGTCAACATTGAGTTGGTTATTTGGATTACTAACTCTTGCACAATATACAATAATATCTTCTGCTTTATTTAAGCCTTCAATATTTGGCTTGGTTGTTGATACTAATTTGACTTTCATTTAATCATTCCTTCGTTTATCTTGTATGTCATTGTTTCTTTGTCAAAAATTATTATTCCACGCTGCACTAGATCGTATGAAACTTTTTCTAAATTGCAATGTAGATCTCTATGCATTTTAGAACTATTACAAATTGCTAAATTATCAATGTTGTTATTTAATTTATCGCCATCTATATGATGGATAGATTCTCCACCGCCATTCCATTGCGTTTTTAATTCTCTTCCGATAGTTTCTTCAACTATTAAAATATGCTCTTTTTTATATTTTTGACGACCAGATGCAGTGAATTCGCCTTCACATTTTATCATTTTGTATCCATCAGAAGATATATATTCTCCACCATTCCATCTACTGCTATTTTCTCTTGAAAACTGAGGTTTTTTAACTCCCTTTTGAGCAATTTTTGAATGGCAGTTAAGACAATAGTTACTTTTTCGTCTTTTATATGAATGATAATCCACTTCTTTTGTTATTCCACATCCTTCGCACGTAGAATTAATTTTCTTTCTTATTTGTGGGATTGCACTTGCACATGCTTTACAATTAAATCTTTTTCCATCCTTTTGGTGTTTGTCGTTATGGAAGTCATCTATATTTTTTTGAATTCCACATTTAGTACAAGTCTTCATGATTTTGCTTCTCCTGTGCATTAAAGGTTAAATGTATACCTATTATAATATACACAGGGATTTAAAAAAGCTATTAAAACTCTACTTTATTGCTCATCGAGATCCTCTTTCTAATTTTTCTATTCTATCTCTATCATCTAAAATGTCAAGTTTTAAAGATTGTGATTTTACCAATGTCATAATCATAAGAAAACTTGTAGAATTTATTCCAAAATTACGTTCTATAACGATATAGACGATTGAATATAACATAATCTCTATAGATACACAGGCTATAGATCCGATAAATCTTATATTACGATCACTCATATATATGCCCCGTTACTTTAATTGTGTGTTTAATTATATGATCTAACATACAGAACTCATCTTTTCCAAATACGTATACCGCATTAACGTCGCAGTATTTAACTTCTTGTTTTTTATAGCTATCAATTTCACCTTTGTTAGATGATACGCATACGTCAAAATCAACTAGATCGCCTTCATATATTTCTATGCCATCGCAGTCTTTCATTCCTGTCCATTGCTCAGTTGGCCACCCTTCGTACATATAAAGGTCTTCTACGTAATGAACCTCTTCATAGTTATTAACCCAGACTCTAAATTTAAGTTGTCTCAATGTAATCCTCGCAAGAAATATAATATGTATTTGTTCCGACAGTTATATTTAATTTTGGAAAATAACTATCTCCGTATTCCTGTCTAATTCTTTCATTTTCCTTCATTGATGGATATTCGCCCTTCTCATCTCTCCACATGGGAAATGGTTGCAATCCATAGCAATCCCTTTGCTTCCAGAAGCATTTGCTATTTTGACATTCGCTAGTCCATTTACATTGATAATAATCAAGATTAGCTTGACTCATCGGGATCTATCCTCCAAATTTTTCCATGTTCATCTGTACAAATTATATCCAATGAAAAGCACATTCTACAAAAAGGAATCTGCTTACGTTCAAACAGCTCCTTTGATATTTTATTCTCTCTGCCACATTTATTACATTTGTAATTAAGTTGTCTGCTTTCCATTTTTTAATATCTCATAGATAGCCCAGTCTTTCATCTTTAATTCTGTATCCCAATAAACATCTTTACCATATGAATTAGGAAGCTCAGTTGCATAGTCTGCGTGCTTACGAGTGCCATCTATACCTTCTGAGTAATGAAATAATGGAGTCGTATTCCAAGTGGAGTATGCTAGTTCGAACGCTTCTTGCTCTTGTAATCCTCCAGATAACATTCTATAGTGGAGAATGTCAAATGTAACAGGAATACCATAACGCAAGTGAAAAATATCATAGAGTCTTTTGATTGACCAAACACCTTTAGCATTATCATTATTCTCCAATACAAGTCGATTACGAACGCCCTTGGATAAGCGAGCAAAGTTAGACATAAATCGTGATGATATAACTTCTGGGTCTCCATCTTGTCGGCAGTGGATGTTTAAAGGAGACCTGTAATCATTAGGAAGTTTTAGTAAGTCAAAAATCATAGAGTGTAACTCAAGATCAAGAATGCTGTTATTAACAACACGATCTTCTAAACTAGTTAGTGAGATATACTCAGATGGGTGAGCTGAGATTCTTATATTGCTATTGGCAATAGTATTGGCAGTCTTGTCAATCTCATCGAATACTTCATCTACGTTTGGTAGGTCTGTGATAGACAACATCATATCGGGGTGATTTAGCAAAGGAGTAATAGATGAGGATAATCTATACCCTGCAATACCTGTAGCGATACAATGCTTGATGGTTTTATGAGTGACCTTGAAATTATTAAGTATGCGACTGGAAAGGATCTGCATAGCTTCAGCCTTGGGCAATGCTGAGAATCTAGCATAAGTCATTGTCTGGAATTTAATGCCACGTTCGGCCAGTTCATTTGAGATACAACAGAGTGCGAGTTTCAAGATCAATCTCCTTAGTAGTGGTTGGTTACACTATTATTATACCATCGTCGGGCCAAGTGTCAACACAAAAAATCCCGCTTTCGCGGGATTCTCTCAGTGATTATTTTCAATTTCTCGGTACTCTTCTTTCAGGTCGTTCATCAGATCGTTAATCTTAGAACTGACTGAGGCTGCGAGCGGAAGTTTATCGGTATAACCCTTGACTTCGCCCAAAAGATCAATCCTCTTTTTATATCGAAGAAGATATTTATCTTTCCAAAGTTCAAGTTCTTCTTGCAGCTTGTTATCTAACTCATCGCCATTCTCAACTAAAAAGATAACATGTAATACCATGTCTCTATATTTTTTACTAACTAAACATTTGAATATGAATTTAAGAATTTTTAATATTGCCATTTGCGTTCACCTTCTTATCTTTATAAATTTGTGCGTCGATTAGTACGTTTGGATTATACGCAGACCAATTGAATAAATGGCCAAATATAAAGTGACATTTATTGTGTTCACATAGAGTAATTAAATTAGAAGGTACTAATTCTTTAGTGGGATCTACGTGAAATGGAACTATATGATGAACACTAAGATCTTCTTTAGTTCCACATACCTGACAGGTCGATTGTTCTTTCAAGTGTTGGGTGCGAACTTTATTCCATTGAGGAGATCTCTGTCCAGCATTTGCACCAAAAAGTCCTAAGTGGTCGTCTATTGATTTAGAGAACTTCAATGCACTGTCGCATAGCTGCCTAAAACTCTCATCTGATAAATATCTCAGAATAAACTGGATAAGTTTTTTAATCGTTATCATTGATATCTCCATCTAATAGGAATTTAATTAACAAACCTACTAGTAATATACACACTATAGACCACCCAAGCATTTCAACTGCTAATCGAATGCAATCAAACATCACTTAATCCTTTTTAAGCAGTATACATAAGATATGGTTAATGCTATAGCACATCCAAAATATCCAGTCATTCTGTATTCTTGATCTAGTGCATTTACAATTAGGAGAGAATTGACCACTAGATATTCGAATGTTAAAATAGCTTTATTACTCATACATTTACCTTTAATAGTTTGTGAGGTTGTCGATTAACTACGTCTACCTTTTTAGCTTCGCCCATATAAACAAAACGTCTGCCACCAAAGTCCAGCTTTCTTCCTCTGGGGCTATACTCATAAGCGTAGAACCCATCTTTATTCATTTCATCCACCTTGTAATATCCGTAACTACCTTGGAAGATCTTCCCATTGGGAGAATCAAAGTATGGGCCATGCCCTTGGATAGACCTGACAACATCACCCTTTTGTAATTCTTGCCAATCCTCAACTTCAAGATGGTGTTTTTTAGGATCTGCAACTTTAGGCTTGCGACCTTTGTTCGCTTCAACTTTTCTAACCGCTTCCAAGATACTGGAAATGTTATAATCCATACTTCGCTCCTGTAGAGTTCAAGATTCCAAATTGAAAAAGCTATGACTGATGCCATAGCTCCATTATACAACGTGTAATTCATTTTGTCAAGTTCTTTGTAAAATTGTGTATTATATTGTATAGGAATGTTGCTGGTCCCACCGTTCCATGTTATCATTATAGCAGATAGCTCATTTTTTGTCAAGGACCAGTTGGCAAATTTTGAGCTATTTTTTTTGGAATATACTAATGAAAAAATGTCACATGTGCCAATTGATAAAATCTTTTGATGAATTCCATAAAGATAAAAGTAGATATGATGGTTTAAATCATAGATGTAAAGACTGTAATAAGATACATCGTGCCAATTGCTATATCAAAAATAAAGATAAAGAATCTAAAAAGGTAAAAGAGTATAATCAAAAACCTGAAACAAAATTACGGAAAAATCAAATACAAAGATATAGAACAAAATTTGACATGCATTATAAAATGAGAAAAAATATATCAAGAAGGATTATACATGCAATTAAAGATAATGCAAAATCAATATCTACTATGGAATATATTGGATGCTCTATAGAACATCTTAAAGATTATTTACAATCTAAATTTGAAAACGGAATGACGTGGGAAAATTATGGCAAGTGGCATATCGACCATATACGTCCATGTGCATCATTTGATTTAACTGATATTGAACAACAGAAGATTTGCTTTAATTATAAAAATCTTCAGCCTCTATGGGCTGAAGATAATTTTAAAAAATCAGATAAATGGATTAATTAATATCCATTTGCTGTGCATCCTGTCGCACATCTTGCTACACCAATCGCAGTATTAATTCCTAATAGCATAGCATTATGCGCTGGCGAGGCTACCCAAAGATTGAAAGCCGATACAAAATCTCCTACGCCAGCCCAATTTTGACGACCAAAGATTGAATGCGGTGCGTGTACAGCATTGTTTGTAGCTGCCATATTTGCTGCGTCCTGTGACCATCCTACAGGAGCAAGCCCGTGATTTGCTCTGTGTTGATTAACGAGAGCTAAGAATTGCCCTTCTGCACTCTCAACTGTTTGATTCGGTGTTAAAATTCTATATTGTCCAGCAAGCTCACCATTTAAAATTTTCTTACCCTGTACATTACCATACTCTACAGTATAAATATTTTCAAGTTCCCCAAGTGTTTCACCCGGAGCAGCAACTTGAGCAATAATCATACCAACTGTAAACATAATTCCATTCACCATTTTATTTTCTCCATTAAAAGGGGTCTGTTATATAGGTCAATCCCATAGAATATCTATTATATTTTAAAGAACGATATTTTTCAATATCAAGTTCTCTAAAAGGGATTTCTCTCATATCTTCATTTACTCCATTAGGAGTGCCAGTTAAGCATCTACACTTGAGATACCAATTTATTACATCTTTGAGAAATAAGAATTTACCCTTACGCAATGCGGCTTTTCCTAGTCTTTTAAGTGCTTTCTTATTCAAATTAGTCTGTATTATAAAGTTAAGTTGACTAAATGATCCAATTATTCCATATGGAGTCAACTGCTCATCTAAGCATTTTCTAACTATATAAATAGCTTCTCCCTCCTTATAGCCATTTAAATTTTTAGATTCGTAATAAAGAAACTTATCTCTAGAGCGTTGACAATTCTTTTTCACAAATTTTAGGAATGTAGAGAACCGCATTTTACACCTCTAGTTCTACATAGCTTAATTCATCAATACATCTGAATTGAGTTCCATTAATTTCACTAGCCCAGTTATTATGATAGTGACCAAAGTACCAACGCTTAGGTTGATGGGATTGGAACATCATTTCTAATAACTCGCTTGTCTTAGTAGTGAACCTCTGAGGGTTATACCCAAACATTTCAAGGATTTTATTATCCCCGACATATTGCGAAATACTTCTGGGACATTCGTGAGTAATCACAACGTCTGGTTTCATTTTCTGATATTGCCATAAAGCCATTTCCATTTCTTCCATTGAGAGTTCTTCATTATCCCAATAAGATTTAGCTCCACCCATTAGAAAACTCTTTTGTCGTTGCTTCCAGTCAATCGAGAATCCACCCCGAAGGAAAAAGAAGTCGAGTCCACCATGAGTTGCAGTCCCATAATCTTTACTCATGCCCGTTGTAATTGTAGATTCTACAACATAAGGAGATCCGTAATATCTATCATAGTTGTCATGGTTTCCACCAATAAACTTATGATTGTCTTGATTGATAGCTCTTAGCTCAGAGTAGTCAAATCCCATATCTCCAACTTGGATAGAATAATCGCACTCTTTAGTGAGTGCGATATAATCTTGAAATTTAGCATGAACATCGCCAATAATTCTTAGTGTAGACATAGTTTACCTTGCGTATTCTGTTTTAAAGTACCTATCTGCTCGATCAACCATACGTTGAATAGATCGCTCCACTAAGCCCTCTTTTTTCACTGGAATTTCTGGAAAAATCCCAAGTTCTGCTCGCCCAATAGCAATGTTCTTTGCAATCTTCTTGTCAAATTCATCTTTTGGATTTAGAAGGCTAATTCCAATTGAATCCTTGTTAATAGCAACAATACAACCAATAGGTTCACGCTTAGCATTACGGATATATTCACACAAATAATTCATTTTTTTCTCCTGCTGTGTATAGTATTACGGAGGTAATTCAATATGAAACAATGTAAGAAGTGTTTAGACACAAAAGATTTATCGGATTTTACAAAAAATAAGAATTCAAAAGACGGTTTATGCTGTTATTGTAGAATATGTAAATCTCAAGTAGATCGTGATTACTATAAAAATAATAGCAAAGAGATCAACAAGAGAAGGTTGTCGTATCATAAAACCAGTCCGATTCCTAAAGAATGTCGTAAACGATATGCAAAAAGTGAGAAGGGCAAAATGGCCCAACGTAAATATGTTAAAAAACGCTATCAGTCAAATCTTGAATTTAAGATTCGGACAACGCTTAGAAGTCGATTAAAACATGCAATAGACGGAAATATTAAAAAATTATCCGCTATTAAATTACTTGGATGCACTGTAGAATATTTTATATCGTACATTGAATCCAAGCTATTGCCTGATATGACTTGGGAAAATTATGGAAATCCCAATGGAAATCATAGTGATTGTTGGCATATTGATCACATAATACCATGTGCTAGATTTAATCTAGTAGATCTAGAACAACAAAAATTATGTTTTCATTATACTAATTTACAACCACTATGGGCAAAAGATAATTTATCTAAAGCTGATAAAATTATCAGTTAGAAAATAGTTTGTTCAATTCTTCAATTTCTAGATCAATTTTGACGATAGCTTGCAAAAGTGCTTCTCGTCTATTTTTCAATCTTTCAAGATTAACACTTGCTTCATATAGTTTTTTGTATTTGGCAGTCAAATCAGATTGAGCTGACTGTTCAGTTTCAGGTTTTTCTTCCATCCTACTTTTGAAGATCTCATCAATAGTATTTTGAAGATCTTTAAAATCGACTGTCCAAGTTGGCATCTTTATTCTCCATTTGAAACACGGTTAAGTTGTCCACGTCTTTATTATACTTGACAGAACCCTGATTGTCAAGCAAGTCCGTAGAAAAATTTCCAATTTCCACTCCAGCGTTCGTCACGGTCACTGTTCCCGTAAGAAAACGACCATCTTCTTTTCCACCAACAACTGTTTGTGATACGAATGATTCTGTAAGTTTAGCTGTTTGATTCATTTTTAATCTCCTCAAGTCTTTTAATGATAGCATTCCACTGGGTAGGCATCAGGCAACCGGATAGCTGATGCAACAAAAATTTAATCTGTTCTTCCTGAACTTTCAACTTCAATTCTAAATCTCGCATGTTGCTTTCCATAAATGTGAAATTTGGGTCAATTGATTCTAGATCTTCAGACACTTTACTGTCCTTTCGTTAGTGGTTAGTGGAGCGTGAGGGAATCGCACCCTCGCCCTTCCGTTTTCTCCAGAAGCTGTTAAGCTAAACTACAGTAACGCCCCGTTTAAAAAGTTGGATGGGGAGATCTTGGCTCCATAGGAATTGCAGTCCTCTGATATACAATCTATCATACATACCACCCATTATTGTACATCCAACTACGAGAAGTGAAGGATTTGAACCTCCGGGACTTTTACATCCTTCCGTTTTCAAAACGGACGCATTAGGCCACTCTGCCAACTTCTCAAGGGTACTCGACGGGATTCGAACCCGCAATCACAAATTCCACAAATTTGGGCTTTACCAATTCAGCTACGAGTACAGTGGAAGTGAGAGGAATTGAACCTCTGCAAATGTCCCGGCGTTTCAAACCGGCGCTCTACCAAACTGAGCTACACTTCCAATATCATTGAGACTGCAAATCTAGATGAGAGGATTTGAACCTCTGGCCTCCTGTTCCCAAAACAGGCGCTCTACCAAACTGAGCTACACCTAGCTCTACGGAATCGACAGGATTTGAACCTGTGGGAACTCAAATGCAGCTCCAACGGTTTAGCAAACCGCCGCCTTAAACCACTCAGCCACGATTCCTTACTACTGTATTATACCCTATGCCAATCAAAAAGTCAACTGTTTTTTTTACAGTGTTGTTCTTCTCGGTCTTGGCGGCGGCGTTGGAATGCCAGTTGGCCTCAGCGGTGGAGTCACTGGAGTAACTACAGGAGCGTCCCTGTACGCAGATGCGACAAGAGACTCAGCTTCTAGTTTAACACCGTCCAGCGTCAAAGCAAGTTCTTTTCTTTCATACGTCAAAAAGATATCACCGAGCTTATAAATTGCACGCAATGTGTAGGTACTGTTGTTGTTTTGAACGATAGAAATATCTAAATCTCTATACTTGGTATTGAACGAGTTACTTGTTACAAGTGTCCAGCTGTCGGAACGTATCATATTATTATCCTCAAATAGTTTTTGGTGGTAGTGGTGAACTATTAATTACTTTACCAGATGGATCTTTAGGAACCCATACATAGCTTTCATTATCAATGAAGTCTTGTAATTTTGGCGGCAAACAGTTAATTCTAGACATAAGAAGCATAACGTGCGTCTTGCTAGCTTCAGTATATTTCTTTATAGCTGCGGCTCGTCTGTTCCTAGCTTCTTGTTCTTCTTGAGTTATTTTTGGTAAAACAATAGGAAGTACTGCCACTCCAAAAGCCTGCAATACTACCTTATCCGCTTCATCTTTTGCTGCGTCTATCGTTGGCAAGTCCAAAGACTGATTTAAAAAATTTGCATTTCCAACTTTTATTGCGGCAGTGAAGTCATATAATCCATTCTCATCTTGCACAATAGAGAATTTAAGATTGTTGTAACTTGCCACTTGACTTTTAGAATTTACTGAAACCCAATTATTTACTGTTCTCATTTATATGTCTCCACTGTTATTATTTTTCTTAATTCGTTTACATATTTAGATTCTGGATTTACTCCGATAATCTTAGCAAATACACTTCCTTTGTTGAATATATATACTGATGGCATTGCAGAAACGCCATACACAGTTGCTAAATTAGCACATAGATCTGTATTGATTTTAGCTACTACAAGTTCTTTTCCGAAGTCTTTTGCGATTTTATCCATTAACGGGGATATCATCTTGCAAGGTCCGCACCAAGGTGCGTAAAAATCTACCAAGACTGGCTTATCGCTATTTAATACTATTGACTCCCAATCACTCTCATTGATTTCTATTGGATTTTCTGGCATTCTATTCTCCGCTTGGCCTTTGTTGATTTGATAATTTTATTATAACATGGTTTAAACGGTAGTCAACTCTTTTTTTATTTTTTTTGCCGCAATCTTTTCTTCTCTAATTCTAATAGATTGTTCAATTTTTTCTACTTTAGATATTAACTTTTCTACATTCTTGGCTGTTACCCTTGAATAAGTTAAACCGTATTCATATAATTCTTCGCCAACTTTTCTAATATTATTGGCAGCGTTAACATGTGAATCTTCTGAGTGCTTACATCGCAAGCAATGAAATTTATCAGCGTTTCTATTCTTTTTATCTATGTATTGGCATTTTGAACAAGTCATAGAGGTGTATGGAGAAGGAGAGACATAAAAAGGAATTCTCATATCTTCGCAGAGGAGTTGTACGTATTCGGATATGTATTGGCCGAACTCTCCTCCTGTTGCTCCAGTGTTAATTTTATCAATTGCTATTCCCATCTTTTCTGACTGGGCTTTATTGATAATCTGTAGTGCGAAAGGTCTAGTTGATTTTTGTATAGCTATGAGTACTTTATCTTTTTCTAATCTCTTTTTCTTTCTTTGTTTTGTATTGATGTCTTTGATGTCGTCTTCCTGTTTGGACTTAGACTTTGCTTTTGCTTTTGCTTTCTCTATATCCTTTTTTCTTTTTTTCTTTTTATTAACTTCTTTTGTAAGGATGTTGTTTTTTCTGATCAAGGCGCTCATTTCATCTGGTCTTGCAATTTTTTCGCCATCATCAAAAGTAATCCAGTCCATTGGCGTTTGATTAATATCAAATCCAATAAAACCAATAGGCTCATATTTTGTATCTACTAATATTGGTACAGCTGCTTTCATTACGGTAGTTCTAACTGTTTTATCTTTATTATAATTAAAGACGAAGTTACCTCCGAAATTCTCTCCAACCATTCCTTTTCCAATATATTTATAGATATCAACTTCTATCTTTCCTATAGACGTAGGGAAAGTTAGTTTTTTTGTATCGTCATCATAATTTAAACCTTCTGATATATGTAATTTCTTGCCTTTAAAATTAATAATTGGAAGTCTAGGGTCTGGATCTTTATCATCATTATTTCTATTGATTGAAGATTCAATTCTATCTAGCGCGTGCTTCACTATGCTTCTTTTATAATTAGAAATTCCATCTTCAACAAAATCGTACTTCTTAAAAATATCTGCGAATACTGTTTTTACTAATTTTGAAGTTGTAATAGTTGGCAATACGGCAAGTACATCGCCATTCCTGTCTCTTTTTTCTTTTAGTACAATATCATCTTTTAATGAGTTGTATAGCTCTTTACCATCAATTAAAATAAAATCGCAAAAAGACCCAAAGAATCTTTTATTTATTTGTCCGGCTTTCATCAATTGTAATGTTCTGTTGCAAATTTCTTGGCAACATTTCTTAGCTTTAATTCTTTCTGATTCAAGCATTTCTAAGACATTTTTATCTTTATTTTTTAAAATAATAGTTACGCCACGCCTTTTGTAGATTTGCATATATTTCCCTTTGTATAAATTTAAAAATAAAAGGCTTCTGTTACAAAGCCTTTTATTAGATGATTGACGTAAAATAATATATCCTTAAGATCATCACTTAGTTTTGTTATATTATTATTTTGGTGGTTCAATAGGTCCAGCGTATTGATAACTTGTTGAATTACCAAGGCTTATTATTGAATTAATTTCATTGGATGAGTATTCCTTGATACTTAAATGTCCATTAGACTTTAGCCAATAATATCCCGGAATGGTTGGATAATCTTTCCATGTTAAATCGCTATATTTATTTATAAGTGATTTAGCAATATCTATAGGTATTTGAACTAATGCCAATCCTAAGTTTGGATTTTCAGATATTACTTTTATTATAGATGATGGATCAAATGTATAGTTATCTGAATAGATTTTCGACATCTACATTCTCCAGTAATAGTTCGAATTCGAAATCGCTAATTTTGTATTTTTTCTGCATGAGCATTAATACATTTACAAGTTGCATATTTTCTAGTGATTTTTGTCTTGCTATGCCCCAAGCCATAATGAAAGATTTATTATTTAACAGGTCTTTGTCCTGTGTATCGAATTCTATAATCGCTTGAGATGTTTCAAAAATATTATCAAGATCCATTGTTTATCCCCCTACGACTTGCCATAAAAATTTATTTCTTGATTGATTATTTCTTCATTTGTTGACCATCCAGCTTTTTTAATATATGTATCTAACGCTTTTCTGGTTGCTGCATTTTCTTTCTTTAAATCTTCTATTTGTTGATTAAGTGATGCTATGTACTTAAGACCGAATTTGCATTTATTTGGAGGGCAACAGTCTAGTTCACCACATGAACCGCATGTTGAACAATATATGTCGTGCATTTCTTTTAATAGCTCCACTGGAAAGATATATCCATTATAGACATATTCACTTATTTCAGATAGTACGATTTTTAATCTGTCTTGTTTCATTTTCACCTAGAAAAGATCTACCCATTGATGTATCACTTTGCTCCAGTCATAATTATACCTTGCATACTCCTGAATGTCAAGACATTTCTGTTTGTATTTTTCAGTATTTGCTTTATAATATTCAAGAGTTTCTACAACATCCGCTAAAAATCCGTTTTCATCTGATCTTACTTTGATTCCACCGCCCTCCTCACTGTTATGTTTGAAATATCCAACAGGAGTTCCGATACATAATCTTCCAGCGGCAGCAGCCTCAAGCATAGGCATTCCCGCAGCTTCTTCTATTGAAGCCATAATTATAGAGTCAATCGTTTTATAGTATCCCGGCATAGCAAGGTAATGATATGTACCATTTGGAACAAAATTTAACGATGCCATTTCTACTGCTTGTTGTACTAAATGTCCACGTTTAATATCTACTCCAAAAAAATTACACCCAACCATCTTTCCACCAAATCCAACTTTTTGTAATCCATCAGATGGCTTTGCGTAAAATGCATGGAAATTTATTCCATTGGTTACTCTTTTAGCTTTTACTTTGGAATGTGGATTGCAATCATTAAACATATCTACTAGTTTATCAGAAATGCATCCATAAGAATGTATATCATAGTAGTTTGTAATGTTATGAACCATATCTCTGGCAGCTACATATATGTCCCATTCTGCATGTGCCACTGCTACAATTTTATTAAGTGGGACTTGATAACTCATCAATTGTGGAATTGATTCTGGATTTGTTACGAAGTAATCATAAGTATCTATGAAAAAATTAAATTCTTCTTGGCTATATCCTATAGTATAATCTAATAGATTTGCATATATACCATGCTCATATAACTCTTTAACTAAACCCTGATGTAATGATCCAAAGGCCCACCTATTCTGAGTGAAAAACATTACTTTTTTCATAGTGACGATTGCCTCGTTTCAAGCATTCCTTTGATAATACAATAGTGCATTTCAACTGGCTTATAAGCCTCGGAATTATGTGTATTGATTGTCAAGAACCTCTTCCAGTATAACTGAACATCGAATCTTGTCAAGTCGGAAATCGTAAAGTTTGATTTATGAATCTCAAACTTCTGACCTTCCCAATCATCTTGAAGAGCATTGGTCGGCCAAGCAACTGCCATCCACTTACATCTATAAGAGAAAAAGTCGAGATAATTAATCACTTCTGATAGATAGCAATGCTCAAGAACATCGCCAAAATAAATAAAGTCATGTCTATTCCTTGGATATAGATTAATATACTTATCAATATCCATCATATAAACATCACGATACTTTTTCTCAAGTTCAAATTGTCTAATATATTGCTCTGTTGGCTCAATACAATCAATAGCAGGGTGAGTAATCAAGCTAGGTAGCTTGCCAGACCCAGCTCCAACATCTAAGATTGACTCAGGATTTAATCCTTGGATGTGACTTTTAAGCAGCCAGTCAAAAGTGTCATTTGAATAAGGCATTTATTGGTAACTCTTTCTTCAGCCAGTCTAAGTTTTTTCTATTTGGATTTTTTTCGTACCATCCACCACTTTCGTAGATATTTAGCACAGCCTGAAAGTATTCTTCATACATTTTTGCAACTTTATCAAGAGAGAAGTTCATGGCCCAGTCTCTACAATTCTGTGGATTAATATTCTCAATATTTTTTGCAGCCCAACAGAACTGCTCAAAGGTTCGACATCTATATCCGGTATAACCGTGAAGATTATTTTCAGCGAAAGATCCCCAATCAGTTGTAATTGTTGGAGTGCCAGACATTAAATTCTCGATTTGTACACCACCGAAAGGTTCTATATACATTGAAGCTAAGAAGCTAGCTTTCGCCTTTGACATTAATTTACGACGAAGATTTGTATCCGCATAACCTAGATAGTCAACATTTTTTGGTAGTTTATAGTCGTTGTCTTTTTGACCCGCTATTACTAGTTTTGCTCCAATTTCTTGTGTTGCTTGGATTGCAATATTAACTCCTTTGCCATCATAGACTCTACCTAGATATAAGAAGTAGTCTTCTTTATTTGAATTGAAATCAAAATCGTTTTCATCAAAGTAATTTGGTATAACAACATCATACCAATCTTGCTTGCATGTTCCAACAGCTTCCAATCCATAATATGCATGGTAAATGGCATAGGATTCAAAGATCTTGAATCTTGCCCAGTGTCCACCAGCATATCCGATGCCCGGCTCAACTACAATCATATCTGGGTGAGCGTCACAAACTGGTCTAACTCCTGATCCCCAGAATGGCAGAATGAAATCGTTGCGTTGTTTCCTAAGACCAACTTCTCTAATTGCATTCTTATAGAATGTCTGATAAGCATGGTCATTGACATCGAACTTAAAGAAGTTCTTACGCCAATCATAACTACCGTAAGCAATTTCAAGATCTTTATTTGTTGTTACTGTGACATGCTCATCACATATTACGTCACTATCTTCGTGTCCATAATGGATAACTTCATGCCCTAGAGCTTTCATCATCTTGCAAAACTTAACAACTTTTTGCGTGTATGCGCAAGCAACATATTGTGAATTGCTAACTGTATGGGGAAGCCCTAATACATGAAATCTCATTTAATATTCTCCTTGAACCAATTATATATTTTTTCTACTTCTTCAAGAGATGCATTGCTTTTTAACGTATTTGCTCTGTGAGATATCACTTGTATGTTTCCTTTTATATAACCTTTTGATGAATCTATTCTATCTATAGTTGGGGAATTATAGCTTAATTTTTTATCTGATCTTATTATTGGAATCCCAAGAATTGGACAGTTTATTGGTACTGTTATATCTTCAATAGATATGTCGAAATCTATTTTTTTATTTTTAGCTCTTTTTTTAGCGCCAATTAATAAAGTTTTTTCTATATTATTTTTGTTCCAATCTACAGATCTTTGATTAATTCTTTTTCTGACTTCTGGAATATTCTGATGTTCTTTTCTTTTTTGTTCTATTTTGTCGTGATTGTTATCTTTGTACAATTTCTGTACTATTAAATGGCATTCTTTACAATCAGCTCTGTATCCACTTTTTAAGTGGTTATCTTTAAAGAATTCACTATAATTCTTTTCTAGTCCGCATTTACTACATTTTTTCATTGTGTATATACCTCCATTAATATATACACAATAAAATGTGATTATACGCAATTTTATTAAAATGGCACTCCAGTATCACTATCATCGCCAAATGGATGTCTAACCTGTTCTTCTTCGTATTCAACTGAATCATCTGAGATATCTTTTAGGTACTGCTTAATAATATTAGATACTCTACCAGCCTTTGATGTATATTGCTCAACTTCCACATAAACTTGCTTACCATTAAGCGGCTTTTCATTGAAGTTCTCGCCTTTCTTTACTGGCTTTAAGCCTACAGCTTCACGCAATGCATTGAGTTTAGTTGGACTAGTTACGCTAATCTTGTCAAAGATACGCTTGTTCTCGCCGTCATAATTGATATCAACCCAAACGCTAAGACATGCGCCTTTAGCATTGTAATCTGTAATCATATATTCGCTAGTAGTCCATTCAGCTTTACTGATTTTAGCAGTATATTCGCCCGAATCAAGCAGGATATCCTTATAGTTTGATCGCTTCTCTTTTTCATCCCATACTGGCTTCATTATCTGATCCTTTCAATTACGGTTCCTGATAGTTGACTTTGACTCTTCTTTACTGTTTCGCCTGTATTCTGATCTAAGAACGTGACGGTATCTGCAAAGTGTTTAAATCTATTGGAGTAATAGATACCGTCATTCGTTCTTATTTTATATAGTGGCTCCGCCACGTAAGACATATATCCATAAAATTTATAACTAACCAACAAACCAAAAACTAAAATATTTGCAGTGATAAAGAGTTTAAGTAGTTCTTTCATCATTCAGAATGACTCCCGGATATTGACTCATGTATCTACTGAATTCTTTACGGTGATGTTCTAGTATTTCATTGGACTTTTGCTTTACTTCTTCTTCATTCTCTGCCTCAATTACTACAGAGTAGGTGTAGACATCTTGAAGATCAACTTTGTACAAGTTCTTCATCTATTTTACCATCACTTTCAAGTTTGTCAAGTAATTCTTCAATTATTTTTATACTACGCTTAATTAAGCGAGCATCAAAGTTATCTGGGGCATCCCTATAACAGAAATGCCACCTGCGAAGTTCTGAAATGATTTCCATCGCATTCATTTTTTCGACATTATCGAACATCTTATTTCCTTTTAAGTACAGGTACTGAGAATTGAACTCAGATCTTCAGTTTGGAAGACTGACATAATAGCCATTATACGACACCTGCGTTTTACAGACATGAATCAGGTCGCTCAGCTAACGATTGTCCCGAATCCGGGACCACCGCTCACGTTTTAGTGACGGACTGCCCTCATTGCCATGTCTGTATTATTATTATACCCGATCACGTTGGTTTTGTCAACTTCAATTCTTCTAAGAACTGGATTAATTTTTCTTCATCTTCAAAAAAGAGATCTTTGAAGTAATCCTCTATGGGCATATTAACATCTGGACAATCTTCTCCATAAACGTAGCCGCCATCCTTGGGGGTGATATAGGCGTAGCATTCAGAATTCAAATTTTTAATCCAGTCATTAAAGTGGATATCATGCCATTTATTCCAGCTGTTATCTTTGAGATAGTTAGTTAGTTTGGAACTCAATATTACTATCCTTTATATCTAGGAATTCTAATACTTCTTGAATAGATTTAAAATTCAATGTATTGTAATCATCTGTTGGCATACTAATATTAGAATAGTCATAGAAGTCATAGATCCATATTGGTCTATTATCTATTGCTCTTGGAATTAGTATATGATATTGTTGACTTGACTCTTTCTTTTCAAATGATGGCCAATATTCTGAATATGGATATCCACTATATTGAGTCCAACCGTTATCTATAAGAGCTTTATAAGCCGGATTCATTCTTCACCCTTTGTTTAGCATGGTCTATCATTGCTTGTTTAAAATCTTCTCGCCACTCTTTATTATTACTGTAGTCGAATTGCTTGATACATTCTTCAAGAGCGTATTCCATAGTCTTGGCTTGTTTAGTCATAAGATCTAAGAGATGTCTGTCATGATTATTTGCCATTATCAATATCCATTTTTGCATCGTGAATCATATAGTCAATATCCATTTCGTAATAAGGTATATTTCTAAGAGAAAGATTGACATGACCTTCGTAATTATAAAAATCAACAGCTCTTTGTAATGCTAGCTTATAGATCTCAGCCCGTCGAAATTGTGCTTTCAAGGGGGAAAAACCATTAGTGTTATCAATAATTTCAAATCCTGCAACACCTTCACCTTGTTTCATCCATTTCCAGCCATGAACAGCTTCTTTTTTATTATCAATATATCCGTACATATTAACCCTTTCTTCTAGTGAGTGTTTCAATTATTATACCAGCAATATCGTAAGAGTCAAGAGAATTCATGTGATTTTTAATAACCCATTCAGCATTCTCTTGAGTGCATTTATAACCGCTCTGTTTCATGCACTTAAGAACGACCTCCATGTCGTATTTAATTGGCAGATCATCATATGACTGCGGCTTAAGAGTTTCATACTTGGCGAAAAAATTTGGCATTTAATCGCCCTTCTTCTCTAAGAACTTGTTAGAGATAGCTTTGAAGCTCACGCTACGATCAAAATACCTGATGACAATACCTTCACGCTCGGTATTACTATTAAGTTTAGATTTATTTTCTGATAATTCTAGACAAGCCTTACTGTTTTCAGGCAAGTTAATGTCCTTATATAATAGAGGAACGTGTTTAAGATTATACTCTTCTGTGAATTCAATTAACTCTTCTATGGGGGCGTATTGATCACAATCGCTGTAATATAGATTATATATATAGAAGTCGTGACCTTTGATATTATATATATTACCTTGAACCCCTTCTCCCACTAGCTCGCCCTGAACGCAAACGGTCTGTTGACCCGTCTTTGCAGCGTGTTTTCGTAAAATCTCCTCAATGTTTTGCTTTCTTGCAACTTTCCAAAAGGTATTACCTTCTGTTTCCTTTAAGTCCATATTCCTAGAGCAAACACCAAACTCATTCCCTCTTAAATATATACTACAAGAAGAGCCATCTAGCTTTTCTGTAATATAGTATTGGCTACCTTTATCTCTATAATCTTGATATTGGCGAGATTTAATATTCTGGACTCTCTCTTCATCTGTCTTGTGAAGGAATCCCGGAAAGTTTCCCTTCACTTGTCCAGCTAGACATGCAGGAACTGGAGGTTCATATTTGATGATCCCCATAATTTCTGTCACATCTTCCCCCATATCCGGGAGATCAACATGACCATTTTCATCTGGGGGCAATTTACTAATCAAAGTTTGATAGTTTATCAGCAACCCCTGAGATAATTGTCCACGCAATCTGATAGTCCTCAGACGAAAGCCCTCTGTGCCATCTGACATCTTCTTATACGAAGACTTGCGAAGGAACTCATATTCGGGCTGGATCGGCAAGAACGAGTCAACTTCGCAGAATACGACCATCTCATCAGTCTTGAAATCGCCCTTCTTCACTACAACATCCCAACCATTAATCCTCGCCACCTCAATAGCGTCAGCCCCTTCTATGGGGCGTAATTCAGAAATCTGTTGAACAGTCGCTAGCCTTCGCATTGAATCCTCTCCTAGATAGTCTTGTTTGGTTACTCTTATATTATATCACCTGATCCCAGCATCGTCAAGTATCTTTTTGCATTTTTTGCAATCTATTTTCTTTAGTTCAGCAAATGTATTGTCGTTTGGATTAGATTCGGGATCATACATGATCCAATGCATTTTTCTCTCCTGACCACATAAAGACATAGGATAACTGTTCCAGTCACCGTAATGGGCTACTTTACTTCTTGCGGTAAATATTCTGAAAAATTCACGTATTTGCATTATATGCATTTCTTAGTATTTCTAAATCATTATCTTTAAAAAATTTATTTATTAGATTGGTTGAATTACTTTCTGCTTTTTCTTTTGTGGCAAAGCGTCCTAAAATATAAGATTTATTTTTAATTCGTAATCTTACACTGTATGGATTTATTTTACATCTAGCGTCAAAATGTATATTTTTTGCATTATTATTTAAGCAATTATTGCTTCTATTTGTAAGTCTTAAGTTTTCTATTTTGTTATTTGTTTTATCTTTATCAATATGATCAATTTCCATTAAATTTGGAATATTTCCATTGTGATATATCCATATCAACCTATGGGTGTAATATCTTTTACGATAAAAATTAATCTGCGAATAGTCGCCTAGTCTTTTTTTGCCTCCTGCAAGATCTCCGATTTTAGACCTGCAATGTGAGCCATTTCTTTTTTTCCAATACAAATTTCCATCTTTATAGTCAAACCATTCTAAAATGATTTCTTGCGGAGGATATTTAATTATATGTTTCATATTTAAAATTATCTCCTATTTTTTCACAAGATTGGCACTTAGGATGGATACTATTAGCACTTGAGAATTCCCAGTTGCCTTTAGCGACACTCAGGTTGCACAGCGTCCTTTTACTGTTAGCTTGTACGAAGTGTGTAATCTTATTCTTTGATACTGCGTTAATATACTTCTGCATTATATTTCTCCTTTATTTTTGAACATTTCTTGCATTTTTTAAGATTGGCATCGTCAATTTCTTTATTTGCCCCGATAACAGCTTCCCATTGGCGATATTCAATTACTAAACCGCATAAAGTTTTATCATCGTTTATTCCACTAGTCAAGTGTTCTTTTAAATTTTTATGGGCATACTGTGGCCAATAGCTGTGATGCATAACTACTCTAAGAAGTTTATCCATATCTTTCCATAGCCCCGTTATAAATATTTAAGCATTTCTTACACATATCAGTGTGGTTTATGCTAGTAGATTTTCTATTGTCTGGAAAAACTTTTAAGGAACATAAGGTCTTATCTTTATCCCCACTCCAGACTATGTGGTTGATCTTACGACCTTTTCTCCAGTATGAATACATCATTCTTCTAGTATCGCCCATATATCACCTATAGTACATTTAACTGTATGCCTATCTCCTGAGTTCATTGTGATAGCAGTGTATCTCTCATGCAAGAATTGATTATCCAATTTAACTGTTTCATGCTCTTCTATAGAACATATATTACTAACTAATATATATACAGTTCCATTGTTGTAAGTTTCTAACTTTGCGAATTTATCAAGCATCATTTCTCCTTTTTATCTCTTGATCCATATCCTTGATTACTTCCAATAGAGCTAATACTAATTGTAAGGGCGAATCGCAATAGAATTCACGATTACCACTGGTATTTTCACGTTTAAGAACTTCTTCACCGTTGAAATAGATCTTATCGAATGTTGTAATATAGGCCATTATAAGTCTTCCTCATTTAACTTATGCAAAGGTAATGTGTCAAGGTACTTTTCCACCTTAATGAATTCTTCAAGTTCGCGATTTGGATCTATACCATCATATCCTTGCATCCACGGTTCTAGGTATATTCTTGGAAGTTCACCAAATGATTGGTATTCTTCACCAAGATTGCAAACGCGAGGCAAACCACTTTCCTTGGCTATCTGACCCAATCTTCGAACTTCAGCACAGATTTTAGGATATACCTCAGACTCAAATTTAAGATAATTTGCATACCAATTTTCTTCCGTCGATTCAATTGACATATTATTACTCCACTTCTAATGCTTCAATAGCTTCTGATAATTTTCTGCATTGGTATTTTTTTTCATAATGCTTACCCTCGTATGTATCTGGGTCGCTTTCTCTTTCTTTTACATACTCCTTGTATAATTCATGATGAATCATCTCAAGACCTTTAACTAGATAATATATAGCGTCAGAATCGCTTGATTCATTTTTAACATGCATAAACATCTTTAATAGTAATGCGGAAAATCTAGCCCCTTCATCAACGCTTGCTAATTCTTTTGACATATTATAAGCTCTCTTCTTTATTGTATAATCAAGAGTATTTACCGCCATCATTGCGACTTCTTCTAAAATCAGCTATGACAGCTTCTTCATCTAAAGAAATTTCAGTAATTTTTGTTATTTGTGCCGATAGAATTATTGTGCTACACATTGTAACAGCAGACCATTCTGTATAAGCAGATATTAACATTGTGCAGATTCCATGTATATTTTCACATTCTACCTTAAACAGTTTCATTTTCATCTCCTGCAAATGGTTCTTTTTTATTTCTAGACTTGCCAGATCTGCGACCACATGTTGTGCATTTACCTCCACCGGGAGTTATGCTATCTAAGTCACATCTACAATAGAACATGACCTTCTTCGGTTTGCGTTTGTTTATCCTGTTAGGCTTTTCCATATTCAAGCTGCCCCATAACTTGTCTTGGTGCGTCTCGCATCTCGTTGACCAGTTCATCATACTGTTCGGGGTAAGAAGCTCTCAGACAAGCCCCCAGCTCGTCTAACAGAGGGTGAGAGTAATCTCTATTATCGCCCACCACTTCTTCGATTATAAACGACATTTGGGTGAAGTCAAGGCTATCCAGAGAATTTTCTTTAGCTTGCTCAATAAAATCCGTTATATCAGATGCTTGCTTATTTGTCATTAGTTTCCTTTTTAGCAGCCTTGTCTTGATAATATTTGACTAATTGTCTCTTCAAATCTTCAGTCTCTTTTTTTAAAGTTCCAACAGATTCCTCATTTAATCTTCCTTCGTATATTCCATCGGCAGTCCACATTTGTACATAGTATGGCACTTTCATATGGTTGTATCTATCTATTTTAGGTTGAAGTAGGTCTACTTCAGTTGTAGCAAATACTACGCATTCCACAGATGGACTAGCAAAGCTAACCCACTCATCTTTTGCTATTAGTATATATATCATTCATGAATTCTTTCATTTTAGTACACTTTGGACATAAAGTTTCCCACTCTTCATATGACCAATCTGAGTCTGGCGAGATCATCACATGCCTAGCCTCACCATTTCTTATTGCTATATTAGATATGAATTGACCACAGTTATCACATTTAAACATTTAATCTTCCTTATTGTCGAGTTGCTTTCTTAGTTCTTCAATCTCTTTCTTTAATCTCTCAATCATATCTTCTAAATCTTGAACATATCCACTTTTAAAGTATACCATCTCTATTAGAGTCCTTTGTCGTCTAGTCATTTATTTGTCCCCGGAATTACAAAAGGCACAGAACTCTCGCCCCATGCCTTTATTATACCCTACTTACACGGCTTTGTCAAGAAGAAAACATCGTTTACCACCAAATAAGTATATAAACCGTTTCATCCTCAGCTATTCCCTGATCTTTTAAAAATTTGATCAGAAATGGATTACCATATTCGTATTCATCCTCGCTTGCTCCATCCTCTACATCATTTGCATAATTTTCTTTTAGACTGCTTATTGAAACCTCGACATACGATTCATTAGAACGCCTTCCATATTGAAACGTCTCAAATATTTCATCTTTTAATTCTTCTGGACATGATCGGTCTTGGGGATCAAGCACCCATTGTTTTGACATGCAATTTTTTTTCAATTAATTATCTCCTAAAACGCTATCAAGTAAAATGTAGAATTGCACCATCAATAGAATAGTAATCTTGTCAATCATAGTACCACCTTTTCGTAGATATTTTGTTCCTTCGGACTTCCAGCTTTACGCCCACGCAAATTGTTAAGAATGACACTGATAATAACAATATTAACATAAGGATTTAACTCCTATAAGCACTCCAATACAAATGATTGACATTATAATTGTTGATGGTTCTGGCACTTGAGTTATTGGTGTTACGATAGCTGGGCTAAACCTTGGAGTGGCCAAGCTAAATACATTTTCACCTTGAATTGCCCCACTCATAAATAGCTTTATACTATAAGAGCCAGCAGTTAGATTGCCTGAGCTATGTGCTGTTATAGATGTATAGTTGCTCATCTGTGGTTCATTGAATGTTCCATACGTGATTATATTGTTAGTGCTTGTATTTTTAATCTCATAACTTATAACAGTTGGATTAGATGGATTAGTTGTTGCTGTAGCTGCTAGTATATTTACATATATTTCGCTTGAGCCAGTATTATCCGTTACGTTGAAGTTTGTGATGTACGAGCCGTACATGATATAAGAACTTGTTGCTCCATACGAAGCGCCGATTCCCCATGTAGGAGCTGTTGCTGGCGCACTTGGATTGCTTGAGTGGGGGACGGTTATCAAAAAGTCCATCGCATGGCCGACAGAACACCATCCAGCGAGAACAATAGCTAGACTTCGGAGTATTCTCATTTGTTGCTTTCGTCAATATTGGGCTACACTTTACGCACTCCGTTCTAGTCAATACGAGAGATCCTATCTCACGAATCCATTGTATCACAGGCGATCTGAATGTCAAGGGGAAAAAGAAAAAGGCACAGAATTTTCATTCCATGCCTATTATATATTTTTTCTCTAGTTTTTTCTAATTAATCTTCTTTTTTCTCATTAGATTGTTCACTTTTGTTACGTTTTGCCAGCCTTTGATTGGATACATTACACTTCTTACATAAAGGATAATGTCTAAAATCGGTCTGTTGAACTCTTTTACATTGAGTGCATGTGAATACTAGTACGCTTTGGCCATTTTTATTTTTAATACCCATATTTCTCACAAATCACCTATAAAGGGGTTAAAAACGCCTTAATTGAGGCTATAAAGGCCATAAATAAGACATAAACTATATATAAACACTAAAACAGACATAATAAAACTAATAGGACTAATAGAGAATAATACATTAGATAGATTAACTATAATAGATCTAATAGATAGGTTGGTTTGATTATCTTTTTTATTTGTATTACCCTCTATAATCTGATTACGCACGGTCCCCTCCATATACACAAAATAACGTAATATTAATATGATATCACTTTAATATCACTTAAATATCAATGATTTTACACTCATTTTTTTCATCAAACAGCTTAATTTGTAGGTTATTGTAAGAAAAGTAGTATGAAACGATATCATAGTTATTAGAATCATTTAGTTTAACCCAAAAGTTGACACGACCCGCCTCATGTTTGTAAAATATAGTGTCAGTTTTGATAGTATCTGCTGGTTTGGTGATATTCCTTGTAAGAGCTACTCTAATCTTGGCTTCTTCTCTATTCATTTTTGGACTCTCACTCTCTACAGTACGCTTTTGGACTGGACGAGTTGCGGTTTTGATCATTTCATTGCCCTCTCTATATAGAATATACACTTTTTTGCCGTTTCTACCATAATTATACCAGTTTTTTTTAAGAAGTCAACAAAAAACACTTAAAAATTGTGTATATATTAATAGGAAAGAATATATTGCAAGCTTAACATGACAGATCCATTCGCACTCTTAACATGACAGCTCTCCTGAATATAGAAAATTCCTAAAATGTTAGTTGCCTCTGTTCTATATAGCCTATCTTGACACTTGCTGTATCTGGGACTTCATCCCCCACACACGCAGGTTTATTCCCATTTATAGAAATAATTTTAAAATACCATTCTTTTGATCGGCGATTGTGGTTGCCGTTTTCACTGTTCACTGGTATCATCATAGTGTAATGAAATGAAGTCTTGGTGAACTCCCATGAGGAGACGAATGGGTTGTGAACTAAGACGCAATGGAATGGAAGTATGGGGATTCAGAATCTCTATAGAAACAGGTTTTAATTTAAGGGTTTGAGATTTATACTTAGAGCCTTTAAAGAATATTAGCAAGTAAAGAAATATAAGTATGGTTAAGAGAATAATACAATGGTTACTTCTTATCTTGCTAATATACTTCAGTAAGTATTGTAAGAATAGAAGAACACTAACATACAGTTTAATCAAGGAGAGTACAATGGGTTTAATTTACGAAGTTGGTTTGGCTAGTTCAGTATCACCAGATGTTGTTAAGAGAGTACTGAGTGTAACAGTAGATGGTGCGGAAGTTGTAACAGAAGTGGACACTACTGCTACAAAATATGTGTTAGCTCCTGTTAAAGAGGGCGCTAATGTGACGGTGGCCCTGAAGGATGTGGATGACGCTGGCAATTCAAGCGAGTGGGCCACTGTAAGCTTTGTGGCAAAGGATACGCTCCCTCCAGAGACTCCGGGCGCTCCTACAGTCACTCTAGTAGAAGAAGTGGCCGATCCTGCCCCTGTGGTCATTGAAGGTGACGCTGTGGTTATTCCAACTGAAGGTTGATTTAGCTATATATAAACAAAATAAGCCCAGAGGAATTAACCTCCGGGCTTTTTTATTATACTTTTGGCATGAAAGTTACACTAGATTATTTAAAGTATAAAAGTAATATCTTAGCGTGCAACTAAAAGTTAGCTGACTATGGCTATCCTGACGAATCTTAATATATAAGATGTTACAAGTCTAGACCATAGTCATCTGCATCATCTGATTTTGCTAGGCACAATTCCCTCCATAGGGATTCTGCAAAGCTGACCAAATACTTAACACGGTCAGGGCTAGTGACTTCCCTAACACTATTTTTATATACTTCTACTGCTAATTCTGAACAGAAGAAATCTGCTAAGAAGCTCGCCTTGTCAAGTTCATCGTCCATATTGTATTCCTTAAAAGTTAGCTGACTGTGGCTCATCCTGCGAATCATAATAGATAAGGTGATACATTTAGTTTATGATATCCGAATATAAATAGTTAGGTGAACTAAGCCTGTATCAAGGCGATTATTTCTAATCAAATCCTACTTGTCTTTATATCCATATTAATATTATACCAGAGGGTCTATGAATTGTCAACTATAAAATTTAAATTACAATGGTCTTGGCATACACCCTGTGGTAGTTCCACCCGGACGTGGAGTATAAACAATTCCAATAGGTCTAGAAACTGAAGTCTTAATAAGTTTAACTAATACATCAGGCTTTGGCGGTGGCGGTGGAACGTACATTTTGATTCTCCTAAAAGTTAGCTGACTGTCACTATTCCCACGAATCTTATTATATAAGATGATACAAAAAAATCCAAAAAAAAGGCCGGAGGGACAAAGCCCCCCAACCCCTCCAAACCCCCCAAGTCACCCAGCCGCTGCGAACACCTCATCTATCTGTTCTGACGTAATCGTCTTAGAGTACGCATTCAGCCTATCCCAATCATTCTCCGTATAGCTCGTAAGTTGTCCGCCCAACTCATCGAACTTGACCCAAGTCTCATTGGAGAGATTTTGCCCAGCCCTTGTGATAGAATTGACAATTCCAAACAAGTTCCGATCATCTTTCTCAAATGTGGCAAACTGAGTTAAGACTTCTCTGCTCTCAGTTTTATCTAGTTTACTCCTAAGACATACAGCACCTAAGATTTGTTTCATCGAACCTTCAACCTTTAAAGTTTGCAGGCCGAGGAACTTTCTAACACCAATTGGAATTAGTGGTAGTTGCTTCTCAATATTATCGACGATACGCTTCTTAAGGTCAACTAGGTCAATCTTACCGATGTGACGACGATCAATCATCTCGCCCTCAGTTTTGCCCCAGATACAGCCGTTCATACAGATAGACCTGAACAGGCTAGGCTTTTGACTAATCCTACGCTTGCCGATCTCACAATTCCCAACCGAGAGCATTCCACCATAGTCTGAGTCATCGCTTTGACCATAGTCAATAATACTGTCAGGTAATAGGAGATTACCATAGATAGTATCATCGTCGCCCCGCCAGTGAGAATACATGGAACCCGGCAGATGCTCGTTCATCGTTTCGAGATACCATCTATTATCAATCGGTGCATATCTATCGCTGACAAATGCACGAAGTGTACCATCGCTATAAGCACGAAGTCGATATTTCTTATCCTTGTCCGCTCTTCGCATAGCATTTTTAGCAATACGAACAGCAACGTCCGAATCTTCCCAATCCGAATCATCTTGATTCAATAGCTCCCGAATGACTGTTGACGATGGCAGCTTGAGCCGCCCAGCGAATTGGCCCAATGCCCATTCTGTTGGTTTATATTGTTTACCTGCAACTTCGAAGGCAAACTTGCCGCCCTCACCTACCACTGGTTCGATATCTGACAATGGAACCAGCATGTCCTCACGTTCCTCAGCAGACCGTTGAACAGTTTCCATCACCTGATCGAACGATTGGCACTTTTTAGCCCAGATCTTTGACACATGGAATCCATCGGCAAAGCCTTGTTGAGCCTTGACGAATGCACCAGCAGACTTGTCACTCTTGATCTCTAGCGTACTCATATCTTTTGTCCTGCAATACTTGGTTAGTTGTTGTCTTCCTTACTCTTATATTATACCACAGGATTTCACCTTGTCAAGAGTTAAGAATACATTTCTTTCAATTCATTTACTTCCATCTGAGTGTTTACTATGTTCAAGGCCACTAGCATAGCAAAGTAGATTTGCTGCGATAGTTCCTTGTCACCCTGACTTACTTGATTAGCAAGTGTATAAACCAAGGTAGATAAGACTCTATTCTCTTTATTGAGTTCAAGAGCCTTATCCTTAGCATACTTGAGCAGATCTCTCATAGCCTCTCTATGGACACTCTCTCCCACTTCTACGTCAATCTTTGGTAGCATCATTTATCACTCTCACTTCTACAACAGGATATCCGACCCAAGCATTATATGCCACAGGAACTTCACGCATGATCCTTTCTCTGAGTTCAGGAGTCATGTAATATTCGACGACTTTTAGGATCTGCTCTTTTTGGTGATGCGTCATGCTCATTATTTGATCTCGTACTTATAGGTTTTTTCTTCGTAGACTAAAGGCTTTGCCGTACTTACACCCTCTACGATTGCAAGACGATAGCCAAGACGTTCGAGAGCCTCATAGTGAGCAGCATCGCTTGACTGTACGTCACAATAGCCACCTTCTTCAGCGTCACGAATGTTTGCATCGGCCTTGAACTCCGCTTCTAAATCTTGTGACTCGCCAGTTTTTTCGTTGGTTAGGACAAATTTCCAGCTACGCATTGTTGATTCTCCAATGTCACTTTCATGTTATGTACTAGTAGTTTGCTACCACTCATTGTCACTGTAGATATTGTACCATCTGGAGTCTTGCATGTCAAGATCCAAAGTTGATTATGTCGAACGATTTCGTAGGTGTTCATGATTGTCCCCAATTCTCAATTTCGTATTGTGTTTCGCCAGCGTTTCGAGCGTAGATAGTTTTATCACTTGCGTAGGGATGGTCAAAGTTGAAAGGCTTATAGATCTCATACTTATATAGAGACCCATTCGTCTTTTTTACTACCAGCCCTTTGGACTTAGCTAGTTGTTCAAGAGCTTTGAGTGTTAATCTCATTTGTCAATATCCTCTGGTAAGGGAAATCCACCAATGACAGGACAGTTATCTCCATCCAATTCGCCTTGAGTTCGGATACCCATATTCTCTAGCTCAGCCTCAAACGCCTCTTGACTATCTAATAGACGATCAAGCAGTGTTATTTGATAGTATTCAATTAGACTTTCTATATCCATACTGTCAACCGACAACTGAGCCAGATTCTTACAATTACTGTATGTGTTCTCGATCATATCTTTCCCTTTCTTGTACTGCAATTATATCATATGAGGGGCTGAATGTCAACCCCCCAAGCTATATATTTTTAGTCAATCTGGGCGAGCAGTTCGCCAGCACGCTTGGCCGCGATGATTTCGGCCAGCTTGGAGAGATCCTTCTTAGGCTTGCGAACTTCGTCGCTTCGTCGCATGGTCGGCAGTTCTACGCCAACTTCCTTAAGCTCTTTGCGGAGCTTGAGAGCCTTCTGGTAAGACGTTTCAAGGTCAAGGCCAAAATGGTCGGCAACGTCTTGGATCGTGCCACTGGTGACGTTTGTAGCGGCATCAAAGCCACGTTGGAAAACATCCATATAAACAGACACAAAATCTTCAGCATTGATGAACTTGCGTGTTGTTTTAGCCATCGGTATAGATCTCTTTCTTTAGATAGAAGATAGTGGATTTGGCTTCAAACCAGTCGTGAGTGAGATCCACTTAACTCATCATACGTTTGACTGGCTATACTACTATTATACAGGATAGAACGCAGTTGTCAAGACTTACTTGGTGAAAATTACAGGATTCACCATTTTTACACATGAGAGGGAAGCAATGCGATTGAACCCCTTGTCAGTGTATTGCAGGACGACATATTGACCATTAGAGCTTACACCCTGACGAATGATCTTACCATCACGAACCTTGAGGATATTACGATTGCCGCCTACAGGGTAGGAAACAACCAACTTACGACCGTTGCGAACATTGATTGACTTGAGCATATCTTAGATCTCCTTAGAACTGACACTTGGTTACTGACCACACATATATTCTAACACAGGTGAGTTTACTTGTCAAGCATACGGCCAATAATCTGATTTTATTTCATGTTTCAGATCCTTGACCTCAGCTTCAAGTAGAACTACGTATTCCTCTAGCTTTTTATGTATTTCTTGATAGTAGCGGTCAGCTTGTGACCCTTCCCAATCATAACCATAATCCTTAACCTGATTAAGAATGCACTCGTCATATTTCTGTCTAGTAGAGGCAAGCTCATTTTTCACCTGTTCAATCTTACTCATCTTTTCACTCCACTTCGTTTCGTTCGTTTCTCACTTCCTTACTCCTATATTATACATCATAGAAAGCTGTTGTCAAGCCCTGTGGGGTGTTATTTTGGAGATTATTTTATATTGTTGTAAGTGCTTGTGGTGTAAGGACTTGCGGCGAGGCGCGCTAGCGGGGTCGCTGTAAATCCTTACGTAGTAAGTACTTACGAAAAAACCCACCGCAACGAGCGATGGGCCACTTTAAAAGGAATACCCCGATCAGGATTTGAACCTGAAACCTACAGCTTAGAAGGCTGTTGCTCTATCCAATTGAGCTATCGGGGCTTATATTGAGTATTTTGGTCATAAGATAATCTCAGGTAAGAATACTCAAACTTACTTTAGTGATTATCTAATACGGATGATGGGAATCGAACCCATATGAGGTTTAATCCTCGACAGATTTTAAGTCTGTTGCGTATACCATTTCGCCACATCCGCATGAATACCCCTACGGAGAATTGAACTCCGGTTTCAAGATTGAAAATCTTGCGTCCTAGGCCACTAGACGATAAGGGCATTTACCACTTGGCCTATCGGGGTACGATCCCGAAACCTGTCACTTATAAGGTGACTGCTCTACCAATTGAGCTATAGGCCAGTAGATGCCATTTTTGGACTGAAGTCAATCTCGTTTGGGAAATGGCAAACCCAACTTCATTGATCGACTATCTTATTATATCACTTCACTTTCAGTTTGTCAACTAGACGCCTGAGAAAACTCTTGTTAATCTTCTGGACATTTACGAGACGACCATCGTAGAATGACTTGATTTTATTATCACTCAACTGAATGGTCAGCAAATACTGTGATCTCTCAAGATCCATGTTACGCAAGATTGTCTCGTATCGCAGTCTATGTTCAAACATATCACGAACTTGGATTACAGTACCTTCATATTCCTTGATCTCATATAGGGTATGAGCAGGAAGATGAGTACGATCTAATTTCCGTTCGATGTACTGGAACTTGACTTTGTTACCAGCGGTCAATTGTGCGATCATCTCTATCTTCTCCTGAAAGGTTTGAATCATCTTCATCTCACTACTCTATTATACCATCTCGTATTCACTTGTCAAGCAACTTTTTCGAGAACTTTCCTCGAATCTGTATTCGCCAGCAAAGATTTCGTTCAACGTCTCTAGGCTAGCAATGAAGTCACGATAAGATGAGAACTCATCAATATCGGTTTTTTGGTTATCGTATACTTTGCCAGTTGACAGGTTTGTCATCTTGTAGAAATAGATCATTCGTCTTCTCCTATTTCAAAAACTTCCCAGTCGTCTACATCCTTAGTAGAAAAATACTCTACAGTATAAGGATACTGTTCTATCTTCTCATTTGCTATTTCTTTAGCATGATCTCTATTCTCAGCTTCAACGTCGATATCAACGCCGTGAATTTCGTACACTCTGACGACATACTTCTTCATACATTACCCCGGATAGATAGAGATATTGAAACCACTCAAGAACGCATCGGACAACAGCTCAAATCGACCACCACCGTGGCTTGGCATGAAGATATGAATATCTCCATTATCTGCGATGTTACCAGAGAACATCTTATCAAGAGTTGGCACATACAGCAAGCAGTTCGTTTCCATCACTCACTCCCTTTCTTACTACTCTATTGTATCACACGATCCTGTCTTGTCAAGCTCAAAATGCCTTAATCGTAAGATTTTGAATTGGCAAGAGAGAGATGTTTATCACTTTGGGCTGCTTTGGTTCTTCGACCCTTACCTCTACGCTTCCCACTTTGGGAGCTACCAGAGCAGGAAATGGGGCTTCCCGCTTCTGGAAGTGTTTGCATCCACTGCATGACAGGATCAAAACCGCAATAATCGTCAATCGCATAGGTCACTCCTTTGTTAGTTTCCCTATATATATTATCGACATTTTGCGGCTCCCTATCCAGCTTATTCTCCCAAAATTCAGCAGAAAATTCAAGAACATCTCTCATCGGCTACACTCCCTATAAAAAATTAAACTTCTTCAGGCCAGTTAAACCACAGTTGAGGTTGATTCTTATCTATAAGATAGTCTTCATCATCATTATCTAGCATGAGTGCATCATGATCTAGTATATATGTTGAATCGTTTTCTACATCGTACAATTGAATGTCAGTGTCCAAGAAACGCTCATCAATCTGAGCTTCTTTAAGTTCACGCCATGTCATGGTCGATATCCCTTTTATCAGTGGTTCGTTCCCACCGTTGTTTATGTTCTACTACATCATGCAAATATTTCTTGCCATCGCTGTTGAATGTCCATACATCCATCACTTCTTCCTGTTCAGGGATGATAAGATCGTCATCACCACTTGGGTCGTACCCCTTAAGAGCTTCGCGAGTTGCCCCCCGAAGTTTCTTGTTACATTGTTTCTTGCTACTCTTATCAGAGTCACCAGCGATTTTGAAGATTGGCGTTTTGCGATATGACTTACCCACTTTATTCTCCACTTTCAGGACATGAGATGCTTAGCATAATTCCACACATGAATAGCGTAAATACCATCATAGATTATACCTTCATTAAAACCTCCAACAGAGCCGACAGATTGTTGTGTATCATGATACTATTATACCATACGGATACAGGAATGTCAAGAGCCGAGGGAGGGATTTGAACCCCCAACCTTTGCTTTACAAAAGCACTGCTCTACCGTTGAGCTACCCCGGCGAATGGAACTACTGGGGGACGATCCCAGACTAACACATTAAAAGTGTGCGGTGCTGCCAGTTACACCATAGTTCCAAGCTAGGACCACATAATGGTCCCGTTTCATATCGCACACATGGTACGACAGAAGCTGGTCAGGTAGGACTTGAACCTACAACCGTTCCGTTAACAGCGGAATGCTCTACCATTGAGCTACTGACCAAAGTACGTTTGAATGGGAGGAATCGAACCTCATCTCACCTCTTATTCCACCTAGATTATCTGACCACAGAATGCAAAGATGGGAATTGAACCCATTCGATCTAGTCGGGACGCTTCCTGCGTTCATTCAAACATTGCGTGCTAGTGGAATCGAACCACTTAAGGCGTAGCCACCTGATTTACAGTCAGGTCCGTTATCCAACTCGGTCAACACGCTTCGTATTACTATTATACACCAGATTCCAATTTTGTCAACCGATCTTTCAATTCTTTTATGATTTTCTCAAGTCCGGCGACTTGCCATTCGGCGATGTTCAGCCGTGACTCAATTGATGGTGGCTCTGGCTTATCAGCATAGTCGCAGAAGTTGAAAGTCTCAATTCGGCTATGCTCATAGTGAACAGGTTCGCCATGTACAGTCTGGATTCCATCGGGCGAGTAGAACTTCACTAAGATATGATTGTCTCCATCGTCCCAACCGTCAGCAGCTTCCAAGCATTCGATATAGTACCAATTCCTATAGTCGGGAAGCTGGGCTTTCATTCTAGCCAATTCAGTGGTACTGGGCCGGAATGTTGTGTGTTTCCAAGATACGCTCATTCTGATATCCTTTTCAATAGGTCAATAGCGGTTTGAAACTCTGGACGATCTTTGTTGTTGCTTCCTAAATTCCTTAGTAGCCACAACACGTTGTCTTCTCTCAGTTCTATTCTACCACGGGGAACATCCATTGTCAAGAGTAATTCCATAAGAGCTACCCTAGTTTTTAAAAAGAAGATCTCATCGTTGAGTGTGTCTATGAAATACGACATCAGAATTGCCCCTTGAAAACCATCTTGATTAGTTGACCAACACAGTAACCAGCAACCAGAGCTATGACTTCTAACATCTGCAACTCTCCTTTGAGAAGGGTGACTCGTTTCTTATATTACTATTATACATTATCGACATCCTGTTGTCAAGTGTTTAGACCAAATTATTTTAATAAGTTAGCTGACTGTAGCTTAACGTGGCGAGCCTTAATATATAGGATAATCCAAAGTTAGCTGACTGTAGCTTAACTTTGCGTATCTGATTATATAGGATAATCCACCCCCACCCCCCAGACCACCCAGATTACCCAAACTACCCAAACCTCCTAATCGCTATAAACCCTATAACCCACCCATCTTAACATCGACGTAAGTATATATAGTATAAGGACTTATGGCGTTTCCCCCTGCCGCCCTCGCCGTAAACCCTTACTGGCAAAGGACTTATATCAATTGTATTTCAGTCAATAAAAAATGCAACCGCCGAAGCGATTGCATTTAATATTAATCACGTTGGCATAATGATATTGCAATGCCCATAAAGAACATCAATATTATTATCATCAGGCCACCAAGATACCCGCCTTCCGTTGTGTCATGATTTCAATTTGCTTAAGTCTATCACGAATCCCCATACGCTTTACACCATATACAGGCGAATAGATATTAGGATTGGTTTTAGTTGACTTACGAACTCTAGCGGCTTGCAAGGTGTAGGGAGTAAGAAAGGGATGAGTCTTTTTCAAGACTGGGCTATTCTTATTTTCCAACATTGCGTAAATGCTATCGGCGAATTGTTTTAATGTCGAATCGGCACAGTGAGTGCGGAATTCGTTGCCATTTTTTTGAACCGATACCACTTTGTTTCCAAGCAAGAGCAGATCAGATCGGCCAGCGGTGATGCCAGCGGTTGCGTTTGAAGTCTTGGCAATTTTACGATCTGAGTTCTGAATGCGAATCGACATGAATATTTCACCTTAGATAGTGAACAATCGGACACCGCGAAGTTGCGGAACGCAATAGGTGGAATCGAACCACAATTTCAGGTTCAACTTTTTTCTTGATTGAGTCGTTTTTTTAGAACGCCTGTCAAGAGTTGAACATGAAAGAACCATCATCGCGGAAGTCAAGTGTCGGAATCGAACCGACATTAAACCATTCTTGACGTAGGGATTATTCATCCCCGAAGAAATCTTCGCACCATTTTTCATAGCTAGAACGGGCGTTGAATTCTTGAACGATTGCTTCCAATTGGGCCACGACTTCCATCGGGTCAAGAGCAAACGCCACTTCCATATCCAGCAAATCTTGCTCGGTTGGAATATAGTCGCCTTGAACATCTTCGCATTGCAATTGGGCGTCGAAATCGTCGAATTGATTTTGCATCTGTCGTTTCCTTTGTTTGAGTCTCGTTTGCCTTACACCACTATTGTATCACACCGCAAGCGATTGTCAAGAGATTTTTCCATCGGAATCTAGGGAATAAACCACCACGACTTCCAAGCCATTTTTAGCAATCCAATAGCCCGCACCAAGTTCTCGGCATTGACGGGCGTACACTATTGCATCATCTGAATTCAGCATGATCGCACGTTGAACGATTATTTCGCTCGTTTCTACTATGGTTTCGACATCGGTTGGAATTGCGTATTCAGCCATCTTGAAAGCCCTTGTCTGAGTGTTGTTTGCTTGCCTTACACTACTATTATACCTGATTAACTCGCGTTGTCAAGTATATTTTTTTGAATTTCTTCAAATAGTTTTTCAGCAGATTGAAGGGAATCAAAGAAGACCGTTTCCGTTTCTCCGTTGATGGCACGCTCAACAGAGAATCCAAAGCTAGAATTCTTTAGCTTGAACATCATCACGGCGTTTTTACCACTGCGAAATTTCCGTAACCCTGTTTTTACAGTCATCAGATTCATCGTACCGCTCTCCGCTGAGTGTTAGATTCTTTTCTTCTACTGCCATCATACCATATATATCGACCATTACAAGCCCCTACCACCACTATTTTTCAAAATATTTTTAGACGCTGCCCAGCCGGGGTCACTCTGAGTCAGTATATTATTGTAATGCAATTGCATTAATAATACAATTGATATAACTACTTGCTACATAAGGACTTATGGCGCGCCCCCTAGCCCGGCTCGCCGTAAATCCTTACACCGCAACGACTTAGGTCGATTGCATTATAATATAATTAAATTAACATATGTAAATTAGTTGATGTGATAATTAAAAAGAGATGCAACCGGATATTACCCCGATTGCATTTAATTGTTTAATCAGATGATAATATTGCAATTGCAACGCCCACGAAAAAGCAGATTACAATTGTCATTTAATTACCCCACCAAAGAAACGGATCTGGCCGTGACCCTTTCCTTTTTTTTGGCCTTTTTAACCTTGGGCTTGGCGGGTTGCGTACCGTGAATAATCAAGGCGAATGACTTATTACGGTTGTCAGGGATAGCGGCGTGGGAATCGTCGTTATCGACTTCCAGATTAAAATCTTCGGCCTCATTTTCATTTTGCAATACAATTGCTTCCCGCAATTTAAATTCATCAATCTTGGAATCGAGTCTACCACCACGACTTGCGGTCAAGACAAGGTTCGATATAGGATTGACAATTTTCATATCATCAATCCAATAATTTAATGCTTTGGTATAAGCATAAAAGAGGATTGATGGATTATTCATAATCACTTGCAACCAAGCTCTGAAATATATGCGGTTGAAGAAATCACCCGCAACGTGAATACGAACGATACCGGCGTTTTTTGGCAAGTTCGCTTGAATTAATCTTGCGATTGCATTTATTTTCTCAACTTCGCTCAAACGATTGTCGGATACAATCGCACGAATCGCATCGAAATTGGCCTTGCGGAGATTGTAAACATTGGTGTAAACAACTTCCTGCGAAGCTGAAAAACAGCGAAATTCGGTATTTGGGCCATCCTGAATCCTACGCTTGCCATCGACCAAAATAGCCCGACTCATACACTTGTCAGCTTGTGGACATGCCCAGCCTGATAAGAGGTCGAAACTGTAAATCTTACGGCCACCGTCAAGCCACTTGGCAAGAGCGGCGACTTTGTACAGTTTTTTGAGCTTTGTATTTGCGGCTGAAAACTTGACCATGATTCTATCCTGTCCTGTGATTGTGATACTGGCGTTACTTGACTAGTGAATTATACCACACCGAATCGGGAATGTCAAGAGGGTCGAACCACTTGGTTATTGAATACAAACCGCAAGGCTTGCATCAAATCTGAGATGTATGTAGGTTCTGACGAACCGTCAAGATAGTCCACACAATAGCTAGAACTCTTAGTATCTTTGGTTAGCGACAATCGGCCATTGAGTGAGAACATGGCATAGTCTGTAATGTTCAGGGCCGGCGACTCGACACCCTTAACACGAATGAACCACTGACTAGCGATTGATTTTTCATTTTTGTTGAACTTGCGAACCATGCCGGAATCCCCTTGGAAAGTGTTACTTGCTTGACTTATTAGATTATACCACGGATCGGCCACCGTGTCAAGAAATCTTTTTAAGATAGTTCAAAAGACTTTGGAAAGTTTTGAAATACCTTACTTTAGGCTCTAGGCCCAAGCCCCGTTGATATTCCCAAGCGTCAAGTTTGAAGTTTCTAGCGTTTGTAATCGAGACCGATCCAAAGTTGGACTTGACAACGAAATTCCTACGAACTTCGAAGTTAGTGTTAAAGCCCATATTTTCTAGGCTGAATAGTTGAAGCTGTGAAAAGCTCCACCCCGTTGACGTTGAAGCACTTCGGATAACTCGCTCAATGTCCAGATGATCCATGTTTCTTTCCCTGCTAGTGTGATCTTGCCTTACATATATATTATCGGCTATCGCGGCCCAAAGATCAAGCCCATTTGGCCTAGATAAGAAATTTCTTATTTTCAAGATTTGCTATTGTGTTGGGCCGATCTTGTCGATATACTATATAGATCAAGTCAGTCACCACTATTCAGAAAGGTCAGAACTATGCCGAAATACTATCGTCGATCATCTGGAATCGTTACCCGTTATTGGGTAGTAGAAACATACTCTTTTCAAACGGCCAGTGATCGTGAAACCTTTTTTGCTTGGATCAAAGGTCAAGATGAGGGCAAAGTTGACGATGTAGAAATGGATGGATGTTCTATTACAGTTCGCTGGAATCGCTGATTTTCACCACCACCATAAAGGATAGATATGTCCAATTTTACCAGAACCGATCTTGAAATTCTCGCGGCCTTTGATATTCCTACCAAATGGCTTCCCGCCAAATATCAAAACGGCCAGTCACACGTTAATGCAATTGCATTATTAAATCAGCACAAAAAAGCTGAGAAAGTTGCAATGAAAAAAGCTGCCAAAGCTCAGGCCAAAGCGGATCGGGCCATCCGATTATCCCATTACATATGTCAAGTGCAACGTGGGGAAGAAATACAATTCGACGTTAATGAAATGCAATTGTATAGCAATCAATTAAAATTCGTACAGGGCTTGTATACAAGGCTCAAATGAGCCTATAATGCAAACGATATAAAGCCTTGCACCGTAAGGACTTACGGCAAGGCCCGTAGCGGCGAACGCTCTAAATCCTTACAGGGTAACGACTTATATCACAGTCGTAAATCGTTACCCCGTATAGACTTACGCCTTAATGCAATTTCTCTGAGAGTTTATATCGCATTTTATCTACCATTTTATATAAGGCATCATCGTACCCTACATGATGTTGAATTTCATCGACTGTATCATCAATGAAATCTTTTAATATTTCAATATTCAATTTGAGAGTTTCAATCTCATCTCGTTTATTGGGGAATATTGTATGAATTGCATTATCGTTCATGTAATCAGATCCAATCATTTTGGCACTCCTAATACAAGGCCATTCTGGAAATTGAATTTGTCGCCGTTATTGTATCTCACAAGCCATTCATAGTTTTTTTGAAAGATGCAATCGGCGACCATCTCATAATTCTCATATTTCATCAATTGCAATAGAGCATTTAAACGCTCTTTAGTTGTGGCACTACGAACGCCACCATCGTAAATATAGATGGAACCGGCGATACTTTTATCAGCGATTGTATTTCCATACAAACGCAAAACCTTTCCATCTGTGGTTGTATTTCCATTGCGTTTAGGCTTTCCAGCAAGAAAGGCTGAAATGACTTCGCGTGATATTTTTCTCATACTAGTGTCCCGTTCCTGAAATTGCGGATCAATGTTTTGTTGAGTTCGTGAAGATTTTTGACTTTCAACTCATACCATTGCTTCTCATATAAAGCCTTGGCGAGTTCCATTTCAAGATACTCGATCCGAGCATCTTTATCTGAGTCGATATTGATCTTATTTCTCGACATCGAAAAAACCACCGTAATCTCTAGGATTGTGAATTGATGCCACCATCAATAGGCCAGTGAAACCAAGAACAGCGATGATGAAAAAATCACTCATTTGATTCTCTTTTCTAGTTGTGCGATACGGGTACAGATTGCCATCGTGTCATTTTCCGATTCAATATCCGAATCACCATTGATTAGGACATTCCGCAGGAATTGAAGTTCTTCCATATCACCGTCAACTTGATCCATGATACCATTCAGGGTGTTTAGGATCTTGATTAGCTTTGCCATCTGTCGTTTCCTCGTTTGACTTCCGCGTTTCTTATACTTCTATTATACACTGCTAATACGGATTGTCAAGAGTTTATTTTACGATTTGCAATGCTTTCTTGTAACATTTTTGAAGCGGCCTGAATAAGTTCTTCGGCCTGTGCTGGCGTGTATTTGCTTGGTTCTGTTTTTTGAATATAGGCGTCCACTTTTTTGGACTCGCTATTTGTTAAACAGTCTACACAGACATCACCAACGGTGCGACTGATTTTCATCGAAATCAGATTAATGATGGGTGAGGATGAATCGGGCGTTTGATCGTCGATGTAGTAAACACTCTCACAGCGACCGCATGTGAACCGTTCCATTCTTTCACCATTCATTCCGTATACCGTTGACATTTTCGTTTCCTTCGCTTGATTACTGTCATCTATCACTATGTATATTATACGCTATGCTGATTAGAAGTCAAGCATAATTCCAGAAGAATCTTTCGATATTCTTTCCGGCCCATTGTTGCTTGACCATATCGGCCACAATCTGTGAGACATTATCATAACATCCATCGGACGTTACGATGATAAACTTGCGGTAGGTTTTACCACTCATTACCACGTTCACAGAGACCTTTTCTTGAATCAGCATTTTCGTTTCCTTGACTAGTGGCTTGTTTCTTCTACTACTATTATACGACATCCAGCCCGAATGTCAAGAGATTGTTTCGACCAATCTATTAAAATCAAAGAAATATTGTGGTATTTTTTTGCCTGCTTCCTGATAACGATAGTTTGTTCCATAGTTCTTGGCAAGTTTGTACTTTCTACCATATCCGTTAAGATCCGCTACAATTGCGGTTATCGTTCCCTTGTTTTCATTGCATACCACATCGGCCCCGCCATCAAAGCCCAGAGCCTTAAGAGTTGTTAGTTGATCTTGTGTGAAACCGTTCATGATTCTGTCCCTTACTTGTGTTGATTGCTTACCCTTATGTATATATTATCGTCTATCTAGGCCCAAAGGTAAAGACAATTCCCAACTATTTTGAAAAGTATTTTTGTACACTAATCAGACCTGTATATCTAATTACTATTGGATCTATATATCCGATTTTAATTTAGATAATTAGACCTAGATATCCAATTACACCTGTCGCGGCTATCTGATTACATAAAGTGTTACACCGTAAGGACTTACGGCGTTCGCCGCTGCCGCGATTTTCGTAAATCCTTATACAGCAAGGCTTTATGACTTGTCACCAGTCACAAGGCCCATGCTCCCATACATCCACATATGTAATTTCATTTATACGATATGTGCATTCATATGCAATCACATCGCCGTTATCATCATAGGCAATTGCAATTGAATCATAATCAGTTGAGTAGTATAGCATTATTCAGCCATCTCCTTTTTCATCTTCCGAATTTTTTCTTCGTTGTATCTTATATACATTTCGAGACTAGGATTACAAGTCCAAACATCTGCGATTAGTATAGCACGGGCAGCTTTCACTACTTCGATATCGTCTTGCAATTTCTTTATTTTCAATTCAATTTCCGACATAGCGGTTTTCATCAACAACCTTCTTCTTCCGTTTGAATGTGTACAACACCTTTATTATCTGTCAGCACATTAACTATGTCTTCTTCACACTGTAAGTGATCGTAAGGGTAATCGACCAAAACTTTGGCGTTTGGGTCAAGTTTGGACAATTCAGCAATCAATTCAGATACGGTCATTATTTAGCCCCTTTGATTAAAGCCTTCAATGCTTCCAATGTGTTAGCCTTTGCGTCAGGCCCATCCCACCCATCGGCTATTTCAGCATCATACATTAGCAATGAATCAATTGCCATATGAAATTCGATATAGAGATCCAGTTGCTTTTTTGTGGCCGATTGTTTGTGAGTCTTAGCTTTGCTCATCGTCATCTCTCTACTTGGTTACTTGCTTCACTTCACTAGTATATTATCGACTATTCCAGCACTAAAGTCAAGATGGTTTTTTGAAATTCTTTACGAGTTCATCATCTGCCTTATCTGCCTCATGGTCAACCGTAAGGCAGAACAATACAGCAGTTCCAGAGGCGTTACTAGAAAGCCCACGAAGTTTTAGGTTATTATCCCGTGTACAGAAAGTCACAACGGCATCATCCGATAGATCAGCTAGCATTGCGAGTAGAGTAGCTTTAGTCGTCATAGTATCGTTCCTTTGTGCTGGTTACTGTCATCTCTATCACTACGTATAGGATACCATATATATCGACATCCTACAAGATAATTCTCAACTATTTTTACAGTTCGTCCATATCTTTTAACGCCTTGACGATAATGGCGTGAACCTTGTCAGAAATGGCATCAACCACCAATTTGGCTGGCTTATCGTCGTCGTCTTGACTACAAGAGATTTCGCTAGAAATGCTCAAGAGCAATTGGACAAGATCATATTTCTTCATTGTATCGTCATTCATCGTATCGTTCCTTTGGGCTTGGTTACTGTCATCTATCTCTTATATATATAGTATAGGACATTTCCTATACATAGTCAAGACAATTCTGAAACTATTTCCAGATATTCCATAGGTATCATGTAACCTTTCTCGCACCATGAGCTACCCCATTCAAGGCCATTCTTGCTCAATTCTGGGCATTGTTTGTTATACTTGCCGTTATACTTCCAGAGTACTTGACCAACCCTGAAAGCTATAGGCTCGACTTGGTAATTGAATTCGCCAGCAGCTATTTCAAAGGCTTGCTTGACTACTACTTTGTTTGAGTATTTGACGTTCATGATTCTTTCCTTTGCGTTGATTGTTATCACCTATCTCTTATATATATAGTATCGTCTATTTCGTCGCCTATGTCCACATAATTCTCAACTATTTTGAAAGATTGTCGAAAGTATTTTTGTACACTAATCATACCTACTTATCCTATTACGCATGTGGCTCTAGCTGATTACATAAGGTGTTACACAGTAAGGACTTACAGCGAGCCGCTTAGCCGCGAATTTCCTAAATCCTTATACAGCAAGGGCTTATATCAATTGCATATATATAATAACTATTACATTAGACTATCATCCTCATTTGGGCTATCATCAACCTCAGCCAATTGTTGTGCAATCTCATCTATTTGTTTTTTCCATTCTGCTGCTATGATATCACAATCAGCTTGAAATTGAACGCACCAATTAACACAATCGGCACAGCGTGTATTAATAGGATATTCGATCAATTCACCACAGAAATCACACGTGTTCATTATTCGCCCTCCTTTTTTGAGCGAGCGGCTTGCTTTGCCGCACATGCCTTGCAGCACGTCCCGCCCCAAGCGTCATTAGCGACGCAAAGGGCCATCTCTCCGCAGTAATCACAATCCGTCACCACATATACTTCGCTCATCTTTTCTTCCCTTTGCTTGGTTACTGTCATCTATCTTTTATACGTATAGGATACCACATGTACCCATATCTTACAAGACAATTCTTAGAAATTCTCGTAAGTTTCTTTCGCTTCTTCTACGCTTGCAAGATTCCACATTTTGCGAACCTTGCCAGTGACTAGGCAAGTGATTGCCAATACGAAACCGAAATCCCGTGTTTGGGATACGCTACACATACGCTTGGCATCAACCTTGCTATATGAGTATTGACCGAATTTGTTGCGACTTACAATCCAACCGCTGTTTGTGATCGTTGCTTGCATGTTCTTGTCCCTTAGCTTGGTTACTGTTCTCTACTTCTTATATATATATTATCGTCTATTTGGTGGCCCATGTCTACATAATTCCTAAGTATTTTAGAAAGTTTATTTGTACACTAATTAGACGTTCTTATCCCATTACACCTGTGGGTCTAGCTGATTACATAAGGTGTTACAGTGTAAGGACTTACGGCGTTCGCCGCTAGGGGGGATGCTATATCTCCTTACTACATAAGCCTTTATGATCTGCTAATATATATACATACGTTGATATGATAGGCAAAAAAAAGCTGTATGGCGTTAACCACACTGCCCACTTGTTAAACAAGTGAAGTACGTTAAAGTACATGTTTTTGGGACGACAAATTGTTGAACATGCTGGCGAGTTGCATAGAACCCGCCGCTCCTAACATACGTCATTGTGTAGACTTCGTTGGTTGTGTTGTTGGTGATTGTGACGCTGTACATATTGGTTGTGTTCATGATTCTGTCCTGTCCCTTGTGTTAGGTATCCGTCACTCATCTCTTATATATATAATATAGCACATCACTGATCTATCGTCAAGATTATTCACCTACTATTTTCAAAGATTCTCGAAATATTTTCTTCTCTTTTTTGCTATTGTAATCTGCTGATTATGTCGATATAATATATAGAGAAAGGCAAGGTGATAGATGAATAACTATGTGATGCTGGTAGTGGTGATGGGGTGTCCGGTTGGGCTATATGCGATGATGGTAGTGAATATGATGGTTGAACCATTTAGAAAGGATAGGTAAGATGAGGGGGTGGTGGTTTTTTGTTCATTAGTTAACCCCCCGATTTTCTCGAAAAAAGGGCGGGTGGGTCTTGCGCAATCCACAACTCTAAAAAATAAAGTATCACCCTATTTACTAAGAGTAAGAAACATGTAAACCAAACCTGTTAACAGTCAGTTTCTTAAAGTCCCCAAAAGCATACCTGAGAAACTCTAGTCTAATCCCTATATCCTGCACCTCTATGTAGCAATAAACATCATTATGTATAACGATATCAACTCCACGATTCTCATACCTCTGGATTAACTCCTTAGTAATTAACCTCTCTAGTTGCGATTGATAAGCATATCCGCTTCTTCCGGGGTTTTGTCCCCCTTTATACAATTGCACGTTTTGCACGAAGTAACAAGATTCTCCCATGTTTCTTTCCCCCCTCTACTTTTTGGCATAACATGATCTACGGATAATTCCCCTTGTTCAAGTTGCTTTCCGCAGTACACACAGGTATAATTATCTCGTAAGAATATATTTCTTCTATTAGGTTTATACATTCTATCGGGCAACTTGATATATTTCTTCAGCACAACAATCTTTGGTATATGATAAGAACTTGTTACAGTATTTACCTCTTCTTTGTAGTATTCGACAACATGAACCTTATCAGCCATGTATAGTTTCAAACCGCGTTTCCAAGAAACTATTTTTAAATGTGTATAATTACTATTAAGTATTGTTGTATTCTTCATTTAAGGAATCCTTATGAAAACTATTCATTCTGAACTGACTATGGTTGAAACTTCTGAACTAGAAAAAAGTGTGGCCGAAGACCTAAAAGTGCCTGACCCCAAAAACATTATAGCAAAGGACAAGAGAGAAGTCAATGAAAATCCCAAAAAATATGACCGAGGAACAGGTTGTCTCTACAATATCTCTGATATCTTCCCGTCTAGCGAGTAAGTATACATTCCCCAATTACGAGGAAGATGACATCACCCAAGAGGCTTTTATCATCGGCATGGAAGCCCTTGACCGTTACGATGGTGTTAGGCCACTCGAAAATTTTCTTTCGATTCACATAAAAAACCGACTGAAGAATTTCAAGCGCGACAACTACTATCGCCACGACGAGGGCAAGGCCGAAGAAATCCAACAGGGCAAGAAAAAACTCCTTGACGCTGGTAACATAGACGATATACGATTATTCATCTCATCTAAAGAAAACTCAAATTCCGTAGAAGAGCGCGAACTTGTCGAGTATATAGATCTTCATTTACCTGCTAATATGCGAAGCGATTACCTTAGATTTAAAAATGATCAGACGCTCACTAAAACTAAAAAGTCTCAATTAATCAGTTGTTTAAAAAATATACTAGAGAGATTCTATGCGTAAAGGTAGACTAGACCTCAACGAACAATCTTATATTAAAAATAATATCAAAGATATGTCCTACGAGAATATAGCCACAGTCTTGGACCGAGACCCCAAATCGGTCCTATTGTGGATCAAACAAAATATTGGAGTTAATGCCAACGACCGTAAAGAGGTTGAAGCGATTAACGAACTCAAAAATAAAGCCTATTGGTATGATTTAGAGTCGCAGTTCAACGAAGACGAACTTGAGATGTTTCTTTTTCACTGGAAGAAGATGTGGTCGCAGTTCAGAGATGATGTGTTTCACACTGAAGAGATTCAAATCGTTGACACTATCAAACTAGAAATTTTGATGAACCGCAGCCTAAAAAGCCAAAATGATAATATAAAATCTATATCTAATATGGAAAAAATTATCATAGAGGAGAAAAATAAAAACAAAGCAGATATTGACTGGGATATCGTTCTTAATCTTGAGCGGCAATTAGCAGTCTTACGGGCCTCCCAAGAAGCGATATCTCGCGACTATAAAGATTTGCAGACCAAGAAATCTTCTATGATTAAAGATTTAAAAGGTACTAGAGAGCAACGTATCAAAGCTATTGAGGATTCGAAAACCACTTTTGCTTCGTTGATTAAGAAGATTATCTTAGATGGGGATTTTCGTCGTCAGGCCGGAATGGACATGGAAAAAATGCGGATAGCTATGGATGTTGAGAGGGCAAGACTGGGCGAGGCCCACACTTACGAGGATGGAATAACAGATCAGCCATTTTTTATACCGGAAACCGTGGAAGGATAAATATGAAGACAGCAATTGTTACAGGAATCACAGGACAAGACGGGTCTTACTTAGCTGAATTATTACTTGCTAATAAATATAAAGTATATGGTATTTACAGAAGAACTTCTAGCCCCAACTTTTCTAGGCTTTATGACGCTTTAAAGTATAAGAATTTCCACCTATTGGAGGGGGATATCTGCGACCCCTATCTTATATCGCGAATGTTAAAAGCTATCAAGCCCGATGAATATTATAATCTTGCTGCCCAGTCCCATGTGGCAACTTCTTTTGATCAACCGTCCTATACGTGGGATGCAACAGCTAAAGGGGTTTTGAACGCCCTTGAAGCGATCCGTAATGAAAGCTCAGATACTAAATTCTACCAAGCAAGTTCAAGTGAAATGTTTGGTAAGAACTATACTACTGTGTATGATGACTTTGGTGAAAACCCATTAAAATTCCAAAATGAAGAAACCCCCTTTTATCCACAATCGCCCTATGCAATCGCTAAACTTGCGGGGCATCATTTAGTTCGTAATTATAGAGACTCTTATAATATCTTTGCATGTTCTGGAATACTTTTTAACCATGAGAGTGAACGCCGGGGCGAAAACTTCGTGACCCGTAAGATCACTAAGTGGCTGGGAGAATTTATAGCAAGTGATAAAGATAAAAAATTTCCTAAGTTGCGCCTTGGCAACCTTGATGCTCATCGTGATTGGGGCCATGCGGAAGATTATGTCAAAGCTATGTGGCTAATGCTACAGCAAGAAACCCCCGATGATTATGTTGTGGCTACTGGTAATACATATACTATTAAAGAGTTCTTAGAAGTGGCGTTCTCTCGTTATGATCTAGACTGGGAAAAGTATGTAGTGATTGATCCTAAACTTTATCGTCCTGCTGAGGTTGAATTCCTTAGAGGGAGTCCACGAAAAGCTAAGCAAAAATTAGGTTGGTCTCCAGACGTGTCCTTCTATAAACTCGTAGAAAGAATGGTAGAACATGACGTGGCCGAAGCGAGATTATCAAAACCAACACTTCAAACAGTTTAGGAGTGAAGTCCTAAGAAGAGATAAACACACTTGCCAAATGTGCAAAAGTAAAAAGCGTAAAGAGTTACAAGTCCACCATTTAAGTAGATGGGCTGACTCGCCCAGTATTAGGTATGAACCAAAAAATGGTATATGTTTATGTAAGACTTGCCATAAATCTATTACTGGATCTGAACAATGTTATGAAGCATATTTTTTTGAGATAATAAAACGAAATGAACAAAACCCCTGAATTTACCATAATTAGAGATACTAGAGAACAGACCCCGTGGGAATTCCACTACGAGCATACAGTTGCTGAAGAAATAGGCACTTTAAAAACGGGCGACTATACAGTTAAAGGTTTAGAGGATAAAATATGTATTGAACGGAAGGGGTGCATTGAAGAGTTTGCTAATAATTTAGGCAGAGAATTCACAAGATTTTCAAAAGAACTTATTCGCATGGATGAATTCCCCCATTCGTTTATTATTTGCGAGTTCCCCATACGCGATTTAATTGAATACCCGTTTCATAAATCAAATCAACAACTACAAAAAACTAGTAAGATAAGTGGTAAATTTCTTTTAAAAGTAATTATGGAAATACAATTAAGGCATAATGTAAAGATCATGTTTTGTGGTAATAAATACTTTGCTAATAAAACTGCCCTTTCTTTAATGAAGAGAATACATGAAAAATATAGAACAGTCACTTAAAGACGCATGGCTTGGTGTAGATCTAAATGAAGAGGGGTTATTCAATCCATTAGATTATATCTACGATATGGCTGGCGATGACAAATCAAAAATCCCGGAAGTTCTAGCGTGGTTAATGACACGCCCTGAGTATTTCTCATTTGTCTGCAAATATATATTTAATATAGAAATATCACCTATACAAGCACTAATACTATACGATATGTGGAATAGAAAATTTCCGATGCTTGTAGGATCGCGCGGATTTGGTAAATCATTTATATTATCTTTATATTGTATGTTAAGGGCGTTCTTTTTACCTGAGCGAAAAATTGTAGTTGTTGGCGCAGCATTCAGACAATCAAAGGTGCTATTTGAATACGCTGAAGGTATATGGCGAAATGCTCCTATATTAAGAGACTTGTGTGACCAATCTAGTGGAACCACAAGAGATGTGGATAGATGCACTGTTCGTATTAATAGGGGCATTATTACTTTCTTACCTTTGGGCGATGGGCAAAAAATTAGAGGTCAGCGCGCTAACGATATTGTTGCTGACGAATTTGCTTCTATTCCCAGAGAAATTTTTGAAAATGTTGTGGCGGGTTTTGCTGCTGTAGCTAGTTCTCCAATTGAAAAAGTTAAAGCAAGAGCCAAAGAAAAGAGAGCAAAAGAGCTAGGTATCGAACTAGAAGTTGTCGAGGACAATATCGAGTTCTATAGATCCAATCAGATTATATTATCTGGTACAGCTTATTATGATTTTAATCACTTTGCTGACTATTGGAAAAGATATCACGCAATTATTAAAAGTCAAGGGGATCGCGGAAAATTAGCTGAAGTTTTCAATGGTGAAGTTCCAGAAGATTTCAATTGGAAAGATTATGGTGTTTATAGAATACCAGTCGAATTACTTCCCGCTGGCTTTATGGATGAGGGGCAAATCTCAAGATCCAAGGCTACAGTACATGCTGGCATATTTCAAATGGAATATGGCGCATGTTTTTCTACTGACTCCAAGGGATTTTTTAAACGTAGTTTAATTGAATCTTGTGTTTGCTCAGAAACAAAACCAATTGTGTTATCTTCAGGAGATGTATTCTTTGAAGCGTCAACTAAAGGAAACCCCAATAAGCGTTATGTAATTGGAGTTGACCCCGCTTCTGAAGTCGATAATTTCTCTATAGTAGTACTAGAAGTAAATGATGACCACAGAAGAGTGGTATATTGCTGGACAACTACAAGAGAACGTCACAGAGAAAGCGTAAAGGCCCATCTAACAGAAGACAATGATTTCTATGGATATTGCGCGCGAAAAATACGAAATCTAATGAAAATCTTCCCAACTGTAGAAATTGCTATGGACCCCCAAGGTGGTGGTATAGCAGTGATGGAATCTTTACATGATAAAGATAAACTTAAAGATAAAGAGATAGCTATCTGGCCCAAGATAGATCCTGAAAAATCAAAAGACACAGATGATGAACCGGGATTACATATAATTGAATTATGTAATTTTTCTAGCGCCCAGTGGACAGCCGAGGCTAATCATGGATTGAGAAAAGACATGGAAGACAAAGCTATTATCTTTCCTTTTTTTGACGCTGCAACTCTAGGTCTTTCTCTTGAAGAGGATAAATTAGCAAATAGAAAACATGATACTCTTGAAGATTGCGTAATGGAAATCGAAGAATTAAAAAACGAATTGTCGCTTATTGTTATTTCACAGAGTCAAAGCGGTAGAGAAAGATGGGATACCCCAGACACGCGAAGTGGTAAGAAAAATAAATTACGGAAGGATAGATACTCCGCTCTTATTATGTCTAACTGGTCTGCTAGAAAATTAAATTCGCAAAAAGAAAGTATTATATATGATGAAGATTACTATGCTAATGTTGGATTTGCTCAGAATTATGTTGGCGAGCGAGCTGGGAATGACTTATATCATGGTCCTCAATGGTTTTCAGAAAATATGAAAGATATTTATAACATTTATTGAATTTAATGTGTATGTATTAGTAATTGCATTGTCAATACTATTACATGGAGAAACGATATTATGAGTGATTTATATTCTACTTGGGGCGACGATTCATCCAAAGAAAAAGCCTTAGCTCAATCTCAGGACGCTTATACAGAACATGGACCTATACAAAAAGCTCAGGCTTACTCCTATAGATCATATATAGATATTGAACCAAATCGCTCAGTTAGAACAAGTATCACTAGAAATGATTACTATCGTTTTCGTCCAGAGGAATCAATTCCTACTCGTCAAAAAAGAATTTTGAAGATGTGCATGGATGCATACGATAGAGTTGGGATTATCAGAAATGTTATTGACCTAATGGGCGACTTCTCGTCTCAAGGCATTCAAATTGTACACCCCAATAAAGCTATTGAAAGATTTTATCGTAAGTGGTTTGAACAGGTAAAAGGAATAGAAAAGTCAGAAAGATTTTTAAATTACTTGTATCGCTGCGGAAATGTTGTTGTTAAAAGAAGAACTGCTAAAATTAACGCTGCAAAAGAAGAAGAATTAAGACGCGCTGCTGGCGCAGATATTGAAATTGAAAATAAGAAATATGCTAAAAGAGAAATACCTTGGCAGTATGATTTTCTTAATCCATTAACTGTAGATGTGATTAATTATTACAATGGTATGTTTCTCGGAGAACCTATGTTTGTTCTCAATCTATCTAAGACAACATACGATACATTCTCTTCTTCTGACGTATCAGGGAAGCAAACATTCTCGCGATTGCCTCCAGATGTTCAAAAGCAAATTAGCATGGGTAAAAGACAAATCCCATTGAACAGCGAAGAAATACAGGTCTTCTATTATAAAAAAGATGACTGGCTAGTATGGGCAAATCCAATGGTATACGCTATTCTTGATGATCTTATCATGCTAGAAAAAATGAAACTTGCTGACTTAGCTGCTCTTGACGGGGCTATCTCTCAAATTAGACTATGGAGAGTTGGTAGTTTAGACCATAAGATTATTCCAAAAAGAGATGTTATTAATAAATTAAGAGACATCTTAGCTAGTAATACTGGCGGTGGAACTATGGATTTAATCTGGGGTCCAGAGCTAGACTTTAAAGAGAGTCAATCTCAAGTTTATAAATTCTTAGGAAGTGAAAAATATCAACCCGTTCTAACGAGTATTTATGCTGGGCTAGGTATTCCACCAACATTAACTGGTGCTGGCGGGTCTAGTGGTGGGTATGCTAACAACTATGTGTCATTAAAAACCTTAGTTGAGCGATTAGAATACGGCAGACAAATGTTAACTCAGTTCTGGAATAAAGAAATTGAAATTATTCAAAAGGCTATGGGGTTCAGATTTCCTGCTCAAATTAGATTTGACAATATTATACTTTCAGATGAATCAGCGGAGAAACAACTTCTTATCAATCTTGCTGATAGAGGTATTCTTTCTGACCAAACAATTCTTGAAAGATTTGGCGAAATGCCAGACATTGAAAAGATTAGAGTACGCAGAGAAGAACAAACTCGTAGAAGTGATTCTAGTTCACCAATGAAAGCAAGCCCATATCATAATCCAAATATTAGAAATGACGTAGCAAAAATTCTATCTACTAAAGATGGATTAGATGATGAATATTATCATGATGAGCTAGATCTTCCAAAGAGAGATATTGTTCCTCCAGCTCCTAAAACTCCGTTTGGTGGTGGCGCACCCGATGCTCCAAAACCTGTTGACGGGAGTCCACAAGGAGGTAGGCCAGCTAATCAAAAAGATAAGGTCAAGAGAAAGACAAAGAATGTAGCCCCCACTTCATCAGCCGCAGTACTATGGGCGTACAATGCTCAAAAAGCAATAGCAGATGAGATAACACCCATGATACTAGATTTTTATGATAAGAAAAATGTTAGGTCTTTAACCAAGGCTGAATTTGATCAATTAGAATATTTTAAATTATGTCTATTGACAAATATTGAACCGTTTATTGAACTAAATCCAGAAATTATTAAACAACTTATTGATAATAGTGGCAAGCCATCTGTAGACTTTTTAAATGAAATTAATAGTGAAACAGATTCATTTGTGTATGCTAATAAGAGAAAGCCAAATACAGATGAAATGAAGTATATCTACGCTTCTATTTATGTAAAATTACTAGAAGTTGAAGTATAATGTGTATACTTTTATGAGGTGAAAAATACTATGCAGATATTTAAAGCAGAGATTAAAGCTGGAATCGCAGACAAAATACAGAATAACTCAATAGCATTTTGCTCTGAAGTAATTCCATATACGCCTACGGAAACAGATATAAATAACTGTAAATCTATTAAAGCTGTTGCTGAAAATAAAAATCAAATGGATTTATATTATATTAAATCTATCCTTGCTAGTGTTGGATGGAATAAAAATGACGATGTTTTTGATCCAATTGAAACTTGGAAAGCAAAATCAACGCCAGAAGATAAGCAATTTAATTATATGCATGATGAAAAAGATATCATTGGACATATTACTAGTTGCTATGCAGCTGATGCAGATGGTAATATACTGCCTGATTTTAACGATATGTCGCAAGTGCCTTCTGTTTTTGATATCGTAATAGGATCTGTTTTATATACTAGCTGGTCTGCCGCAGAATTAAAAAATCGAACCAAAGAAATTATATCCGATATTGAAAATGGTCAGACATGGCACGTTTCAATGGAATGTCTTTTTCCACAATTTGATTATGCTCTTATTGATGCTGTTGGATCTACTAAAATAGTAAAAAGAGAAGAATCTTCAGCTTTTTTAACTAAACATTTAAGAGCTTATGGAGGCAAAGGCGAATATAATGGGTATAAAGTTGGTAGACTTTTACGTAGTTTTTCCTTTTCTGGTGTAGGATTAGTTAAGAAACCTGCAAATCCACGTAGTGTTATTTTAAATCACCAAAAATCTATTAATTTTAATGTATCGAAATCCGAGGAGATTATTATGCAAGATGATTTAGAAATTTTAAAAGCTGAACTTGCAGAAGCAAAAAAGGCTACTGACAAGATGAAAGAAGAAGCTGAAAAGGCTGAAAAAGCAAAAAATGAAATTGATTCAACCGTTGCAGATCTTCAATCTCAACTTTCCCAAGCCAATGAAACTATTGCTGCTGAAAAAAGCGCAAAAGAAAAGATGGCTGAAGAAATGAAAAAGATGAAAGAAAAAGCTGAAATGAATCAAGACGAATTAGACAAAATGAAAAAAGAAAAGCAAATGTCAAAGCGCAAAGCTGAATTGTCTGAAGCTGGATTAGATGAGTCTGAAGTTGAAGAAGCTTCTGCTAATTTCGAATCTTTAGCTGATGATATGTTCGGTACAATCGTTGCTGCCTTAAAGAAAGCTAAAATGGCTGCAAAGCCTAAGCAAACCCCAGCGGAAGCCAAAGAAGGTGAAAAGCCAACTGGTCCTGATGGCGATAAGGCAAAGAAGAAACCTGCTTTTGCTTCTGAAGAAATTGACAACAATGAAGTAGAAGCTAGTGCATTAGACACCGCAGTTGCTACAGAAGGTCAAATTCCAATGGTAGATGTAGCAGAGGAAGAATCTTTAAGATCTTTCGCAAGCGATTGGTTCGGTTCAAAAGTTCTTAAATCAACAGCTAATATTAAGTAATTAAAGGAGCTTATTAAAATGGCTTTAAAATCAGATCGTTACGAGTTTCAAACAGATGTTAGTTTCTTCATGAATGAAGTCGCTGAAAGAGGTGGAGTTGTTACTTTGGCATCCACCAGCACACCTTCTGGATCAGCTATGGATTCTTCAGTTAACGTAGTTACCTATGTTGCTAATCCATCAGGCAAAGTCCCAATCGGTATTCTTTTAAATGACATGGTTAATCTTGATCTCACACGCCAGCACATCAACTGGCACAAAGATGAGATTCAAAAGGGTGGTAAAGTTACGATTCTTCGTAAAGGTTATGTCGTTACCAATAGGATTTCAGGCACAGGCACACCAGTTGCTGGCGATGCTGCTTACGTTGCCGATAGTGGTCTTATTTCGACATCAACAAGAGGCGTTGCTTTAGACGCTGGAGCTGTTAAAATTGGTCGTTTCTTGACAGCTAAAGATTCTGATGGTTACGCTAAAGTTGAAATCAACCTTCCATAATTATAAATAAAAGAAATAGGAGAATATCGAATGTTAACAAGACCAAGTAATGAGTTTATTCAGTTGTTGTCTCGTTCAGGTAGCTCAGATAAATCTGTAGCACTTGACGCGCAAAGAGAAATCGCCAAAGCTTTGGAACTTCCATTGCGTAAAGGCATCATGTTTGGTGATGTAGTCACCGGCATTTTCGAGAAGATGGTTATTGAGCCGGGTTCACAACCTGAATTCCCTCTTGACCTTCTTGCTCCCGGTACAGAGCGCGATTACACCGCTTATACCAATCCGGGCCACGGCCGTATTCCTGAGAAGCACGTTGAAGGCGATTACGTCATGGTTAACACCTACGGCATCACCAACAGCATTGACTTCTTACTCCGTTACGCCAGAGAAGCTCGTTGGGACATCGTAGCTCGCGCTATGCAAGTTCTTGAAGCTGGTTTCGTTAAGAAGATTAACGACGATGGCTGGCACACAATCCTTGCTGCTGCTGTTGACCGCAACATTCTCGTCTACGATGGCGATGCTGCTGCTGGCCAATTCACCAAGAGATTGATTTCTCTATGTAAGACTGTTATGCGTAGAAACGGTGGCGGTAACACAGTTACAGCTACTGGTCGTTTGACAGATCTTTATCTTTCACCTGAAGCCTTGGAAGATATCCGTAACTGGGGTATCGATCAACTTGACGAAGTTTCTCGTAGAGAAGTTTATCAAGCTGCTAGCGATGGCGCTCCATTGACAAGAATCTTCGGCGTTAACTTGACCGATCTTTTCGAGTTGGGTGATGGTCAAGAATATCAAACATTCTTCACAAGTGATCTTTCTGGATCTCTTGGACCAAACTCTGATGTTGAACTTATCGTTGGCTTGGACCTCAATGCTAAAGATAGCTTTGTTATGCCAGTCAAGAGAGAAGTTGAAATCTTCGAAGACGAAGGTCTTCACAGACAACAACGTCAAGGTTATTATGGATGGGCTGAACTTGGTTTCGGCGTTCTTGATAATCGTCGTGTTCTTGCAGCTAGCTTCTAATTTAAAGTTAGTAAATATTAAAAATAAGGGTGGACTTTTGTCTGCCCTTTTTTTATTATGTGTATATATGAATGATATTTACATTTTTTGTGGAGGAATAAAATGAGCGCACTTAGTACTTATCTTGAGTCTGGATTATTAAAACATATTTTTCTTGGCGTAGCTATGCCAGCAGAATTTGATACTGTTTATGTAGGATTAGTTAAAAATTTTGACTCTGGAAAACTTGAAGGAAGCGATTTTACAGATGAGCCAGCAATAGGCGACAGTTATGGTAGAATAGCAGTGCCTTCAAATACTAGCAGTTGGTCTAATCCATATATTTCTGGTACTGCGATGGCTATTAATAATGTATCGGGTTTTCAGTTTAAACAAGCTCAAGTAGATCTTGGATTTATATCTGGCGTATTTATAGCAAATGCTAGTACCGGAGGCAAAGTATTACTATATGGAAGATTGACTAATGGAAGAGAGGTCAATGAAGGAAACCAGTTTGTTTTTTCTTCTGGAGCTTTAAAAATTACATTTAATTAAATCTATCAAGGATAAGAAATGCCAATCATCCAAAGGAATCAGCTTGTACTTAGCAATCTCGTATACACTACAGGGAATTATATAAATCCTAACTGGATTGTTTCTTTATCTCCATATAAGGTTGGAAATACAGTAGCGCAATGGAATGCTAATAAGCTACAGGGCTATCCAATTTATACAGGAGTGCCTATAAGTGGCAACACTTTATCTTGGAACGAAGCTAGTGGATATTGGATGTCTTCAGGAATCCCCATACCCGTGGGTGGACTTGAAGGTCAGATTATTTCTAAGGCTACTGACACTGATTATGATATCCAGTGGGTTGATAACTATGCCCCAGACGTTAGAATAGTCTGTAAAAATGATTCAGGGGCTAATATCCTTCGCGGTCAAGCTGTAATGGCAGTGGATGCAGTTGGAGATAGAATTAGAATTGCAAAATCTGTTGCAAATGGATCTGTAGATCCTAAATATATGTTAGGCGTAGCTTTTGAAAATATAAACGATGGAGCTGAAGGGTATGTGACACTCCTTGGCGAAATTAAAAACATAAGTACTAATTCATATATAGTTGGTACAGTTTTATGGCTAGACCCAGCAACTCCCGGAGGATTCACTTCTACTGAGCCAGCCCCACCAAACCTTAGAATGTCCATAGCTATAGTGACAAGATCTCAGGCTAGCACAGGTCGTATTTTCGTTCGCATGTGGACACAACAACCATCACTTCATGAGCTTTTTGACACTGCTATTTCTAGTCCACAGAACGGAGATACTTTAGTATATCATTCTGGTTCAGGCGTATGGTATAACTCTATTGTTGCTGGCCAGATTGGAGCTACTGGAAGTACAGGCGCTACTGGTGTAGCTGGTAATCAAGGTGCTACTGGAAGTACAGGTGCTACTGGTGTAACTGGTAATCAGGGTGCTACTGGAAGTACAGGTGCTACTGGCGTAACTGGTGGAACTGGAGCTACTGGGGTAACTGGTAATCAAGGTGCTACTGGAAGTACAGGTGCTACTGGCGTAACTGGTAATCAAGGCGCTACTGGAAGTACGGGTGCTATTGGCGTAACTGGTGGAACTGGAGCTACTGGCGTAACTGGTAATCAAGGTGCTACTGGGAGTACAGGTGCTACTGGCGTAACTGGTAATCAGGGTGCTACTGGAAGTACAGGTGCTACTGGCGTAACTGGTGGAACTGGAGCTACTGGCGTAACTGGTAATCAGGGCGCTACTGGAAGTACAGGCGCTACCGGAGTAACTGGTAATCAAGGTGCTACTGGAAGTACAGGTGCTACTGGCGTAACTGGTAATCAGGGTGCTACTGGAAGTACAGGTGCTACTGGCGTAACTGGTGGAACTGGAGCTACTGGCGTAACTGGTAATCAGGGCGCTACTGGAAGTACAGGCGCTACCGGAGTAACTGGTAATCAAGGTGCTACTGGAAGTACAGGTGCTACTGGCGTAACTGGTGGAACTGGAGCTACTGGCCCCGGAACTATTATTTCAGGTACAGGAAACTACATCCCAATTTATAGCGGCAATACAGTAACTTTGCAACCCCAAGGTATTGCGTATATCGACACTGGAAATTTAAGATTCGGTATAAATAGAGGAGCGTTTCCAACTGGAACTCTTGATATTTCTACCTCTTCAGCTTCTACTAAAGGATTAATTGTTCGCGGATCAACTTCACAGACTGCTAATATTTTAGAATTACAGGATGTAAATGCAAATATAGGATTTGCAGTATCTCCAGTGGGAATTGCATATCAAAATCTTAATGAGTGTGTTATCTTTGGCAATGGAATGTCAGCAACTGGCAATAGACAATACAATGTTGTTGTTGGACACAGACAAACGGTTGCTCCTGTTGGTGCAGAATCTGTTGTTGGCACTGGTAATATTGAAATTGGATGGAGAGCATTCGCTTATGGTCCAGTTGTAGGAAAATTTAATACATTGATTGGACACGATGTATCAAATAACTATTCGTATAATGCCAATACCAATGGATCTTCTGGAAACTTCTCTTATAATGTTGTAATAGGAAATCATGCAAATTATAGATATCAAGACCCTGCTAGAATAGGAAATGTATTTATCGGTGGATCGCCAAATAATAATGGAGTTGGATCTTGGGGGTCTGGATCTTACAATATTGCTATTGGACAGGCCATGCAGTCAAACGGAGTGATTGGACATTTTGGTAGTAATTCTATTGAAATATGTACAATAACATCAAATAATATGTTGAGATACGGTGGAGCTTCTACTGTTGTACTTTCTAATAAATTAAATATTGAATCTACTATAGTTGGCGACACAAATACAAAAAGAATATATATTGGTAATTCCAATACCAGTGGAACCTTATCTCCAAATTCAACTCTACAAATAGTTCCTAAAAATGCAACAGATAAAGTATTAATAGTACAAGCTACAACCGCACAAACCGCTAATTTATTTGAAGTTCAAAATTCTACTAGTAATGCATTAATGTATATTGACGCATATGGAAATCAGTCTGGAATTTCAGCTAGCTATCCAAGTGGAGTTACTCTTTCTAGTGGAATTCCAACCGTTACAACTAGTAAAATTTATGCAAGTGGTACAACTTTATACTGGAATGGAGTTGCGGTAACTAGCGCTGGAGCTACTGGAAGTACCGGAGCTACTGGCGTAACTGGTAATCAAGGTGCTACCGGAAGTACAGGCGCTACCGGAGTAACTGGTAATCAAGGTGCTACTGGAAGTACAGGTGCTACTGGTGTAACTGGTGGAACTGGAGCTACTGGGGTAACTGGTAATCAAGGTGCTACTGGTAGCACTGGAGCAACTGGTGTAACTGGTAATCAGGGCGCTACTGGAAGTACAGGAGCGACTGGTGTAACTGGTGGAACTGGAGCCACTGGTGTAACTGGTAATCAAGGTGCTACTGGAAGTACGGGTGCTACTGGTGTAACTGGTAATCAAGGAGCTACCGGAAGTACAGGTGCAACTGGCGTAACTGGTGTTACAGGTAGTACAGGTGCAACTGGTTTAAGGGGTGCTACTGGAAGTACAGGAGCAACTGGTGTAACTGGTAATCAGGGCGCTACTGGAAGTACAGGCGCTACTGGCGTAACTGGTAATCAAGGCGCTACTGGAAGTACGGGTGCTACTGGTATAACTGGTAATCAAGGTGCTACTGGAAGTACGGGTGCTACTGGCGTAACTGGTAATCAAGGTGCTACTGGAAGTACAGGCGCTACTGGCGTAACTGGCAATCAGGGTTCTACTGGTATAACTGGTAATCAAGGTGCTACTGGAAGTACAGGAGCAACTGGTGTAACTGGTAATCAAGGTGCTACTGGAAGTACAGGCGCTACTGGCGTAACTGGTAATCAAGGTGCTACTGGAAGTACAGGCGCTACTGGCGTAACTGGTAATCAAGGTGCTACTGGAAGTACGGGTGCTACTGGCGTAACTGGTAATCAAGGAGCTACCGGAAGTACAGGCGCAACTGGCGTAACTGGTGTTACAGGCAGCACAGGTGCGACTGGTTTAAGAGGTGCTACTGGAAGTACAGGCGCTACTGGCGTAACTGGCAATCAGGGTTCTACTGGTGTAACTGGTAATCAAGGTGCTACTGGAAGTACAGGAGCAACTGGTGTAACTGGTAATCAAGGTGCTACTGGAAGTACAGGAGCAACTGGTGTAACTGGTAATCAGGGCGCTACTGGAAGTACAGGTGCTACAGGTTTAACTGGAGCAACTGGCCCCGGAACTATTATCTCCGGCACAGGAAACTACATCCCAATCTATAGTGGCAATACAGTAACGATCATGCCACAGAATGTAGCATACATTGATACTACCAACAGAAGGCTTGGGATAAATAACCCTTCGCCTTTAGCGTCAATCGATATTATAAATCAATCCAATACTACAATAGGAACAATAATAAAAGCAGCAGCTTCTCAATCCGCTGATCTATTAGAAATTCAAAACTCGTCATCTATTCCTTTATTTACTGTAAATTCTGCTGGCAGAGTTGGGATCGGATCAGGTTCACAAATTCCAACCGGAACTCTAGATATTACCTCTATGTCTACAACTACAGTTGGACAAATAACAAGATCAATCCCCGGCCAAACTGCTAATATAGCAGAATTTAGAGATAGTAATGGCAATGGCGTGCTTTCGATTGATAGTTTAGGAAGAGTCAGTCAAGTAATTAGTGGAGTTACTGGTGGAGCAGGATTTCAAAGTACTGCCTTTGGATACAATGCTATGGCAAATGCAACTAGCGCCGCTGCGTTAAATACATTTTTTGGGTATAGCCCTTCGGTGGCAGCGTTATCTGGAACTAGAAATACATGCGTGGGATATACCGCTGGATCAGCTCTTACTGCCGGAGGCTTTAATGTATTAATAGGATTTGCTCCGGGTTCAATATCAACTGGAAGTAGAAATGTTTTAATTGGGTATCACGCCAATATAGGCAATCTATCTGATACAATTGCTATAGGAGATCAAGCATTAGCTAATACAACCGGAGCTGGAAATCTTGCTATTGGAAGTGTTGCATTGGCGAGTAATGTGTCTGGAATTGACAATACAGCGGTTGGTACAGACGCTGGAAGAGCTGGTGGCTCATACGTTATCGCTAATGCTTATTTTGGTAGAACTGTTGGATATTTTAATAATGGTAGTTATAATACAGCAGTTGGAAGTAGAGCTTTAGGTGGAAATCAAGGCGGCACAGCAGACAGCAATCAAAACACTGCAATTGGTTATTTCTCAATGGCTGCTGAAAGATCTGGTAATTTCAACACTGCTGTAGGATATAATACACTTGGAGCTGTATTTTCAGGTCCATACAATACTGTTATTGGACATAACGCAACTCTTGGAAGTAATTATTTATCTGGGTGCATTATCGTTGGAGCGGCAGCTACGGCTAACCAAAACAATCAATTAGTAATTGGCTCTACGTCAATTAAAGTTGGCAAATCAGATAATACTGGCGAACAAGCTGTGTCGCTCACTGCTCCTAGTGGAGTGTCTAGACTGTTAGAGTCCAGAATTAATGGAACTATTTATAATATACCATTACTACCATCTGGCGCAACTAATCTTGCGGCAACAGTAGTCACTCCTCCTATCATAACTTCTACTGGCGGATTAACATTAACTAATTCACATAATGGATATATAATTGAACAGACTGGCGTAGTTGCGTCTGGAACATTTACTATAGGCAGCACTGCTGAAATTACTATTCCCGGCTGGAACTGCATGATTGTTAATATTGGTAGTGGTGCTATAGTTGCAAGCGGAACAGGTAATACTATGAGGTCTCCGGGCTATCTTAATAGATCCCGAACTCAATTCTCATCAATTAGTATCTATCGTCGTGCAGCTGGAGATTATGTACTTGGGGGTGACTTAGCATGAGTTTTTCTATTCCAACACTAAGAGCATATAGAATTACTACGGGCGGTATAGCCCCAGCAGCTCCAACTTTTAGCGTTGGAGTGTCATGTAACGGATCTTCTAGTGTACTGAATGGGTTTTTTAGCACTGCAACTGCTGGATCTTCTTTAGTATATACCATAGATGGAAGCACTCCTGTTTACGGATCTAACGGAACTATAATTCCATGTGCAACTGGTTATTTTGTTACTACAACTCCTACATCATGTGAACAACAAAATATTGGCGCTGCCATATGTCCTTCTGTAACAACAATCAAAGCTATTGCATATTTAAGTGGACAATCAAGTAGTGTAGCTACTACGACAGCATGTAGAACTTGTCCGGGTAGTTTAACAGCTCCGACTATAACGTCAACGTGTCCATTGGGTGGAGGAATGGGATGTAACGGGGGGCAAATTTCATTTACAATATCTGGTGGTGGAGGAGGATGCTCAGTTCTTCGGTATACAATTGCAGAAGGATCTCCTCCTGCTGATCCAACAATAAGTAGCAATAGCGCAACAGCAGGAGCTGCGTTTATTTATTACGGAACAACTCCAGCTACTTTTCCTCCGGTGCAAGTATACATAAAAGCAGCATGGTTTGATCCAAGCTGCAGTTTAGTTTCGACCATTACATCCGCTAGCAATGGATATGTTTATCCTTAATTAAAAAGGCGAAGCTCATGGGAACCTCATACAATCCTAAAATAGTAACAGACGGACTAGTTCTTAATTTAGATCCTGCTAATGTTAAAAGTTATCCGGCTAATCAAGACCCTTTTGTAAATAATGTAAGTTTAATGCTTGATGGAGAAAGCTTAGTTGACCAAAGTGCAAACGCAAGAACTTTCACTGCTTCTGTAGGTGCATCAGTTAGCACAGCAAATAAAAAATTTGGAAATTCTAGTATATACTGCACTGGAAGCACTAGTTATATCTATAATAGTTCATTTAATAGCTCTTTTAGTGGCGATTTTACAATTGAATTTTGGGCATATCATAATTCTTTTGGATCTAGCAATGCTTTAATTGTCATAGGAAATGAATCAAGCGGAAGACATGTAATGTTTATAAATAGTAGTGGAAAAGTTGCAGTTGATTTATATTTTACTGGCACTATAGGAACTTTTAATACCACTATATCAACTGGAACTTGGAATCACTATGTATTAACAAGAAGTGGTACAACAGTAAAATTATTTGTAAATGGAACTTTAGATTCTACTACTGTATCAGTGTCTGGTACTTTTGGTAATGGTAATGGAGTTTATATTGGAGCAGTTTCCAGCGCCGTAAACGGAAGCAATGCATATTTTGATGACATAAGAATAACTTCGGGAATTTCAAGATATACAGCAAGTTTCACGCCCCCAACCACTCCACTTTCTTTACCCGGAAGGTTAACTGACTTAACTAAAAATAAATTAAACACAACCTTAATTAGTGGTCCAACGTATAGTGGTGGAAGTCTAGTATTTGATGGAAGCACTCAATATATAAATGTAGGATCTAATTCTAATTTAATTTTAGGAACAAATAATTTCGCATTAGAGTTATGGTTCAAGCCAATAGCAAGATTGCAATCATATCCCTTTTTACTTCATAATCAAGTTGGAGGAGGCGGGTTCACTACAAATTGCTGGCAAATTAACGACAGACACGCCAACAATCCTACGTTAGTTACCTTCTGGAATTATAATTATAACGCTGGATCTTCTGCAATGCTAGCTAGCACTTCAATAGCTAATGGTAATTGGTATCATCTTGTAATAACTAGAATTGGAAATTTATTTTCAATGTATTTAAATTCTACTTTGCAATCAAGTGTAACATCCTCTATTAGTATGGATAATGGCGTTGCTAAGAATTATGGATTCAATACAACCGGAGGGGGTGGATTTAATGGAAACGCATCATCAATTAAAATATATAATAATAAAGGGCTAACTGCCGCTGAAGTGTTTCAAAATTACAACGCTACAAAAGGAAGGTTTGTATGAGTTTATCCCATCACCCAAATATAGTTAGGAATGGATTAGTTGCATATTTTGATGCGGCAAATCCGAAGAGTTATCCTGCGGGTCAAGATTCATATGCCAATAACGTAAGTTTGCTTCTTGATGGTGAAAGCCTGACGGATAAAAGTCAAAATAATTTCACAGTCACAAATAGTAGTGTCGCGGTTAGCTCAGCCGAAGTCAAATATGGAACTTCTAGTTTATATTTTAATGGGGCAAGTTATTTATCAATTCCCGATTCTACAGCATTCGGGTTTGGAACGGGCGATTTCACTATAGAATTTTGGCTTAAATTAGGAGCGGCGATTACTGCTACATCTGGAGATGCAAGTTTTAGATCTATAGTTAATAAATACTCAGCAGGAAGTAATGGCACAGAAGACGCTTTCTATGTATTTCTTAATAATGCCGCTGGAACTATGCAGTTTAATGTTGGTTTTGTATCGAACACAATAGGATCTAATTTTGCATTTAATATTACTGGAGTTGATACTTCATTAAATAGTGTATGGAATCATGTAGCAGTAGTAAGAAGTAGTGGGTCGCTTAAAGTTTATTTTAATGGAACTCAAATTGGAACAACTCAAGCATATAGCTCAAGTATTAACCAAGGAACATTACCTTTGTTAGTTGGGGCTAGAACATATGCTCCAATTGATTTATATTTTAATGGATATATAGATGATTTAAGAATTACTAAGGCGGCAAGGTATACGGCAAACTTCACGCCCCCAATCGCTCCATTTTCTTTACCGGGAAGAATTACTAATTTAACAACCAACAAAGGAGTCGGAAGTTTTATTGGTAGCGATATTTCATATTCGTCAACAAATGCTGGTACAGTAACTTTAGGTGGTAGTAATGGATACGGAGTTTTACCAAACACTTTAACGATAGGACCAACTAGCACATTTACACTTTGCGCTTGGGTTAATTATATTTCAAGGCCAACTGGTGGAGTTGCAAGAAGATCCGTTCTTGATCAAAGCGTAAATACAAATGATTTTGAACCTATACTTGGATTTCCTTATACGTATTCTGCTAGTAAAATGGGATTAGAAGTAGGAAAGGCGGGAGTAGCTTCTCAGATAGCTTATTCTGCCAATACAAATAATCTTGATCAATGGTATTACTTAACAGGATTATTTAAAAATGGATCAGCAGATTTTTATATAAATGGAGTTTATCAATCTAGCGTAACTTATAGCGCAACAGTAAATAGTGCAACAGCAAATTCTAAAAACTGGGGAATCGGCGGTGTATTTTTTAATGGAACTATAGTTGGACCATATGCAAATTGTAAAGTTGGTCCAATTCAAGTTTATAATAGAAATTTAGCTTCGGGTGAAATTTTCCAAAATTACAACGCAACAAAATCCCGCTATGGTTATTAAACGACGAACGGAGTGAGTCTCATGAGTAATTCTGCTGGACCTAAAATAACTAAAGATGGATTAGTACTTGACTTTGATGCTGCTAACCCTAAGAGCTATAATTTCTATGCAGATCCCTATGCTAGCAATGTTAGCTTGCATCTTAAAATGGATGGGGCTAATGGTAGTACCACGTTCACTGATTCCAGCCCGAATGCAATTGTGGTAACTGTGGTTGGAAACGCTCAGATTAGCACAACTCAAAGTAAGTATAATGGATCGGCGGGATATTTTGATGGAACTGGCGATTATTTAAGTATCCCCGACTCTTCTGCGCCCGTTCTTGGAAGTTCTGATTGGACAATAGAGGCTTGGATTTATATTTCTGCTGCGAAGAGTTTTAATTGCATCTATGCCAAAAGGCCGCCGGGCGGCTATGGTTTTTCTGTGCAAGTGGACGGGGCAAACAACCTTTCGATTTCTGCGTCAACAAATGGGTCAAGCTGGGCATTGCCCGGTTCAAGCCTTGGCAGTGGCTATGTAGCGGGTGCATGGACACATGTTGCTGTCGTTCGATCTGGTAATACAATTACAGGATATAAAAACGGGGTTTCAACAGGAACACAGACGTTATCTGGAACGATTTGGCCCTCAACGGGTTATGTCGCTGCCGTTGCATCGGGTTTAGCTGGAGATACAAGCCAAGATTTCAACGGTTACATTGATAACTTAAAAATCTCTTCATTTGCTCGTTACACGTCCAACTTCACATCTCCTCCAATTCCTTCTACATGTACAGACTTAACTAAAAATAAAAATGTAGGAACTTTAACTAATGGAGTTGATTATAATTTTTCTAATGGTGGGAGTTTAGTATTTGATGGAGTCAATGATTATGTAAATATTCCAGCTAGTACAAATTTAACTTTTGGAACTGGTGATTTTACAATGGAAGTTTGGTGTAAAGCTAGAGCTAAGACTATGCTATATCCTGCTCTCTTATCTGTCAACTTAGCTTGGGCTTCAAATGTTTGGGTTTTAATCGACAGGCATAATGCAACAGCTCCCACAAAATTTACATTCCATGTATATAATATAGGAAGTCCACTGCTAACAAGTGTCACCGCTCCTTCAAATGGAGTTTGGTATAATGTCGTAATTACTAGAATTGGAACTTTATTTTCTATGTATATAAATGGAGTCTTAGAATCTACTGCAACTTCATCAGCTAGCATAGATGGTGGAGTTAGTAATTCTATTAATCTAGGAAGACAATTCACTTCGGATTCTACTTATTATGATGGAAATATTCCAAGGGCAAGAATATATAAAGGTAAAGGATTAACTTCTGGGGAAGTATATAATAACTTCGTAGCTAATCGTGGCCGATTTGGTGTATAGTATAATAGAAAAATCTTTTTTTAGGAGGTGCAAAAGCACATGGCAATTCTTTCAATCTACATTCCAGACGATAGCGCAACTCGCGTATTTGATGCTATTGCGGCGAATTATCGTTATCAGCCAACTGTGTCTAATCCAGTTGCAGGACAAAATATAATCACATGGGCGAGTGATACGGGCGTTCTACTATCGCTTGCGAGCGGGGTTGGTTATGTGGGCGATTTGCCCGGAACTAAAGCTCCAGACTATACAACCTATCCAGACTCTGGAAATTTACTTGGCGTTGGTCAAAGTGTTGGGTACGCTGGAAGTGGTTTGCCCGATCCTATTGAGCTACCATTCGTTTATAACTCAGAAACATCTGCTACGGGAGTTATCATTCCGGGGCCAATTACACCAGTAGTTAATCCTTTTACACTGCAATATGGGCCAAGCGGACAAGTCATTGGTACTGGTGTTATTACTGGTCAACACCCACAAATGATATCAAACCCCGAAACTAAAGCTATGTTCGCTAATGGAATTGTTCGTGGATTTTTAGCAGAGCATACAAAAGTATATGAACTAGACTTAGCTCGTAAAGCAGCAGAAGCAGTTGCAAATGGAACAACTTCAGTGTCAGTGGATGATGGGGCTACGGCGACCGTTTATGATTATCATATGGTTTGCTTGGAACCAGCTAAGGCCCAATATGACGGTCTTGCTTCGATCATCTCGCCGGGCAACTCATTTAATATCGCTTTATCTGCTGATGGAAATGCTCCTGCGACCCATTATGGTTTACAGGCTGGCATCACAGAAACTGCCCGTCAACAATTACTTGTGCTTGAACTTGCTGGTGGAACAACCACTGGCGGCGTTCAAACAATGTTCTATGTGAGATGCGACCCACAAACTCATATCGCCCAATCTACAAATATCACGGGTTTTGATGTAGTTGGAAAAATTTGTACATTCTCTGGTCTATTAGCTCAACTTGGACTTAAAGAAATATCGGAGTAAAGAATGATAAAAGATCGCGTAAAAGTAGATACCTATACAACGGGTACTGGAACACTTAGTATAGATTTCGTATATCCCGGATTCCAAGGGTTTAGCGCCCTTGGTAGTGGTAATATACAAACTTATTATACAGTAACTTCTGGTGGGTCAAACGATTGGGAGACGGGTGTTGGTACATACTCTTCCTCTCTAAATACACTTTCGCGCGATACAGTTTTAGAATCTTCAACTGGAGGAAAAATTTCTCTGGTTGGAGTTTCTGTATTGTTTATTTCTTACCCTGCAACTAAAGCTATGTATTTAGGGCCAAATGCAGTAAGCACATCTGGAAATATAGTTATATCTACTGGCGATGGTTTTACTACAGTTTCAAGCTCTACAATAGTTGGAGCTACTGGATTAGGAGCAACTGGTAGCACTGGAGCTACAGGATTTACTGGGGCAACTGGAAGTACTGGAGCTACTGGTTTAATTGGTGCTACTGGTAGTACAGGCGCTACTGGTTTAGTTGGCGCTACTGGAAGTACAGGTGCTACTGGTTTAACTGGAGCTACTGGGAGTGGTGCTACTGGTAGTACAGGTGCTACTGGTTTAGTTGGTGCTACTGGCAGTACAGGTGCTACTGGTTTAACTGGAGCTACCGGGAGTGGTGCTACTGGTAGTACAGGTGCTACTGGTTTAGTTGGTGCTACTGGCAGTACAGGTGCTACTGGTTTAACTGGAGCTACCGGGAGTGGTGCTACTGGTAGTACAGGCGCTACTGGCAGTACAGGTGCTACTGGTTTAACTGGAGCCACTGGGAGTGGTGCTACTGGTAGTACAGGTGCTACTGGTGTAACTGGTAATCAGGGTGCTACTGGTGTAACTGGTAATCAGGGTGCTACTGGTGTAACTGGTAATCAGGGCGCTACTGGAAGTACAGGAGCTACTGGCGTAACTGGTAATCAAGGTTCTACTGGCGTAACTGGTGATCAGGGTGCTACTGGAAGCACAGGAGCTACTGGTGTAACTGGTAATCAGGGCGCTACTGGTGTAACTGGTAATCAAGGTTCTACTGGCATAACTGGTGATCAGGGTGCTACTGGAAGTACAGGTGCTACTGGTGTAACTGGTAATCAAGGCGCTACTGGTTTAACTGGTAATCAGGGTGTTACTGGAAGTACAGGCGCTACTGGTGTAACTGGTAATCAAGGTTCTACTGGCATAACTGGTGATCAGGGTGCTACTGGAAGTACAGGTGCTACTGGTGTAACTGGTAATCAAGGCGCTACTGGTTTAACTGGCGCAACAGGATCTGGAGCTACAGGATTAACAGGAGCTACAGGACAAACTGGTGCTGGTGGAGCGTCTGGCTATTGGGGTTCATTCTGGAGTACGCAGTCTCAATATGCAGCTTCTGGATATACAATTTATCCAATAACTTTTAATCAAGCCGACTCCGACAATAACGGCGTGCGTGTTGTTTCTGATAGCAGAGTTACATTTGATTATGCTGGCGTATATAGTTTAATTTATTCAGTACAATTTCAAAATACTGAAAATAATCAAATACACGATGCTAATGTATGGCTAAGAAAAAATGATTCTGGAAGCTCTGGAGACGTTCCAGATAGTGACAGCAGATTCTCTATAATTGGAAAACATAACAGTATAAATGGAAGTCTAATTGGTTCAGTTAATTATGTTATAAAAGTAGAGGCCGGAGACTACTTTGAACTGATGTGGGCAACTAATAGTACTGAAGTATTTATAGCTGCTGAAGTCGCTGGATCTTCTCCGGTTTCACCTTCTATTCCTAGTGTTATATTTACTGCTACTCAAGTTATGTATACTCAAGTTGGGCCAAGTGGTTTAACTGGAGCTACTGGTAGTACTGGAGCAACTGGCTTAACTGGAGCTACTGGTAGTACTGGAGCTACAGGTTTAACTGGTTCTACTGGATTAACTGGAGCTACTGGCAGTACAGGTGCTACAGGTTTAACTGGAGCTACTGGCAGTACAGGTGCTACAGGTTTAACTGGAGCTACTGGTAGTACTGGAGCAACTGGCTTAACTGGTTCTACAGGTTTAACTGGAGCTACTGGCAGTACAGGTGCTACTGGATTAACTGGAGCTACTGGCAGTACAGGTGCTACAGGTTTAACTGGAGCTACTGGCAGTACAGGTGCTACAGGTTTAACTGGAGCTACTGGTAGTACTGGAGCAACTGGCTTAACTGGTTCTACAGGTTTAACTGGAGCTACTGGCAGTACAGG